TTATATTATAATTTAAATAACCTTGTTCTAATTGTTCGATATTTTTATAACGCCAAACATATCCACCACTATTACGAATATTGCCTTTACAACACGCAACAATATTATTTGCACCTGTTGTTTTGGTCGCTTCTGTAATAGTATTCCACTCTTTTATAAAATCACCATTTTTATTAAATTGTAAAATTGTTCTTTTATTTAATTTTTTTTCTTCTGGTATAATAATTTTATCGCCTTGATTACACCAAATATATCCACCTGAAGATTTATATCTACCTGATATAACAGCACCAATATTTTGTGCTTTTAAATTCAACTGGTTCGCTGCTTCTTTTATTGATCGATAATTTTTAATAAAATTACCATTTAAATCATATTGATCTACAGAATTACCAAATTCTAAAAACCATGCATCTGTGTGTTTTGTTCCTAAAGCACCATCACCACCATCTGTATGATTTGTTAATGGTCCTAAATTTAAATCATATCTTCCAATATTTTTAATCAATTTTATTTCTTTTAAACATGCATTTTTATTTGTCATATTCTCATATAATTTTAATATAATAACATTTAATGCTTCATTTTTTATAGCGTTAATTTTATTTATTTTGTATGATTTATGTTTATCATATAAACCATTTTTACATCGATCGTTTTTCCCTTTACCTATATAAAATGGTTCGTAACCAAATTTATAATTATTATATTTATAATTACCTGGTTTTCGTGGATCTAAATAAACATATACATAGTATTCTTCTTTTAAACTTATTTCTTTTTTTGTCATATACTATATAGTAAAAACAATCTTACACACTAAATAATTTATGAATAACTTAATCTGTGATGGCAATTATTTACTTTATAAAAACGTACACACTTTACATAAGTTAAATAGATTATACGGTGATTTATGGAATGCATTGGATAATAATATTACTAAATATACATCAATGAATAAATGGGATAAAGTAATATTAGTATCGGATTCAAATAAAAAATCGTGGAGATCTAAATATTTAACACAGTATAAATCTCATCGAGTAAAAAATACTGATATTGATTGGGATTTTGTTTTTAAAACATATAATGATTGGAAAGAATCACATAAAGAAGATATGATTATTTTAGAAGAAGATCATATTGAAGGTGATGATTGGATTACATCTGTTATTTTAAAAATGAATAAAAAAGGTAAATCAAATGTTATTATAACATCAGATCAAGATTTTTTACAACTTATAAATTATAAATTAAATAAGTCGAAATCGTGGATAAATATACAAATTGTTGATACGTTAGGTAAAGAAACAATTTATGTTCCTGAAGGATGGCAATTATTTCTTGAAGAATTTGAAAATAATAGAAATACTGATATTTTTAAATTAGATAATAGTTGTGAAAATGTTTCATTTTTTAATAGAATTTTAAACAATTGGCAATATACAGAAATAAATCCGTATGAACAATTATTTAGAAAAGTAATACAAGGTGACAAATCTGATAATATTGAATCAATATATCAAAAATTAACAACAACAGGAAAAATTCAAAATATTGGTAAAGGTGGTGCAATAAAAATGTGGAATTTTTATAAAGAAAATTATAATAATCATTTTAATACTGAAACAGATGAATTTTCTAATGATATTATAAATTGTTTGGAAAATGTTAATAAAATAGAACTGACAAAAGAAAAAGAAATTATAGTTAATAAAAATATAAAAAGAAATATAAAATTAATTGAATTACATTATAGACACTATCCTGAATGGGTTATGGAAGAAATAATAGAAAAATTAAAAATATTTATATAATAAAAAAATATGAGCGAATCTGATTTAATGGAATATGTTCGTGCTGATTTTGAGGCTTTAGGTTATACAACATATGCTGAGGTATGTTCTAGTACTGGTAAAAGTAAAAGATGTGACATGTATGCACGTATTGAGAATCCTGAACATGAAAATTATGGACATAGTATTGTATTTGAAGCTAAATTAACATTTAATTTTAAAGTGATGGAACAAGCTAATTTTTGGAAGAATAGAGCACATGATACATATATTATTGTACCATCAACATACAAAAATATTAGCAGTAGAAGATTTGCTAGACATTTATGTAGTATTTTAGGTATAGGTGTTTTAGAAGTCAATATTAATAAAGATAAATATTATATGACAGTCAAACCAAATAGATGTGTTAAACCAAAATACCCAAAATTATATGACGAACAAAAATTAACTAAAGCGTCAAATTCAGAAAATTCATATGTTACACCATTTAAAATAACAGTAACAAGAATTAATGATTATATGTTAGATAAAGATAAAGAATTTTTAACACAATTAGTAAAAGATGTTAATCATCATTATAAAACAAATATTAGTGCAACAAGATCCATTAAATTTTTAATTGAAAAAAATATAATTAATGGATTTTATATAACAAAAGAAAACAATAAACTTGTAATTAAAAAACATGGATTTTAAAACAATTGTAGATATAACATATAGTAAAAAAAAAGATTGGGATAAATTAACAATTACAGATAAAGAAACATTTTTTTTTATTTTTAATCGTTATATGTCAAAAAAATATCCAAAGCAAGCACAATTTTTTAATGACAAAGCAATAGACAAAGCAACAGCTATGGATGTTTGGTTTTCATTTTTAAGTAAAGAAATACGTACACCTGTTTGGTTTTGGCGTGGTCCAACAAAAAAGAAAGATCCTGAAATAAAAGGATGGAAAGTAATTCAAGAATTTTGGGAATGTCCAAAAGATGATATATATTTATTATGTGAATTATATTCAAAAGAATTAAAAGAAGAAATTAAAAGAATAGAACAAATAAATTTAGAACAAAATAAATAATTATGGATAAAATAGTAGATTTTTGGGAATATAAAAATAATAATAATTTATCCATTGATGAATTAATTAGTATAGCTAAAGAATATTTTATTGAAGATTTTATTGAAAATCCTAAAAAATGGAAAATTAATTTAAATGATATTAATGATATGATGAAAAGTTCAATTAATAAGCATGTTACAAATATTAATGATTGGGTAGATATGAATTTTGATTATTTTTGTTCAAATATTATAAAAATTATAGAAGATTGGATTAAAATCAATTCTGATATAGAACCAATTGATATAAAAAACATAACACAAAAATTAATTAATGATTATATTAATTTACAATTAAATTTAATGAATAATAAAAAAAATACAATTGTTAATTTAATGGAATCAATAAAAAAAACATATATTGATTTTAGATATTAAGTATTAAAAAAATCTGCTTCTTTTTTTCTTCTCGGTATATGTCCTGGATATGATATTGCTGTAGATTTTATTTTATGTTTAGCTTCACTATAATTACCACTTTTAACTAATTGTATAAAATCAGTTTTTCTAAAATTACCAATACCCATATTAAAAATCATAGAAATCATAGAATCATACATACCTTGTGTTATATTATAATTTATTTTTTTATCTTTCCAATTATCTAATATTTTATCTAAACCCATTTTAGCATCTAAAATATCATACTTTAATAAATTTAATGCCTCTTTATGTGTTATCGTTGTATGTCCCACTTTCATTTTGGTTTTAGATACTCTTTCAGCATGTCCAAATCCAATTGTTAACATACCGTCACCAATATCATATGCTGTTAATACAGGTTCCCCTTTATGTTTTATAGAACCTTCTTCATGTTTTAAAAAATCTATTAAATTATTTGAAAATGTTATTGGTTTTTTAAAAACATCACGTGAATTTACAATTTCTGTTCTATTATATGCCAAATTAACAATTTTTACTAATTCTGTTTTATTTAATTCATTCAATGTATTAAATTCATCAATAATAGTAATCATTTCATTAAATGATAAAATACTAACAAAACCTAAAACAAAATTTTTAAATAATTTTAATCTGAATTTATATGGTAACGCTTTTATTTTAGATATAATTTTATTAATGTATTTAAATATTACATCTTTTCCTAATTTTAATTTTTTAATTAATTCTGAATCTTTTTTAATAACATCTGTTAAATCCCATTCAAATTCATTAGATATATCAGATTCTAATAATAAATATAATTTATCTATTGCTAACAATGCCTTAAATTTATTTTCATATAAATGATATTCATAATCAACTATCGTTAAAATCATTAAAAATATTTATTTTTATTTTATATATTCAATTATTAATTATTAAATTTAATAATTATTTTTTTTATTATGCGAATAAATTTTATTAATAATATTAATAAAATTTTCTATTGATAATACGTTTTTCATACTATTAATTATAGCAGTACAAAATACAACATTATCAATAGTATATCCCTTTTCTGAATTTATACGATCAATAGATAAAACATTATTATTATTTGATGAAAACGATAAAATATCACCACTATAATAGCATTTTCCTTTTTGTTTATTATATAAATCAATTAAATTTTCTACAGTTAAATCAAAAGTCATATTATATTTTTTAGCTCGTGTTTTACTAGTACTATATCTATATTTTAATATTGTGTTTAAATCTGTATTTTCAGAAAAATTAATTCTATTTTTTGTTGTTTCTGTTTTAGTGCATTTTTTACATTTTGATCTATTATTTTTATAAAACTCAATTAAATTTAAAACATTATTACATTTTATACATTTTCCAAGACCTTTTGAATATAATTTATTATTATATTCAATTTTTGCAGCATTTTCTGATGATAAATTAAATTCTTTTGCTTTAGATTTAATTGTTGTCCATCCTCGTTTCATAATTTTAGAAATGTCCCTATATGGAATACCATCTTCAATATGTTTTTGCAATAATAAATTTTCATCATTTGTCCAAGGTCTACTTTTACCATTACTGAATTTCATAATAATATTATGTCGTTCACACACATTTTTAATAGTTGCTATACTTCTTTTTAATTTAGTTGCTAATGCTGTTATTGTTTGTTTTTCTTTTATAAATTGTTTAATTATTAATATTTCATCTTCTGTTACAGATTTATTTATTTTTTTTAATTTAATTTTATATTTAGTTGTGAAATTGCGTATTATATATTTTGGTATTTTTGTATCAGAAAATACATCATTAATTGAAATGTTCTCTGTTATTTTATTTTCAAAATATATTTCTAATTTTTTTTCTTGTGCTTGCATATAATTTTTTTATTATTATATATTAAAAATTATTTTATTTTATATACAGCGATTTGCAAAATTATTTATATATTTGTTAAATAATAATAATAATAATAATAATAATGGGAGGGCAAGCGTTAAAAAATACATTCACCAGAAGATATAATAAAGATGAATTTGATTTATTAACACCAATAGTAAAAGAAAAATTAGAAAAGTATTTTAAAAAAGTATATTTAATACAAGGTCATAGAAATAAAGAAACATATGGTGATGCTGATTTTTTAGTTTTAATTGATGATAATGAATTAAATATTAATACTATATTAAATGATGAATTTTTTACTAAGGAAATTTTTAAAAATGGTAATATATATTCATTTGAATATAAAGAATTTCAAATTGATTTAATTCTAACAACACAATCTAAATGGGAAACATCAATCAATTATTTTAATTGGTCAGATCTTGGAAATTTAATTGGCAAAGTTGCACATAAATTTGGATTGAAATGGGGATTTGAAGGTTTGGTTTATGTATATCGTACAGATGGTAAAGTATTAGGTAATATCAATGTTAGTAAAGATTATCGTGAAGTATTAACGTTTTTAGGATTTGATTCAGATCGTTATGATTTAGGTTTTAAAAACCTTGATGAAATTTTTGATTATGTTACATCTTCAAAATATTTTAATCCATGGATGTTTGATTTTGAAACATTAAATCGTATCAATAGAGAACGTGATCAAAAAAGAACAACATATGCAAACTTTGTAAAACATGTTACACCAATGAAAGAAATTGGTCAAGATGCATATTTTTATTTTTATCCAAATAAATCTGTATACTTAGGTCATATTGATTTTAACTTTCCAGGATTCTTAAAAGAATATAACGAATTAGAAATTATTGAAAACCGTAGATTAAAAGTAAAATCTATATTCAATGGTAAACTTGTTATGGAAGCATATCCAAATTTGAAAGGTCAAGCTTTAGGTAATGCTTTACATAAATTTGAAAATGCGTTTGCGTCTAAATATGAATTTGAAGAATCTATTCTTACTATTAATAATACTAAAAGTGTTATTTTACAATTTAAATTAATAAATGGTTTATAATTCAAATATTATTTGTATATTCGTTTTATGAATAAATATAATGTAAAACATGAAAACATCTATAATAAAAGATATAAACGGATCACCATATATTGGAATTGATATTTTAAAAACACATTATAATATGTTCGGATTATTAATGACTTGGGCATTTAATAATATTGATAATTTTATTTTTTGTAATGATAATTTATTACTTAGAAATAATAACAAATATCATTTGACATTATTTAATGTTATGGAATGTAATAAATCAACAAATTTGTTATTTTATAATGATATAAACATTAATGATATTAAATTAACAGGGATTGGTTCAATTAGTATAAATGATATGACAACATATTTTATTGTTTGTAAATCTAAAAAATTAAATACTATACGAAAAAATGTCAATTTTGAAATAAAAGATTTGCATATAACCATAGGATTTACTAAAAAAGATTTATTTCATGATAGAAAAAATAATACCAATATATTTGATATTTATTTATAAGTTTCAAATGTATTATTTATATCTTAAAATCATTTGTAATGAACTTTAAACAATTAAATAATCAAACCATTATATAAATAATTAAAGTGTCTTATATTACGTCTTTTAAAATAAATTAAAACATATGTTTTAATTTATTTTATATTTTTTTAATAAAAAAGTTTTTTATTGAAATAAAATTGCTATATTCGTATTGTTCAAATAACAAATAACAATATGCAAGTAACTTATATTAAAATAAAAAACATTTCAGACGAAAATACAATTATTAATTTTGTTCATAATTGTTTAAAATTTATGACTGATGATGAATTTGATAAAATTGCTTTTCATGAAATTAATGAGACTGAAGAAATAGCGTTTGCATTTTTAACGGAACAACAAACTGAAAATTTTGTTAAAGAATTAAAAAGTGTAGAAATGTATATTTCACATCAAAATATTACAGATGCTGTTCTTGTTGGTAATGCAAATAAGAACACAACATTTGAAAAAGTATTTTCAAGTCTTAATATTGATACATTTGTTATTGATTTATTAAATGATTTTTTGAAAAATTATTTAACTAAAGATATTGTTCTCGATAAAATATTAGAAAACGGTATTGATAGTTTGACAAAACTAGATAAAGATATTTTAGATGCATAAAAAAAGAGGTTCAAATATTTGAACCTCTTTTTATTATTAAATTATTTTAAATTATGCACCAACTGTTTGTGCTGTTGTACCTGTTGCTAATTTATTCATTCCTTTTTTACCTTCTTTATATAATAAAATTATTTTATCACCTTTATCAAATGTTTCAATAGTACCTAAATAATTATTTTTTGCAATTGTTTTTAAAGCATTTTCCATAGTATAAGGTATTGTTTTATTATCTCCATATTCTTGAAATACTAAATTTTTACCTTTAAATTTTGCTTCTATTTCTTTTAATCTTGAAATAGAATTTTTTTTTTTCTCTTCTATTTCTTCTTTAGATCCACCTCTAAAAAAATCACCTAAACCTTCTTCTAAAGGTTCCATATCATCATCCATTTCAGTTTCATCACTCATATCATCATCCATTTCAGTTTCATAACTCATATCATCGTCTATTTCAACATTATCTATTGTGTGTGAAACATTTTGAAATACATCAAATGCTATTTGTAATTGTTCATCTGTAGGCATTTCTAAAACATCTAACTCTTCATCATTTTCAGATTCTTCGTTTAATTCATTTAATTTTAATGTATATGCATCTTTAAATACATCAAATGTGAATTCTTCATTTTTATCATTATCATCATCATCATTATCATCATCTTCATTATCAACAACTGCAGGCATGTCGTCGTCTTCAAAATTTTCTGTAATGTATTTAAATGCTCCCGGATTTTTTGCTTTTTCAGCTATAAACGTTTTTATATTAGTAATCATAATTTTTTATTTTTTTTTTTTATATATTGTTTTTACATATTACATTTCTATTTCACCTTGTGGCATATCATCAGATGGTGTTAATGGTGTTTCTGTTGAAATTATTGGTTCATCAAAATTTTGATCGTTTTCAACATCATCAACTTCATCAGATGTAATTTCTGTAGATGCTTCACCTGGCGCCTTTGTTGGTTCACCTAATATAGTATTAACTGGTAAAGATTCAATATTAATAAAATTTGTTGTTACATATGAAACAAGCATTTCTGCTAATTCTATATCTGACCAATTTTCTCTTGGATCTGTACCTTGTTCTTTTTTAGCTTTACTTACAAAAGCATTAATTAATGATTTTGGAATATCTATACTTGTTCTTACTTTATATAAATCACCCATTTTGAAAACTGATTCGTGAATAGAATTTAATCTTTCACTTATTACTTGTTCTTTTGTTTTTAAAAATGCCATTTTTAATAATATTTTTTATTTTTATTATATATTGTTTTTATATAGTTGTTTTATTTTATCTTTTAACTCATCTGTAAAATTTTCATTATCTGTTTTAAATGTTTTTATTTTAGAATTAGTCATAGATTTTGCCATAAATTCACCTTGATGAATTTGTTTAATTAATTCATCGTCATAAAATAATTTAACTGTATCAAAATATTCATTATCATTTGAAATAAGTTGTTCATTAATTAAATATGATTTAAATTTCTTTATAGTTGTTATCATAAATTATATATTTGTTTTTTTTTTATTTTGCAACAGTATAACCTAAAACACCACCACCAATAAATAAAACACTACCACCAACAATTGTAAATAATCTTTTATTTTTATCATACCATCTACCAAACTTACTAGCACGTTGTTCTGGTGGTATAATAAAATTTTGCATATTATTTACAACTAAATCAGGATCATTTATTTTATAATTAACCATAATAGATTTATCTTTTTGTCTTTCAAACGTTGTTAAAATATTAAAATTATATTTATATGTAAAATTAAATTTAATATTTGTATCTAAAGTAATATTAGATTTCCATTGCAAATGTTTTGTTGTATCTTTTTCACTAAAAGTTAAAACTGATCCTAATTTAAAAGAAATTGTATCTGATTTAATAAATCCGGGATTATCGTCTTTATTTATTTCAGCTAGTAATTCACCGTGTTTTTCTAATTCAGCTTTTGATGCAGCAATTAAACCTTTAATTTTTTTTAATTCATTATAGTATTCTTGTTGATCTTTAGATAATGTTTTAAAATATTCAGAATTTAATAAATCATCTAAATATATTTCTGGTGTTTTCTTTGAATATGTTGTAAAACCATTTTTTATAGAAACACTAATTGTGTCATTTAATGCATTAATAGTATTCTCATAATTGTCGAATTTTTTAGTCATATTATTAAGTTTATTATACCCAAAATAACCAATAAATATTAATAGAATTATTAACAATAAATAAACTATATCTTTTTTCTCAAATTTCATAAATATTTCGTATTTTTTTTTTATAAATTATATATTAAATAATTAAATATTTATAAAAAAAAAGTTATATATTTTTTTAATATTTTTTTATATATCATATGTGGTCCAAAAAATACTATTCAGTGAATAGTATTTTTTATATTTTTCGTGTATTTAAATTTTGATATTTTGTGCATGTTTTTTGTTAAAAAATATATATACCATAAGTATTAAAAAAAATACTATATAAAGGTATAATATATTAAAAAATCATATAAAAATATGTCAGAAAATACACGATTTATACAAGTACACCCGGATGCAATTATTGAATGGATTTGGGATGATACTTTTTTTTATGCTGATGAATATAGTGTAATAAAAGATATTCAAAATGGTGAAACATCTTTTTCATTTAGTGCTAATGCAATTGACACAGAAAATTACAATAAGTTACCACAACAATTATATACTGTTGATACTATTATAAATAGATTTGGTGTTATGAATCCTGATACTAAACCATTTTTACAGGAAACTAAATATACAAATAATCAGCCGAGTAAATTTAATAAAGTTAAAATATGGTTTCCTATACATTATGTTTTTCCTAATTCAACTGGTATTTATTTAAAAACATATGTATTAAATTATGAAAATGCAGTTCAATATAATTTATCTAATTATTTTTTAGATGTAACTATACCAGGTGAAATGAATAAAATTGTAAATGAAAATAAACCATTTAGATTAAACGAAAAGTTATGGGGTAAGTCAATTACTATTTATGTACCTTCGGTTTACGACGAGGCTTTAAATCGTATAAATGGTGCGCCACAATTAGGAACTATTAATTATAATTTAACTGATGGTGTATTAGGGCTTTCACAAACATCATCAATTTATATTGATTTTAGATTTTTAACTAAAAAAACAACAATATTAGGTGAGACAACATATTTAACAACAACAAAATTAATAACAACAATACCGCAAGCACCAGAATATAATAATTTAGGTGTTACTATTAATGTTGCAGATGATGGTGATTATTTTATTGTTAATGGTATATTTAATAGTAGTATTGGTGAATTCGAAACTTTTATGTTAGCATTAGAACAATCAGGTAAACGTAGTTATATTTTATATGCTATAACTGTATATGAAGAAAACATACCACAAGAAACAAGAGAAATTTATGTTTATAAAGATTTTTACAAGGGTGTTGATGATTACCGACCTGTTTTAAAATTTTCAAATACAACAGCAAGTATACGAGTTGATATGAAATTAATTAATTCAGTAGATTCATCAGTTATTACAAAATCTGCTGAATATACGTTAATTGGTAATGAAGTATCTAAATATGGAAAATATATAACACCTATTAATATTTCTGGGGCAATAAAACCAAAATTATACAATTCGTTACCTGATTTAATTGCATTACCATCAAAAGAATTATTAAATTCTCATTTAAAACGTAAAGTACAAAAAACAGAAATAAGATTTATACCATATCCGGTATTAACAAATGTATACGATATTGTTGCGCAAGACGCAACAGTAATAAATAACAGTAAAACATATTATGGATTTGGTGATTTAAAATTAACATTAACACCATTTGATAATATGATAAAATTAAGTATTTATGATAGAAAAGATACAAATACAATTTTACCATATGTTATACCAAGTTCAAATTCTGTTGTACAATTAGTATTTAAATCAGTAACAACAGAATTAAGATTACCTTTATATTTAGAATCGAATGAAAATAATTTATCACAAGGTGTTGTAATTTTTAAAATACCATCAACAGAATTAGAAAAAATAAATAAAATATATTTAAAAAATAAAATATTTTATGTTACAATAACAACAAATGGAATTGAAACTGTTATATATGATGGTGTATTTGATTTATTATCAGATACAAATAGAAACCCAACTAAAGATCGTGTTAATAAAAATCCATTAATACCATCATTTTTAACAAAATTTAATAAAACACAAACAAAATTTAATAATTCACAAACAACATTTGTTAAAACTAATACAAATAGTATTGTAAAACAATTACAATTAAATAATTTAACATTAACACAATTAAAAAAATTATTATAATAAAATGAATTTAACTACACTCAATAATCAATTTTATTTTAATCTACCTTTAGATTTTATACCAGAAAATACAGAAGATAGGTATTTAAAACTATTAGGAGCAAAAAGAAAATTACATAGATCTGTATTGGATTATTTAAATTCAACAATACAAAGTGTAAGTTTTCCTAGTATAAATTTTCCAATTGTAACTAATCCACAAATTACAAAAAGAAAAATAATTAATTGGAAAACTGTTGGAAACATTTATGATTTGTTTGATGATACAATAACAGTAACATTTTTAAACGTTGATTCGAATATTAATTATATTATTATGTTGGATATATTAATGAATCATTATTTAAATACTGATAAACCATATGATGATTCATTAATAATAACTATATTAGATCAAAATAGAAATGCTTTATATCACATACAATTTAGAGATGTTATATGGACCGGATTGAGTGATAATACATTTGCGTTTAATGATCAAACAATTCAAACAAAAAATTTTTCGGCAACATTCATATACAATTTTATTGATTTTGAGTATGTTGCAGATAAAGTTGATATAATTACAAATAATACTTACGGAAATAATTTATCAAACACTTAAACTTTATCGTTTATAATTTATATAACTTGTATAAATTATAAAAATATGTCAAAAATAACAGGAAAAATTGTAACAGGAACTGGAAACAATTTAGGATTTGAAATCGATGCAAAAAATGAATTTGCATTAGTGTTGGAAGCTTTTGAAAAAGTAAACCCAATGTGTGAAATAAAAGCAGGTAAACAAATGTCTGGTATATTAACACAAAAAAACAATAAATATTCATTAATAAATATTAATGGAAAATCAGATGTATTTATTGATAACAATATTTATGAAAAAAATTATTTAGACAATATTAGTATTGGTGAAAAAGTTGATTTTATTATTTTAGATGTTATTGATGGAAAACAATATGAAGTTACAGGATCTATTCATCAAGCAAAAATGATTGAAGCACAAGATTTTTTAACAAATGCTGTTACCGATAAAATCATTTTAACCGGTACACCAAAAGAATTAAATCATGCTGGATATACTGTAGAAGTAAATATTAATGAGTTAACAATATCATTATTTATGCCACATTTATTAACTGATGTTAATAAATTACCAAATCCAGAATCAATTATAGATACAGAAATTAATTTCTTAGTTGAATCAAATTATAAAGATGGTAAAAATTCATTTATTGCATCGAGAAAAGCATATTTATTATCAAGAGCAAAAACAGAAATAAAAAACATTGTTAAAGATGAAGTTTATTGTGGTTATGTTACAGGTGTAACTGATTTTGCAGTATTTGTTCAATTTAATGAATGTTTAACAGGAATGATTCACAAAACAAATTTATCAGAACAAGCAATTTCGATGCTTGAAAATAATGAAATTCGAGATGGAATGAATATTGAATTTTATGTTAAAGATGTTATTATAGTAAGAAACGAAGTTAAATTATTTTTAACACAAGTATTAAGAGAATCATTATGGGATAGTATTGAAGTTAATCAAGAATTAACAGGTGTCGTATCAAGTATTAAAGATTTTGGAGTGTTTGTTTCTTTAGATTATGAAACAAAAGGATTATTACACAAATCTGTTTTAAATGATAATTTTAATAAATACAAAAAAGGAGACAATGTAATTGTTATTGTAACAGCATTGAATAAAAATAATCGTCAAATTACATTGGCATTGAAATAATATGAAAAATGAAATCATTGCATTAATGCATGATATTTCAACTAACGAGTCCGGATTTTATTCCGGACTTTTTGGTTTTGATGGGTTTAAAATTAAAAAAACTATCAATATATTTTGGGCATTTAAAAACACTGAAACATTATATAGTGATATAAAATTATTTATGGACTATTTAATATTTATGATTTTATCTGAATATAGTACAACAACTAATATACCAAATACAATTAAATTAAATAATATTATAATTAATAATTGTTTTGCTAAAACAGGTTTATTAATTAATGATATTGAAAATTCTATATTTTGTGACTTTGAAAATGTTGAACTTGAAGTTACTGCTGTTGGTGATCTAAATATGATTGATATTAAATTACCAATTTATGATTTAAATTAATATTAAATCACTATTATTAAAACCTCTCTATTTTAGAATAGAGAGGTTTTTTTAATATATAAGAACATGGGTAAAAAAGCAGCAACAATAACTGTAGATAAACAATTTGTATTTAACAGTGATAACGTAGAAGAAATTATAGATAAACAATCGCAAGGATATGCATTACCACGATATATGAATCCATGGTTTAAAAATCAAATTGGCGTAAGAAAACCAGCATGTGTTTATGGTTGGTCTAAATTTGAATTAGATGAATTTATGAAATGTGCTGTAGATATTCATTATTTTGCAAATAACTATTGCCACATTAAAACAGAAGACGGACAAATTCGTCAAATGAAATTAAGAGATTATCAATATGATGTATTAAACTCATATACAAAAAACAGATTCACAATCAATATGTCGTCAAGACAAACAGGTAAATGTTTACACATGATAACCAAAGTATTATGTAAGATAAATGACAAAATAATTGAAATACCTATGTTTAAATTGTTATTTAAATATAAGAAAAATAAAACTTTTTATGATTATATTAAATATCCAATTTATTGGATATTATGGAAATTAAATTAAATTAAATAATAAAAAGATGTATAGATTTTATACGATCATAAAGTATGAAAAAATTAATTAATAAAATTTTATTTAAATTAATAGAAAAAATAGAAAATCGACAATATAGAAATATTAATTTAGATCAAACAGATATATTAAAAAAGATAAATAATATATCATTTGTAGAAAATAAGAATATTTATGTTGATTCACCGGAAGGTTGGGTACAAGTTACAGAAATAAATGAAACACAACCATTCAAAATACATTATATAAAAACTGAATCAAGTAAAGAATTATTTTGTGCGGATAATCATATATTATATGACAGTTTAGGACAAGAAATATTAGTTAAAGAATTAAATATAGGGCAAGATATAATCACATGTAATGGTACCGAAAAAATTATTGATATGTATGTATATAATAGTTCTAATGGTATGATAGATTTATCTGTTGATAGTCCAGAAATGAATTATTATACAAATGGTATTTTATCACATAATACAATAACAGCAGCAATATCATTATTACATTATTGTATTTTTAATACAAATAAGGGTGTAATGATAGTTGCGAATAAAGGTGAAACAGTAATTGAAATTTTAGATAAAATTAAGAACATTTATAAATTATTACCATTTTTTATGAAACCAGGTATTATTAACTGGAATAGTAAATCGATAGTATTTGATAATGGTTGTAGAATTAAATCACAAGCACGTTCAAAAGAACCGGCAATTGGATTTACTATTGATTATTTATATTTAGATGAATTTGCACATATACCAAGAAACATAATCAATCATTACTACAAAGCAGCAATTCCGACAGTTTCATCTATTAAGGGGTCTAAAATTGTAATAACATCAACACCAAACGGGGCTAATTTATTTAAAGAATTAGTTATGGGTGCAATGCTTCCAGAAGGACATCCTGATAAAAACATGTATAAACTTATTAAAATATTTTGGCATCAAGTACCGGATGGTAAATTTGAAGATGGTGCGGTTGGAACACGATTAGATGCAAAAATTTATCCAAGTGATACAGAAATGCGTCAGTATGATTTAAATGTTAATGATTTATTTGAAAATTTAGTTAAATTAAAATTTAAAGTTGTAAAAGAAATTGAATCTAGTGATACGGGAGATCGTACAATTATTAGAGTGTTACATAAAGATGGTGTTTCAGATATAGAAACAATTAGAAATTTAAAAATAAATAAAATTGCTATATCAAAAATAAGTAATATTTCTAATTGGAAAGAGCAAGAAACAAAATTAATTGGTGGAGAAGAAGCATTTAATCAGGAATATAATATACAATTCATTGCAGGATCAAAAAGAGTATTAAGTGCAAGTAAAGCTAAAATATTAGAAGATAGAGCTGTAAATTATTTATTTAAAGATATAGAAATTTTAGAAAAACGTTTACCTTTTGAATATGGTGAATTACGTTGGTCACCGGATTATATTGAACATGAAAGAAATAAATATTATTGGGTTCCAGCTTTAGATATATCAGAAGGGTTGGGTCAAGATGATACTGTAATCAACATATTTAGGCTTATGGTGCGTTCTAATGAATGGTTACAAGAAAATAAGGTACGTAATATATACGACGCTTTTTATTTAAAACAAACAGGTATTTATAATTATAATAGAATAGAGCCTGATAGAGAATTAGCTGAATTATTTTATTTATTATTTTTTGAATATTTTAATCCTGAAAGAGTTAAAGCTGTTGTTGAATATAATGGACCAGGTTCAACATTTTTAGCTTCTATGCCAAGTGTATTTGGTGGTAATAATAAATATGGTAATTATATATTTACACGATACAAACATAACATAGAAGATAAAAAGAAAAAAGTTGGTTTAAAAATAACACGTAATAAAAAATTATTAGTAAAAAAATATATTGATAATGTTGAAAGTGATGCAATATATGTTGATGAAACAATAACATTAGATCAAATGGATAATTTTATTAAAGTACCTACACGTTCTGGTGATTTTACATATAAAGCAGATTCAGGTCATGATGATATTGTTATGACAGAAGTGGGACTTGCTACATTTTTTGATACACAAGATTACAAAAATATGTGTTTATCATATTATAATGAATTACCAACAGATATACAAAAATTAATTGATGGTGCTTTAAACATTGATTATAATCCTGATGTTATAAGTTATAAAGGAGCAAGCAGAGCTTTAGCTAATTCTAAAAGAAGAAGTAATGAAAGAAAAAATATAAATATTTTAAGAAATAATAATATTTTTAATAATTCTTTTAATAAATAATGATAAATAATGATAAATAATAATTTTATATATATTATAAATAAAAAGTATTAAATACAAAATGAGTATTAACTTAACAGATTATAACCGTAGTGGGGTTTTTATAGAAGAAAGAAATTCTTCAACTATTGATCGTGCTGCACCACAAGAAATCGTAATTAATTTTGTTCCAGGTTTTTCAAGAAAAGGAACAGTATTTAATCGACCAGTTTTAATAAAATCAAAAAATGATAGATTAGCATATTTTGGTGATATTGATAGATTTTTAGAAAATAAAGGATCTTTTTTTCATAGAACTATTGATGTTGCATTACAAACAGCTCCGGTATTTGCAATGAATTTATTAAAAACAAATTCATTAGATACTTTAAATTATGCAACTGTTTCAGTTGCTGCGCAATATGATAATGATCCTATTGCTTCACGTTTATATGACGATTTTTTTAATAAAGCTGGATTTTGGCAAAGAGACACTGAATCTTTTTTAAATTTTGCACAAGATTCAGATAAAATGATACACTTTACAAATGTTAGTGATAAAAAAATATCACTATTTATGTTTAAATCTAGTAAAACTGGATTTGATATAACAGCAGAAACATGGTATGGTGGTAAAGATAAAGTTCCTACATGGATGAATTATAATGATTATATTTCTGACTATATGGTTAGAGTTGTTGTCGTTAATGGTGATTGGTCAAATTACACAACATTAGCAGCAGATACAAACTGGTCAAAATATTTTAATGCATCAGGTTTAAGAAAAGGAAAAATATCTAATTTTATTTCAGATAGAGCCGTAACACTATTAGGTGATTACAACGGTTCTTTAATTCCTTATTTTAGAGATAATCAAAATAATAATATTTTTATAGAAACATTAATAAATTTAGATACAGATATAACAGGTTTATTTTGTGCTTTTGATATTAATAAAGTTGAAACTGATTTTCATAACGGAAATGTTGATATTATTGGTGAAACATTAACAGGTTTAGATAAATCTAAAATTAATTTTATGTCATACCAAGATACAATCGAAGAAACTGATGTATATGATAATATGCCATTAGATAAATTAGGTAATGTTATAGGTATTAATACAATAGTTGGAAGAACTAGTTTATTTGGAAATGGACATATTAATGGTTTATCATTTACACCATTAAGTGGAAATATTGATCCAGCTTTAGCACCACATACAATAACTGCAACTGGTGGTACAGCAATTATTAATAATACCGTATTAAATTTAACTAATACAAATTTAGTTTATACTGCAATACCAGCACCTGTTACAAATACTATGTATCGTATTGATACAATGTATATAGATGTTGATGGTAGTATTAAAACAATTATGGGAACTCCTATAGAATTAGCAAACAGTATAACTGAAATTACTGCTGTTGCAACTGGTTTAACATATCCAGCAGCATATCCAAATAATGCTATAATTTTAGGTTATCATTTTAGATCATATGATGGTACGTTATATGATAATAATTATATAACTATTGCACACGACGGTTCTTCTTTTATTAACGTAACAGTTTCTGCTGTTTCTGGTGATATATTAGTAAATAATACATTAAGTACTAATATTTTAGAATTAAATTTTGCAGATACTGCATCAGCAACAAAAGCAAATTATAGAGGTTGGAGAAATTTACAATTTTTTAATGAATTAGTAACTAAAAAGGTTTTAAGTAACTCTGTTATAATTGATGCAGTAGGTGTTAAAGTTGATTTAACTAATGTATTATGGATTGATAATTATTCTTCTGTTGGTACAGATAAACAAATAACTATTACTGTAGATCCTATATTTGATATACAGAATCCTGCAGCTTCGGGTAATTTTATATTTTATTATAATGATAATGAATTTAAAATGGGTACAGCTGGTTTAGAAACAAGAAATGAAATTACAGGTACTGCAAATTACGGTGTAGCTGCAAAAAATTCTGAATTTTATTTAGATTACTATAATGGTATGATTAACACTGGAGATTATTTCTTTGTTAAAATTGGTTTAACAACATCATTTAAATTTATACATTATACAGATTTATTTAATCCAGCATCAATTGGTGATTATATTATTATGACAATAGCTGATGCAACAACATTAGGTTTATCACCAGGTGCAAATAATTTAAATATTTTAATTGATAATCACCCTGTAAATAAAGGGAAATTTTCTATAAGTGCAGGTGAATCATTTGGAACATTAGCAGGATTTGCAGAAGGTTTAGAAACTGATGGTTATTTATTAGCTGGTGAAATTGCTTTTAGTGTTGCTGAATTAGTAGCAACATATACAACGGTACAAACTATTGATATATTTAATTATGATTTAAAAGTATATTTAAAAATGTATACATTAGGACAAGTATTAAAAGTTGAATTTATGGCAGATAATACTTTAATAACACCATACATAATACCAGGTGGATTATTAAGTATTAATACTACAATTATCGCATATTCAGGTGAAGCTAGTTATGAGCAAACATTAGAAATTGAAACACATCCAACATATACAATTACAGATAATAAGGTATTAATTGATTTAGTACGTTATCCTGAAGTTAAAATTGGTGATTATGTAAAAGCATACATTGATAATAGTTTATTACAACCAGGTGAATATCCTAAAAAATTCGCAAGAATTTTAAAGAAAACACCATGGATTGGAAATGCTATTAATAATGTACAATATGCGGAAATTACTACAGATACGAAAATTGATATATCTATTTACGGTGTTTCTGATTTACAGACTACAAGATATACAAAGATTGAAGATTATATTGATACATATAAAGCAATAACTTTAAATGGTTTTATTGTACAAGCTGCATCAATACCAAATAATACAGAAGCTAGACAAACACAAATTTTAGATGTTATTGGTAATACAACTGCATTATATAATGCAATAGTTAATAAAAATAAATTCAATTTTAGATATTTAATAGATAGTTTTGGTTTAGGTTTAACTGAATTTTCAAAACAACAATTAGCTGATATTACAGGAAAACGTAAAAATGCAATAGCATTTTTAAATATGCCATCAGTAAAATCTTTTAAAAGTTCATCTAATCCATCATTTATTAATACTGATGGTACATTAAATTTAGAACATGTTAAAAATGGTGGAAATTTAGAACAAAATCCAGCGTTTTTATATTCATTAGCACAGGGATCTGGTACTGATGATGGTAGAGATACTGTAGGATATTTTTTCCCTTATGTATCAGTAAATGATAATGGTAGACCATTGTTATTTCCACCAGCAGCATATGTTGCTAACACATATATGAGAAAAATTAATTCAGCTGTGTCTGGTATTTATAATTGGACAGTTGCAGCAGGAACAGAAGATGGAATAATTTTAGGTATTGCAAATACAGAAATGGACTTTACAGAATTTGATTTAGAGCAAATGTATGCAATGGGTATAAATCCAATATCATATGCTAAAAATGTTGGATTTTATATTGAAACAGAATTTACAGCATCAACTGAAACATTATCAGCATTGTCTTTCTTACATGTAAGAGAAATATTGATTGATTTAGAAAATGAATTATTTGCTATGTTATTAAAATACCAATGGAAATTTAATACACCAGCAGTAAGAGCTAAAATTAAACGTGAAGCTGATGCAATTTGTCAAAAATATGTTGATCGTTCTGCATTATTTGCATTCGAAAATATAATAGATGATTCAAATAATACACCAAATATAATAGATAATCAATTTGGTTTATTAGAAACATACATTGAACCAGTAAAATCAATGGGTACAATTGTTAATGTCATTAACATTATGGCAACAGGTGCCATCGGTAATTCATCAGGATTTACAGCATAAGATTAAATATATCAAAAAAAGACAATCATAACGATTGTCTTTTTTTTTATAAACATATTTAGGTTTATTTCATATATAAATAAAACGCGATATACGATGAATTTAGATATATTTAGAGAAAAAGATTTAAGTGGTGCATTACGAAAAGAAGCACATGTTTCAAATAAATATCCAGAACAATACACATACATACTTGATTGGTGTTTGTTAAATAATTTATCAGATTTATCTTTTAAATTAAAGGTTTATCATGTGATAAATGATTTAAAATTTATACCTAAATGTACATGTACAAAAGAAGTAAATTTTAAAAATAGTGATTATGGTTATAATGAATATTGTAGTAAAAATTGTGTAAATGAATCTAATAGTGTTGTATTAAAAAGAAAAGAAACAAATTTAAAATTATATGGTACTGAAATACCACAAAATTTAGAACTGTTTAAAAAAAAATCTAAACAAACAAATCAATTAAAATATGGTGTGGATTATCCATGGCAGAATCAAGAAATTAAAAAAAAATATATTAATACTATGATTGAAAGATATGGTGTTGATAATCCTAACAAAAGTAAAGAAATATTAATTAGAAGAATTGAATCATTTAAAAATAATATAGATAAATATAAAGAAACATATAAGAAAACAAATCAATTAAAATATGGCGTAGATCATCCATGGCAAAATAAAGACATTCATAAAAAATGTATAAATAAAATATTAAACACAAAGTATGTAAACATAACGAACAAAATCGGGACTGAATGTATTAAACAAGGTCATTTATTATTGAATATAGACTGGAATATAAAAGAAATTAGTTGTTTATGTAATAAACAACATACATATGAAATAACTAATTATTTATTTCATAAACGCATCCTAGATAATATAAATACATGTACAATATGTAATAAAATTAATACATATTCTGGAGAAGAATTAAATTTAAGAAATTTTATTATAGACAATTATAATGGTACAATTATTTATAATAATAGAAAAATATTGAATGGAAAAGAATTAGATATTTATTTACCAGATTTGAATTTGGCTTTTGAATTCAATGGTTTATATTGGCACAGTGAAGCTAATAAATATAAAAACTATCATTTAGAAAAAACAAATAATTGTGCAGATAAAAATATAAAATTAATTCATATATGGGAAGATGATTGGTTATTAAAACAAGATATAGTTAAATCGATTATAAAAAATGCATTGAATAAAACAGATAATATAATATTTGGTAGAAAATGTGAAATACGTATAGTAGATAATAAAATAGCAAAACTATTTTTAATAAAAAATCATTTACAAGGTAATATTAACGCTAAATATAATATTGGATTATATTATTTAGATGAATTAGTATCATTAATGACATTTGGTAATTTACGTAAAAATTTAGGACAAAATACTATTAATATTAATGATTATGAAATGTATAGATTTTGTAATAAGTTAAATACAACAGTAATCGGTGGAGCAAGTAAATTATTTAAATATTTTAATAATAATTATACAATTAATACTATAATATCATATGCTGATTATAGTAGATACACTGGAAATATTTATAAACAATTAGGTTTTGTATATGATAAATTAACCATACCTAATTATTATTGGATTATTGATAATAAACGATCTAATCGATATAATTGGAGAAAAGACAAATTAGTTAAATTAGGATATGATAAAAATTTAACAGAAGTACAAATTATGCACAATTTAAAAAGTTTAAGAATATATGATTGTGGTAATTTGAAATATATATTTAAAAATTCAAACGTTATGGGTAACAAGTAGAATTGGTAACTCATCAGGATTTACAGCCTTTTTATTTCTTTTATTTTTCTAATAAAAAAATATTTTCAAAATTATCTTTTATATTTGTTTTAAACATTTCTTCATATTTACTTAAAACAAACTTAATACGATTAAAATCTTTATTTACGTCTTGTCTAAATACAGTACCATCTAAATATTTAAATAATTTAGAATAATTTTCTTTTGATATTAAATATGTTTTCATATTATATTATATTATATTTATCTAATTGTCTATAAATTTTACGTGTAGAAAAATTTAAAATATTACCCATTTCTTCTCTATTTTTACAAAATTCATTAACAAATAAAACTTTAGTATGTTCATTTCTAATTAAATTAACTATTAAATTAGTCATTTCAGTTTTAGATAATTTTTCTATATGTTTTTTTATTTGTATTTCTAAATATTTTTGTTTTATTTCACTCATATTTTAAAATCTTTTAGGTTTATTTGGGATTTTATATTTTGTTTCATATTTGATATTACTATCAGTTAATGCGTTTAAACCAATTACAATATCAGAAACGTGTAGATTAATTACACTATGATAATCATCAGCACGGTAACCACCAAACAAAGTAAAACTTACTGGTAATGATTTACCCATAATTAAATCCATATGTTTTACCCAAGACCAAAAGATTTTAGAACACATTAACCAATATTTAGTATTAACTTGTCCCCCCAAATCATCATTAATATGACTATCAGCACCGTGACACCATACGACATAATCAATTTTACCCTTAAGAATTGAATTTTTTAATGTTGTATATAAATAATGTGTTAATTGTGATGTGTATTCTTTATTTACATCAGTTGGATTAAAATTAAAGCCGTTTGGTACAGCTTTATTTAAATCTGGAACAAAACCTCTACAATCTTCAATAGAGTTCCCGTAATGACCATCTAAATCCAAATAACAACCAACTTTACCAAGTTCTCTATATATTTTTACTGATGCTACAACTTGACCAGCAAACGTACAAAAACCAGAACCAGCATATGGGCGTGCATGATGAAAGCCAGATACAGGTGCAAATACAATATCATCTGGTTTATTAATCGAATGTTTAATTGAGTGATATAATGAAGATGTTGTATATGTTAAAGATGTAACTAATTCTTCACTCCATGGAATAGATGATGCTAATTTATGTCCAGGTCTATTTAAATGAAATACTTCATTCACCCAACGTTTAGTATGTGCAATTTGAAAATCAGCCTTTGTAAAAGCTTTAAATTTAGGTTGTATACGTACATAAGCATTTGCTGCTTTCATGAGCTCAGATACGACCAATTTAGGTTTAAGTGGCGATTTAGAATATGACAATGCTATGTTTTCTTGAAGAACTTGTTTTGTCGTATAATAAGTTATAATTTTTTTATTTCTCATGATGTATTAATTTTGTTCAACAAAGATAACATTATTATTGATATAAAAAAAATTATTTATAATAAAGTTTCATAAAAAATATTACTTCTTTCTGAAACAACAGTTTTAGTGTGCTTTATAAAATGAATATTTGTGTATTCTGAATACCTAGGTGGAAAAACTGTTTTCTTTAAAGCTGCAATAATTGCTTTAGGTGATTTTAATTCTTTTCCTAATTGAAAAGAATGATTATATTGTGTTGTTACATGTAATGTATATGTTATTTCACAATCTTCACATATATATAATTCATCATTATATGGTTGTATATATTCATCATCAGCATCACAATTTGGACTATCCAATTTTGTTTCTATTCCATTTATTTTCATATGTATTTAATATTATTAAAATAAATTTAAATCTAATGATTTATTTTTTAAAATTTTTTCATATTTTTCGATACTATTTTGATATTATCAATATATATATTTAATTTTGTTACTATTGATAGTGTGCTCATAAAAAAATCAAAATCGACATCTTTTAATTTAACATAATCATTATTTCTACTTGTTAATGAATTATCTGCTAACCAATAAAATGTAATATAATCTGTTGAATATGTTGGTTTTTCAAATAATAATCCAGTAATATTTATTGTTTGATTATTTAAAATTGTTTGATTTATTGTTTTAATAAATCTGAGAATTTTTGGTATTGATTTTTTTGTTTTTTGATATTCAATTATATCGTTATTTGATAATAATTGATTATTAATTAATAATGTTTCTAAACAATCAAAACCAACATAAAATGTATCATTATTGCTATTTTTAACTGTTGCTATATTTGCAATCAATTTACCACAATTACTACAACAAGTTCCAATTCCATCAATCAATGGAATATATTGTTTATCTATAATATTATATTGAATATCTAATGGTAAATTTCTTTTAATTATATTTTTCATAAAACAAAGATAACAAAATTATTAAAATAAACTTAAATCTAATGATTTATTTTTTAAAATTTTTTCATATTTTTCGATACTCTCATTATAATATACATGATCCCAACCATTCATTCTTTTTAATTGTCGTTTATCCATATATTCTTCTTTTATAGAATATAATTTCATTTGAATATCATCTAATTGTTCAGTTGTTAATATTAATATCATATTTTATTTGTTATCATCATATCATAAAAAATATTACTATTATTATCATACATATCAAAAACACTATCATACCACCAATAGATAAAAACAATAAAATATTTTCTACTATTTTATTATTTTTTGCTTCTATTGAATTAGCAAAACATAAACCACTAACAATAAATGTAAATCCACTTATTAATAATATTGCAGATATTATTTCTATCATTTTTTTATATATTTATTTTCTTTTAAATATGTATACAATGATTTAAAATCATAACAGATATAAATTTTTTCTCCTGATGAATCATCAAATGCATTATATCCCTCTGGTAAATTAACATCTGATGATTTTTTATTACCATAATCATTTTCAAACATAAACCACCAAATCCAATCACTACCTAATTCATTAAAATATAGTTTAAATGATTTATTAACAAAATCTTCAAACATTTCAATTAATGGATATGTTTTATTTTCATAAAAATCAAATCCAACATCACTTAGTTTTGAAAATGTATCATTCATTTTCTTATATGATAAAATTAATTCTTCAAATTCTTTAAATTTCATAATTTTGTTTTTAAATAATTTTGTATGTATGTTTCTTGATAATCAATTAAACCATGATAATCTTTAACTGTTGTATTTATTTCTTTAGTAACTAATAATAATTCATATTTATCATAAATAAATTCAACAACAATAGAAATTTGTAACGATAAAGGTAAATTGTGAAATACATCATTTATATTAGCAGTATAATGTAATTTATTATAAATGATATGTTTACCAATATCAGATTTAATTAACCAATTATAAAATTTTAATTCATTTAATATATTTTGTAAATCTAAATTCATATAACAATTATATTAGTAATATTTAATATATAGAAATATGATAACAACTATTAATGAATTTAAAGTTTATTTTATAAATGAAGCAAGTTTTGACCAACTTCAAAATCAATTCGTTAATACAAACAAAATCACTGATAAAATTTTTGATGAAATTAAATTAAATATAAATAAATCAGCATATGCTACATGGTTAATAACTAAAATATTAAATAAAATTATTTTATCAGAAGATATTTATAAATATAAAGATTATTTTTTATTATTTGATAGATATAAAAGAGAATATAAGTACCAAGACATTAATAAGTATAAAACGAAACAAGATTTAAAAGAATTTATAGAAAAATCTGTTGAAATAAAAAACAGAGAATCTGAAGATGTATCTAGTATTAAAGGTATTTCAAAGAATGAAAAATACAAACAATTTGAAATAGGTGTTGTTGATGGTTTTACTGTTTATGAATTACCAAAAGATAATTTAAATAATTATAATGTGAGTTGCGAATTAGGTTCAGGTACTGAATGGTGTACATCAACAGGTAATACAAATACATATTATGATAATTATATTAAGAAAGATTCACTTTTTATTTTTATTAAAGGTAATGAAAAATATCAATTTCATTACGAATCTGAATCATTCATGGATAAAAATGATAATAGTATGATTAAAAATGATAAATTAAATGTCAATTTATTATTTAATTTATTTGAATTTATAAACAATAAATATCCAAAATATATAATACCATTCAAAATTAAAGCTAAAGCTAATAAATTAATCAATGATGATTATATAAATGCAACAGAAAAAGAATGGGATGAAATTTCACGGTACCAAAAAATATCTGAAGAATTTATTAAAAAACATAAAGATAAATTGAATTGGTATAATATATCAATGTATCAAAAATTATCTGAATCTTTTATAACAGAATTTAAAGATTTAGTTCATTGGACTAATATATCGATCTATCAAAATTTATCAGAATCGTTTATTAGAAAATATAAAGATTTAGTTTCTTGGACTCATATATCACAATATCAAAAATTATCAGAAGAATTCATTAGTGAACATAAAAAAATAATTAATTGGTATAATATATTAGAGTATCAAAATTTATCTGAATCATTTATTATTAAACATAAAGATAAAGCTGTTTGGTATCTTATTTCAGCATATCAAAATATATCTTATGAATTCATTAATAAATTTAAAAATAAATTAACTGTTAAGTATTTATTAGATAATAAACATTTATCAGATGAATTAAAAGAAAAAATTAAAAAAATATATAATTTATGATAACAACTATAAATGAATTTAAAAATTCAATAAATGAAGATTATAAAAATTTTGATATAGAAATTAAATTTCTAGATGAAATTGATGATAATATTATTGAAACATTATTATCTAGTTTTGGAGATTATAATCAAACAGAAAAAACATTATATATTTGGGAAACAACAGATCCTGACATGGATAATGTTTATATTATTTTAGATGATAATTTTACAGAAGACCAATATATATTAACTACTAATGAAGAATCTGATATAACTAATGAAGGAAGAGGTTTTACATTAAAAGAAATTAAGTTTAAAGCAATTGATACACTTAAAAACTTTGGTATAAAAGTACCAACAGTAGAAGAAGTAGATGGTATGGTTACAATATTTAAAACCTATATTAATAAACATAATTTAGGTGTTATTATGGAATCCACAAAAAATGATGAATTGGTTTAATAAATAACCAACTCATCATTTTTTATAGCTTTACGAATGTATCTCATAAGCGTTATTGCTTTAATACAAGCAGGAAATGTAGTTGTACCAACATCTTCTTTATCATTCATATTCACAGGAAATGAATACTTTGCTGTTTCTGTTTTTACTTCATAATAAATTACTCCAGCAATTACATGACTAATAGTAGCAAAATTGTTATTCATAACAATATGCTTGATTGTGTTTGTGTTTTCCATAACTAATTAAATTGTATTTTTTTTTTTATATAATTAGTTGTTAATGTACAGTACTCGAACCTGTTGTGCTACCGATTAGCCATTACATATAAATACAATATTGTTTGTGATCCCGGTGTGGCTCGAACACACGACTCTTCCGTTAAAAGCGGAATACTCTACCAACTGAGTTACGAAATCATTTAAAATTTTGTCACCCCGGTTGGTACTAATCCAACGTCCTACTGATTAAAAGTCAGTGACTCCATCATTGAGCTACAAGGTGTTATTATTTTATTCAACACCTTGAAAATTCATCAATGATGTTGTTATTACTGTTTATATTGTTTTATTGTTTTCATTTTATATTGTTTTATTTTTTACCCTCACAGTTGGATTCGAACCATTTTTTTCTATCTAACCAATTAGAAAGTATACACTAATTGGTTTGCCGCTCGGATATTCATTACTTTTAACAAAATGTTAAAAGTGTCACTATTTTAATTTTCTTCCTTTCTTCCAACCTTGATCTAGAAAATGTCTGCGGGTGTTAGACGGGAATTGAACCCGCATGTTCTTACGAACACCTATTTCACAGATAGGCTGGACAAACGAATATTCCACTCTAACACAGCGGACCCAGACAGATTCGAACTGTCGACACTCCGGTCTTCAACCGGATGCTCTACCAACTGAGCTATGGGTCCATATGTTCGAAGTATACTTATTTATACTTTCGTGCTTTACGGCACATTTACGAACTAGTTTTGCTATTACGGTAGGATTCGAACCTACGATGTGATTTCTCAACCAGATTAACAGTCTGGAGCGTTCGGCCTCTACGCAAACGTAATAATGTAAAGTTATTTTTAAATAACCTCTTTAGTACCCCCCATCAGATTCGAACTGACATCGTACGATTTTTGGAAATCGACATAATACCTTTATACCAAAGGGGTGTGTATGTATAAAAAAAAACCCTAAACTTTTCAGCTCAGGGTTTTTATAATATTTATATTAAATTTAAATCTTTAACAAAATTATATAATTTCTTCTGAGCCACTGGTGATATTCCAGAACTTAAAATTAAAATTATTATGTTTGTTAAAATTTTTCATTATTTCTTGTTGTATTAATTATACACATAAAGTGTATTTTTGTTTAATTATATATTAAAGTTTTATTCTCTCTTTTTAATCTTTTACAAATATATATATAATAATTTAAATATAGAAATTTATTTATATATATATTTAATTTTTTCTTTTAATTCATCTGATAAATTTTTATTAACTAATAATTCGGTTAGAATTAATTTATCTTTATTTTCAATTATAAAAGATTCTGATAATTTTTGATATTTTGATATATAAGTCCAATAAACTAAATCTTTAAATTCTCTCATAAAATCTTCCGATAACTTTTGATATACTGATATACTATACCAATTAAATAAATCTTTAAATTCTCTCATAAACGATTCTGATAAATTTTGATATACTGATATACTATACCAATTAATTAAATCTTTATATTCTCTCATAAATTCTTCTGATAATTTTTGAAACTGTGATATATCATTCCAATTATTTTGTGATGTATTTTTATAATCTTTATCAGTTAATTTATTTGCTTTAGCTTTAATTATAAATGGTATTTTATATTTTTTATATTTATTTTCTATAAATTCAAATAAATTAAATATTAAATTTACGTCTAATTTATTATCTTCAAAAATATCATTATCGTTTTTATCCATAAATGAGTCAGATTCGTAATGAAATTGATATTTTTCATTACCTTTAATAAAAATGAATAAATTATCATCTTGAATATAATCATTAAAATAATTGGTTGTTTTACCTGTTGCTGTACACCATTCTGTTCCAGAACCTAATTCACAACTAACATTATAATTATTTAAATTATCTTTTGGTAATTCATAAACAGTAAAACCATCAACTATACCTATTTCAAATTGTTTATATTTTTCATTTTTTGAAATACCTTTAATACTAGATACATCTTCAGATTCTCTGTTTTTTATTTCAACAGATTTTTCTATAAATTCTTTTAAATCTTGTTTCGTTTTATATTGATTTATATCTTGAAATTTATATTCTTTTTTATATCTATCAAACAATAAAAAATAATTATTGTATTTATAAATATCTTCACTTAATATTAAATTATTTAAAAGTTTAGTTATCAGCCATGTAGCATAAGCAGATTTATTTATATTTAATTTAATTTCATCAAAAATTTCATCAGTAATTTTGTTTGTATCAACGAATTGTGTTTTAAGTTGATCAAAACTTGCTTCATTTATACTATAAACTTTAAATTCATTAATACTCGTTATCATAAATTATATATTATTTCTTTTTATATGCTCTAACATAATCAACAATATGTTTAGTTGGATATATTGCATTTTCTGGACCTTGTTCAGTATGAATTGCATTATTAATTATAATATGCATTGGATATTTAAATGCTTTTAAAGCTATTGGGTTTGAAAATATTCTAACTAATATATTATCATAATAAATTTTAAAATATTTATCTGTCCATTCACAAGCATATGTATGAAAATCTTCTGATACTGAATGAACAAAATGATTTCCAACTTTAAATTTATGTTTATTTTTTTTATTTTTCCAATGGAAATTACTATCAAATCTTCTTAATCCATGTTTAGATCCAGTATAAATTTCATAAACATCTATTTCTGGTGGCCAATCAAATGTTGAAGCTAACCAAAATGCTGGCCAACCGCCTGGTTGATCTGAAATTTTACTTCTAATTTCAAAATAACCATATTGTTGTTTAAATATATTTGAATTGTCTATTTGTCCTACTTGATATGGTATTGTCCATTCACCATGATTAACACCATTCCAATCAACATGTTCAATAGTTTTAGGAACATTTATAGCTAATTGAACTAATTTATTATCTTCAATTAGATTAAGATCATCAGCATAATATGAAACAGGTGCATTTCCGTTAGTAATAGAACCGTAATGATAACGATAACCATAATATGCATCTGTTCTCCATTTACTTCTATCTAATTCAACACCATTAAATTCATCATTAAAAGTTAAATCCCAATTTTCTTTATCAATACAATTAATAACATTGTAATTCTTTTTTAATTTAATTTTAAAATATAAATTAATTCTTAAATATAAATTAATTATAAAATCTTTAATTCTCCACATATAAATATATATATATATTTATTTTAAATCAAATGTATAATTTTGTTTAATAGTATTAGATGGAACATAAAATTTATACGTATAACTATGCGGTCTAATTACCCAATTAGCGTATTTTTCAGGTATCATATTGCTATATTTAATTAAATATGCTTTAGTTAAAAGACTATCTTCAACAATTTCAACATTTGTTGCATCTAATTTATTTTGTTTATATGTATTTGTTCCAGTTTTAATATAGTAATAATAATAACTTTCACTTTCAACTGTTCCAGTACCTAAAAAAAAACTACCGCTATTAGAAAAATTATCATTAATAGATTTTAATTCAATTGTTTTAACTTTTTTTGTAATTAAACTATTTGTATCTTTATAATAGCATACTATTGCCATATTTAATAATATACAAACAAATATAAATAAACTAATAATAGTTAAATAATGTATTTCTTTTTTTAATAATTTATAAAAAAATAACCAAATTATAGAAGGAATTAAAACACTTATTAAATATAACATACTTTTACTTTTATTTTTTATTAATAAAAAAAAAAACTGATAATTAATTATCAGTTTTTTTTTTTTTAAGTGCACCTATATATCAAGTACATAAAGGCACTATTTTTGTAGCGGATGTTTGACTCGAACAAACGATCTTTGGATTATGAGCCCAACGAGATACCAACTTCTCCAACCCACAGAATAAAATTTAGCAATTCCTCACTATACTTTATTAAATTTCCTACACTATAGGATTATTTTATAATTTTAATTATATATTAAAATTTATTTACTCTGTTTTAATATAATTACTAATATTTTTATTCTTCTTAGTTTAAAGCCCTTGCACCACTTCACGGTGAGAATAAATCACAAGGGTACATCGTTTTAGCACTGTTATCCGATTAAATACATGATCGTTTTCACGTCAGTTACACGATTACCGTTCAGCAATCTTCATGTATTTTGCCTGTAATTCATTGTCTGGAATCACACAGTAGTTATGTACAATATTCTAATCTTTCACACAACAAGTTTGCAGCTCTTGTATTACTCAACTGTAAAACATTTACATCTTGGGATATAAACACTTTACCATTTTTGATGTCAATTCAAAGTTTTAATTTGAATGATAGGCACTTCTATTGCACATAGTCAATTTTTAATTCAAACCGAAGTTCAAATTTTTCCAAGCCAAAAGAAGACATAATATCTTTTTTTTTCTGTAGATCTAAGGATTTTTGCTTCCCTAGGATAAAATTACAAATCCCTAAATTATTAAAATAACTACAACAAAATTAGCGATTTTGTCTCTACATTTTAATCACTGGATATATTTAATGGTCGCTAAACCCCTTTGTCTATCCACACTTTTCTGTATAACTCCTCACCCGAAAAAAGGTTACTGTTTCATCTCACGACGATCCGCATTATAACGTGTTTTTGTATATCAACTATTTAAAAATAATTGTTGTAATTTAGCCTTCTAACTACAATTTTAATTCCGTACGACATCGGAAATATTTTAAAAAATCAAAGAACGTTTTCTTTATGTTTTCACATTTATAATAGTTATATATTATTAATGTAAAAAAGTTTAATTTAATTTAAAAATAATTTTCAATTCTAAAATAATATAAGAGTTAAACTTATATTCCACAGTACGCAGCCTGTGTTCCTAACCAATTAGAAGAATTATCTTAGAATTGAAAATTATTTTTTAGTAGAAAAGAATGGAATCGAACCATTGTCTTGTCCAAGGATTCTCGAGATCGGATGGACTGCTCTAACCACTGAGCTACATTTCTATAATATTTTTCCTTGTATTTGTGCACAAACACAAGGCGAAAGTGTTTCGTAATAGACATAAACATCGATCAAATGTTTATTACTTAATTACTTCATATTATCATTATACTAATACATATTGAACTTTGTCCTTTGGGTATTCCCAAGTGCTCCACCAATTGAGCTTATGTAATCAAACATATAATAAAATTGTTTGTTCTTTCCTTTTTTATTCTTTCTTATTCATTTTTCTACCCTTAATCCACCCAACATTTATAAATGATTGTAATTCTTTTATTGTAATTTTTTTATTTATATCGTCTTTAGTAATCCAACAAGTTCCAAATGATGCATTCTTAATACCTGCATTTTTACTTTTTTTCATTTTTTGTTTAGTTTCTTCTGAATGTTTTTTACCTGTCCAATTATGAACCAATTCACCTGATAAATATCTAGGATCATTAATAGAAACATTAAATGTATTACCATCTTTATCTTTAACTGTTATTGTATTTTTTAATACGTGTATTAATACACCTGATAAATATCTAGGATCATTAATAGAAACACTAAATGTATTTCCTTTAGAATCTTTAACTGGTATGAAATTTTTTGCAATTCCATTTAATTCACCTGATAAATATTTAGGATCATCACAGAATACACTAAATGTTTTACCATCTTTATCTTTAACTGTTGTCATTCCTTTTGTGTTATGAACTAATTCACCTGATAAATATCTTGGATCGTCACAAAAAACACTAAATGTTTTACCATATTTATTTTTAACTGTAACCATTCCTAGTTTACCAGCATAACCACCAAAATTAATATTCATACAATATTTATCTTCGAGTATTTCTCTCGTTAATAAATCAATTTCAGCTTGAATTAAATCTTCTCTATTGTCAAATTGTTCTATAATTTCTCGTTTGAAATTATCTTTACCATATCTATGTATGGAATTTCGTAAATATTTTCCTGATCCTAAATATGAATCATTTAAATTATTAGTTGAATGTATACCATAATAATACTTTCCATTTATCAAATTTGTAGTTTTATACAAATAATGATATTTTTTATCTATGTTTCTCATAACTTATATATTAAAATATAAATCACTAAAACACATCAGTAGTGTATACTGGATTTGAACCAATGGCCTCCGGACTTAACCGACGCTCTCCCAGACTGAGCTAATACACATACAGATCAGATATTAGGACCTGCAACTATTATCCAGTTTGTTTTTGGTCTGGTATAACCAACTCTAACAGTCTATTTTTACATAGACAACTTTTGCAAAAGTTCACTAACATGTTGCAACATGTTAATTAACACTCGAAGTTTCTTTTAGATAGACTTATGGTCTATGAAACCAGTAATGTTTGTAAAACCTAGAGATTCGAACTCTTAACTTAGTTTCAAGTTTCATTCCTGTAAGGAAACTACTAATATCATCTTGTGCCCAATACACTATATTTTATCTCTGTCTTCGAAAACAGAATACGTTAAGATTAATTAATTCTTAACTTTGTGGTTTTAATTGGAATCGAACCAATATAATAAACTACATATTAAATCACTTTAGTTTATAACTAGTATTATTCACTTAGTAATATTTAATCTTCGTTTAGCCAATATCGTTATTATAAAATAACTATAAAACCGTAACTTTTAATTTTTAAACAACCTCTTTTGATTGTTAAACAAATATAAGAATAATATTTTAATAATAAAAATAAATCTTAATTTTTTTTGTACTATTTTATTTGTTGCGAGGAAAGGAATCGAACCTCCAAAAATCGCTACTCTAACCCAATTGAGCTACCTCGCTATAATATTTTCAATCTCTTTTGATTGTTAAACAAATATAAGAATAATATTTTAATAATAAAAATAAATCTTAATATTTTTTTTAACAATCACCATTACAATAACCTCTTGATTCACAATCAGGACAATAAATTTCACAAATAAAAAGTACACCTGATTGTATTTTACGACCAGCAGACATACTAGATCTATCATTCATAAATGCAGTTCTTAAATATGTTGCATCTTTTGCAATTCGTTTCATTTTACGTTTTAAAGAACGTTGTTGTTTTTAATAATTTTATTTTCTCTAGTCATGTATTATAAATATAAAATTTGTTTACTAAAAATGCCGCGGTGGTCCTGGTTGGACTCAAACCAACACTCTTTGCATTATGAGTGCACTGCTTCATCTTTAAGCTACAGGACCGATTATATTTTGTTTTCTTGAATACAAGTATAGGTATAATATTTGAATAAAAAAAATAATTACATATTTTTTATTTTTATTTTTAATTCATCATTAATATCATTATTAATATATGAATGAATCGGTATATCATATATATGAATTGTTTCATTAGGTGGAATTAAAATGCCTGTTGTACTTGCCCACCATATTTTTGTAGGTGATAATATTTCTAATGCCGGTTGTTGATGTTCTTTATTTTGATTTAATTTATTTTTTATTATAGATAATGCTTCATCTGATATTTTTAAATCATTTTTATTAAAATCTGTTAACATTGATCCAATGCCTATTGATTTTAATTTTGGTGTATTAATTAATTTAATAATTAACCAATTATTATATTCTTTAATCTCTACTGTATGTGTATCTGCTGTTTTCATATAAAAAAATTCCTACCAATTATATTGGTAGGAATTTAATAAGTTTAGTATAGTATAAATTATTTTTTATAATTTGTCAATCGTTTTGATCGAACATCTTGAATTTTACAATGATTTAATTTTGCATATTGTGAACGTACATTATCACGAGTTAATATCTCATTATAAATATGTACCTCATTATTTCCATCTTTATGAAAAACAACCCAATCTCCATCTAAACTAAAATGATTTTTAGCATGTGTATCAGTATAATAAATATTTGTTGGTTCTTTAGAATCAACAACTGAAACCGGAACCAAAACCGGAACAATTACAGTATCATCATCATCATCATCAGAACTATCGTCTAATTTTGATGCATAACCACCAACATTTAATTCGTGACTTACTGTCCAAGAATATACAAAATGATTTGTTTTTGAATTATCTCTAACATAATTAGTCGTTTCAGTAAATAATATTTCCATTATTTCACTTACTTTACTTTGTTCAGCAAAGTACCCTAAATTACGTAATTCGTTTTTCACTTCTAATGTCGTTGTTGTACCATTAGTGTGAATTAATAAATCAAGCATCGTACAAACTGATGTATCAGTTAATTTTATCATAATATTTTTTTATATTTAATTATAACAAGTATATAAATAATATTTGATTTAAAAAAATCTATATACTTTTTTTTAATATATAATAAAGAATAAAAAAATTATTATATTATGTATAATTTAGAAAAAAAAATTAAATCAATTTTTGAAGCACCAATAGCATTTGATGAATTACCACAAAACCATTATTTAGCAGGTAAAGATCTAACAATAGTGATTAAAAGATTAATAGATAAAGATGTTAATAGTATTAAAGATATGTTATCTAAAATGTCATGGAAAAATATATCATTTGAGTACAGTGGAGAAGTATATATTATTATATTACCTACTGCTATTACTACAGCAATAAAAAAATTATATAATGGAAAATCTCCTGGTAGTACTGATCCAATTGCTATTAAAAATGATTATAAATTTAAAGAAACAGCTAAAAATATAACAATTGATACTTTTACTATTCAAAATTATTGGTTTAAAAATAGTGGTTTAACTTCAGCGAATACATATATGAAAATTGATAATCAACAAAGAACACATTTTCCAAATGGTGGTATTAGTGAAAAATTAAGAAATACAGGTTTAGGTAAAAAATTATACCGTGCATTAATTGAAATGAAAAATTGGGTGCATACAAATGATGGTGGATCAACATCAAAAGATTGGATGTGGGCAGCTTTAACAATGCAACAGTTTAAACCTAATGGACAAAGAGATAAAGATGCTGAAATATATTCTTTCAGATTTTACAATAAATTATATGCAGTATCTACAACTAGAACTGATAATATTGAAAGTGGTCATTTTATAATAAATAAAATAGAAGATAAAAGTTTATTAGCAACTAAAGAATTACGTCTTGCAAATAATATAGGTATTGATGAAGATTTTATTAAATTATGTAAAGCAAATAAAGCAACAAATACTAAAGCTGCTGAGGTTTTTGGATGGTTAAATCCATCACCAGCATCTATAAAATTAAGAAAAAAACTAGAAGCTGAAAGATTAAAAGCTGAAGAATTACGTAAAAAAGAAGAAGAAAAACAATTAAATATTCAATTAAAAAATAGATTGAAAACGTATTGTGGTGTTACAAAAATATCAGATTTATCATCTGATTGGAATGTTGGTGATTGGATTGTTGTTAAACAATATTTATTACAACCAACTTTTTCTGATTTACCTGTACGTAAAGTTATTAGAAAAAACGGTGATACTTTTAATGCAATATTACCTGACTATCCTGATGATACAACTAATTTTAGAAGTACAATTATTAAAGATGAATGGGTTAAAGCATTACCACCAGCTATTGGATCATTTTATCCACCAGGAATTATGAACACTGCTGTATCTGCAATACGTAGACCTGTTGTATTTGCTTTTACTGGATCTGAACCAACAACTACAACACAAGAACCAACTACAACACAAGAACCAACTACAAATCAGATACAAGCGGAATTTAATATTGATGCTAGTAAAACAAACATTTTAGAATTTACACCAAGAGAAAAAAAACGTTTTTTAAATTCTAAATTATCAAATGATTTAATATTTATACCAAAATTTAACTCAATATCAAATATATATAAAATTGATAGTGCTCCTATATTTGGATATGCGTTTGGTGGTAGTTTATATTATAATACCAAAACAATGGAAGGTATTTTGAATAGTAGTAATGTTACTAATTATATTAATAACCAATGTAATAAATATAGAAGAGTTGAATTAGATGATAAGCGTGATTTGAATGTTGATGATTTAGTATTTATTAAAATGCACTCAAAATTCTTTGGATATGTTGCTAGAGTATTAGGTACATCATTAACATCGAGAGGTGATAAATATATTTATTTACGTGTTCCAGGTGCTGGAAGAAATGATAGATTGACATTAACACCAAGAGGTTTAGATAGGTTGGTTGCAGTTACAAATGAATCAAACAAAACGCCTAATTTTGATAAATATTTACAAATGATTAAAGAATCTAAGATTGTTACTGAAAGTAATTTAAATGCAAAACAACTTATTATTGATTATTGTGAAGAATTAATTAGTGTTGATTTAGTTCCTATTGATATAGCTGAAACAATATCAAATGAATTAGAAAACTTTAAAAATGATAAAGATAATAATTTAAAAAATATATTACAAGAATTACATGGTGCAGATTTATTACCAACCGATACAAATGGTGGTATTAGTGAACCAGATGATATAATAAATTTATTTCTATAAATATAAAAAAAGACTCAAATTAATTTGAGTCTTTTTTTTATTATTAAACAGTGTGGTTATATGTTTGGAGACTGTTAATTTTAATATATAACAACAAAATATTAATAATAATATGGTTTGTGTATGTGGTAAAGAAATAGAAAATATTGGTCATTATGGGAATCTGATATAATTAATATTGATAATATTATCAATAACCTTAATCTTTAATAATAACTAAATATTTAATTGTACATTGTTTTGCTTGATATACCATAAATTCATCATTTCTTAAATCTGCACCACCATGAGCATAAACTGAATCAAAACCGTCTTTATTAATAATATCATGTGACAATTTATAACATGATGAATCATGTTTATAAATATGTTTTTGTTCACCAACATGTACATCGTATAACGCCAATATAGCTTCATCTGAATTTCCTTTTGCCCAGTATGAACCTCTACGTGATGTGTAACCTATTGATTTTTGACATTTTGATGCAAAATATATGGAATTTCCAAACATTGACCCTGTATGAACAGCATTTGATGGTCGAATAATAAGACCAGATGTCATAATAGACCACCAATTTTCATTACGAGAACCATGCCAGAACAATTCAGTGATTTTATTTTTAACGTTTGTTAAATGATTACCAAACAAAGATTGTGTTTTAATATTAATAACTTCATAGGCTTCTTTAAATTGATTTGAATTAGAACCCATAAGTTTTTTAATTTGATCAATAATTGTTTTATCAGTAACTTCAACAATTTCTAAACCTGATGCTTTAATCATATCTGTTTGAACATCTTCGACACCATCATTATTTATATCTAAATTTGGTGTATTTAATTTAACCTGTCCGACCATTACATCTAATGTTGCTTGTTCGTCGATAATTATTTTATTTTTTGTATCGGTTAAATTATCATCTTCATTTATTAAATGTAATTTAACGTTTTTCATTTTTCTAGGAACAATCCCATAAAATTCTAATAATAAACTATTAAATGTTTTAATATTTGTTTTACTTAAATCAAAATTAACAATACTATCTAATACTTCTTGTGCACGAACAACTTGTTTTTCAGTTACATTTTCAGCTGATACTGTATAGTTTTTTTCAACTGATCCTGTTGCCCATGCTTGTAATTTTTTTACTAAAGATACAACAGAACTAGAACGTGTAGAAATAAAATCTTTTATTTTTGTTCCTGTATCTTTTGTATCTACATTTTCAACAATAAATAAATCAGTATTATCTTTATAACCTTTTTTAGTTTTACTTTTATATGTTGCATCCCATTTACTCATAGGATATGTTTGTGTCTGTGGATTTGCTCCCACTCTACCAAATTCCACTTTAAATGTATTATCTGTATTTTCAGTCATGTGATAAAACTTATTTGAATTAACAAGACCAGATATTAATATTAATTTAACTATTTTACCCATTATTTTACTTTTTATTTTCAATTACAAATATAAATATTTTTATTTACAAATAAAAATATTTTTTATATATTTTAAATATTTTTATTTATATATCACATGTGTACAAAAAAGATACTAACAATTTTAAACTAAAATTACAACAACACATATAAGGAAATTTTAAAATAAACTATCAAAAGATTTTAAACTTCCGTTTAAATATTTATCAATATATGTAATATCTAAGTTCCATTTAAATTTTGATCTTTCTTCAAATTTTTTAAATGCTTCATTTAAGACATTATTAGCTTCAGTCCTTGATATACTATTGACTTTCATTAATTGATTCATTACGATATGTGATTTACCGTTTAAACCGGCTAAACCTGGATGTTTAACTATATGACAATTTGGACAAAGACTTATTAAATTTATTAATGTTTGATTTTTATTAATATCATCATATTCCCAGATTTCATGGCATTCTACATTATGTCTATATCCTTGATTTTTTCCTGTATCATTACAAATTTCACATTTATTATTTGCATGTGAATAAGATTTTAATCTGATTTTATCCCAAATAGATCTTGAAACATTAGAACGAACATTACTATACCAACATGTTTCTGGTACTAATTCTATTGTAAGTTTTAAATTCATTTTTTATATTATATTAAACAAATATAAAAATTAATAATAAAATATAAAAATTCATTAATTATGACAAAAATAAAATTAACACAAGAAGAATTTAATATACTAGATCAAATTACAATTTTTGATTTAGGTGTTATTACGAATAACAATATAAATAAAAATATATTACTATTAAATGATATACAATTTGAACATATATACGATATATTATTACCAATGTGTGAAAATATTGATATATGGAATATTGTAAATAAAATATTAAAATGTGATACACGAGGTATTATTAAACCATTTACATTAAATGCAATATAATTAATATGAGTGATATTCAAAAATATAAATTTACATTAAATAAAGATTATTTAAAAGAAATTATAGATGCATTAAAAGATTTAAATAAAATTGATGCAATGATTAAAATAAAAATTGATACTGATGATGTTTTATTTTATTCAAAGGCCGGATTACATAATAATATCCATGCGTTAAAATCTTTTATATTTCCAATTGAAAATTTTATAATTAATAAAGATAAAGAATATTTAACAAAAGATTTTATAATTTTAAATGCAAAAGTCTTTTTAGAAAATTTAACGATTATGTTGAATAGAGATCAAGCTATTACTGGTTTATTTCAATATAAAGATAAAGATAAAATTATATCAACTTTAAATTTATCTGATGGTGCATTAAAATTTAATTTTATTACTGGTGATTATAAGCAAATTAAAGATATATCTAAATTAGATATAGAACAAAAAATGAATCCTTCATTAGCTAATTTTACTTTTAATTTAACTAAAGACCAATTTAATGAAATAAAAAAATTAACAACTTTAAATAAATCAGAAGTTGCATCAATTAGGGTTAAATCTGGAAAATTAGAGTTTTTTGATAAACGTTGGTCATATCATGTGGCTGATTTACCTAATGTTGATGATGAAGAATGGGGATTCAATAATAAATATTTAAAATCAATTAACGTAGTTGATAATATTGATATACATATGTTTGATCAATTTTTATTAGTTAAAGAAGATAACATTGCATTAATGATTGGTTTAGAACTTAGCGCATTATAAAAATTCATTACCACCGATAGAATTAAAATTGTTAATATTTTCAGCAATTTTAATTCTATCATCAACAATAGGTTTAATAAAATTATCAACAACTGTACTATTAATTCTATGTCCAAAATTTGCTGTAATTACATTATCTGATGTATAAATTCTTTTACATAGAGTTGTAATATTAGTAACAACTGTATCATTACTACCAATTATTACATAAGTTGATTTTTTATCTTCCCATGATAATTTATCAAATTGATTTAATTGTAATTGTTTTAAATCTGTATAATTTTTTTCAGTAAATGTGAATGATTGAATGTTATCTATTCTTTTATTAAAAAAACTATACTCACCTGTACTAACAATATCTATAATATTAAATGCTGGATTAATTAATATTTTTAATGGACCTCTTAATAAATTGGCATAAAACGCACCCATAGACGAAGCAATAATAATTTCAGGTAATTCTTTATTAATAATATTTTGTAAGTATTTTAATGCAACTAATGGATCAACCGGTACATCAGGACATAGTATTTTATAGTCTTTAAATGTATTCTTTAACATTTTTGATGTATTAGAATCACCAGAAGATAACCATCCATGTATGTATAATATTTTATTCATAGTACAAATATATGATTTATTTTTTAAATATTACCTATAATCATTTTTTCTTTTAAAACACCAGCAATTAATCTTGTATAATGATAACCATCATCATTTAAAGAAATAATTTCTTTATTTAATAATTCTTTAGCTTTTATATTCGGTATAGGAATTCCACCAAATTTTAACATTTTATTTTCTAACGCACCACTAACTTCAGTCCACATTTTTCTGTCTACTAATTTAATATCATCTTGTAAAACTTTAAATAACATTTGTTTTCCAATATCAGAACCATCACTACCTCCACCAATTAATTTTCTACCTTTATCGTTTTTATAAATAATTGCAGTAACTATTCTATTCTCTTTTCTAACTAATTTCCATAACCATGATTTATTAATCAAATCTTCAACAGAATCAGCAGATAAAAAACCACCAATTGATTTATAACTTGTTTGTAATATATCCCAAACTTCATCTTTATATTTATACATATCATCATTAAATAAATTAATAAAACTTTCATTCATTAATCTGTATTTATCAATTACTGTTATCATATAGTATATATATAATTATTTTAAACTATATGATAAATAATCTGTATAATACATAAATAAACAAATAAATAAATAACAATATGAGAAAGTCAATATCACCATCAACAGCAACAATGCCTGTATCTGTAAAAGTTAAAGGTAAAACAATCAAACCAATGTATGTAACATCTGAAATTACAAATCGTACAAACAAAAATTTGTGGGTAACATTTGTAGCAGGATCTCCATCAAACGGATTAGTGTACTCAATGTCATTAACACGAGATGAAGCAAAATCAGCAGCATATAAAATGTTTGGAACATCTATTTCAAATATTCGTTCTCAACGAGTAGGAACATATAGAAAAAGTGTATAAAATTATCAACATAATAAAAAAACCTTCAAATTAATTTGAAGGTTTTTTTTATTTAAAATAATTCATTTTTAATAAAATTAAATGTTTGTCTCATTGATGGATATTGTTCTTTGGGATATGTACTAGAGAATTCCATGAATTTTTTTTCTAATTCAATCCAATTTTCAGTATTATTATCTTGTATATCATCAGATTGAACATAATCATAATCATAATCTTCATTTTGAATAGTAGTATAATCACCCTTTTCATTAAAGTTATCCATCCATAATACTATAATTCTTGATGCTTCATCTTTTTTTAAATCTGGAAAATGTTTTAATACATATGGTAACGATTGATACATATTTGTTCGGCCATAATTTCTCAAACTATTTAAATATGACATAACCTCTTGTTCATCATCAGTTGCTTGTCTTGATTCATTTATTTTCTTAAATTCATTTATATTTGTTATCATAATTTAATTAGTCATTTTATATTTTATTATTTCTTCTTTCATTTTATCGAATGTATTTTGATAAATTTCATATTCTGAATTACCTTCACACATAGCAACAATATATGGTTTAACTACCTTTTCTAATTCAACCCAATCTATATCATGATATAAATCTTCACCTACATCATTCATAGATTCGTTAGATCTTGATAATTCTTGTGCTCGTCTAAAAAATATTTCTACATTATTTAAATAATATATTTCCATATTATTATCTATAATATAATTCAATAAAGCAACACCTCTTTTAACAGCTTTATTTTTATCTTTAATACTATTAGCCATATTTCTAGACATTGTTGCAACATCCTTTTTAACTAATGAAATAATGCGTTCAACATCTTTAGCATCTGGTTTTACGTTATCTAAATCTAAATCTTTATATTTAAATTTTAAATCTGTTACTCTATCATCAAATTGTTTTTTTATAGCTGCATTTTTTGTATCTTTTTCTATTTGTATTCTATTATTTTCAGCGTCAATTTTTACTTGTTTTTTAGCTTGTAATTCTTCTGGTGTATCTACTTTATAAGGAACTCCAATTTTATTCATCCATGCTTTCCATAATGAATAATAAGATATATCAAAATAATTTCTACCAATTCCACTACCTATAATATCAAGTAAGTATTCTTTTTCTTTCATTACTTCATTTGCCATTGCAAACATTGCACCACCTCTAGCACCTTCACCAATTGATGATTGCCATAATCTAGTACCGCGTTGACCACCATATTTGTCTTGCATGACACTTTCAGCTTCATCTTGAATATAAACCAAACCTTCAACTCCACCACGACCAGCAAAACTACTAGTTCCTGGGTCTGTTGGTGGTTTTTTCATTCTATTTGGTCTAGTTTCATCTATATCATCTAATGCTACAACCATACCATCAGGTAAAGTATTAGATTCATTAATTTTTGATTCATTTATAGATTTTTTAAATATGTTAATATTAGTTATCATTAATTATCATAATTATTTTTATTTAATTTATTATCTATTTTATGTAAAATAACAAATATAACGAGTATTACAATTATTATAAACATAAAATAGATTTTATTATTATATATAAAAAAAGCCGAATTAATATCCAGCTTTTTTTAATGATAAATTTAATTCATCAAGTTCAGTATTCCAAATTTCTTCGGGTGTTTTTAATTTATATAATTTTATTTCTAATTTCATATCTTTTGCTTGTTTTCTATATTCATCATATTTTTCTTTTGATAAATGATATACTGGAATATTTAATAAATAATCATAATTATCATTATATTTATCAAATTCCATATCTTCTAAATTTTTAATAATATCAGATTTAGATTTATTATTTATTAAAACAGCTCCATCAATTACGGCTTTAATAAAACATACAAGATTAAAATATCTAATGTATTGTTTTTCTAAAATTTTAATATATGATTCTTTACGTTTTATATAATATTGCAATCTTAAATCAAACCAAGTATTTAATAATTCTTCAGCAGTATTCCATTTAACAATTTTATTATCTAAAAATGTATTCATATTATTAATAGATATATTTGCAGTTAATTTTAATAATGATTCTAAGTTATTAATTTTTGTTCCAGCATTTAATGTAATTGTTATATGTACTAATTCATCTGTAGAATTATCTAAATATGTTTTAATAATTTTATCATCACATAATTTATCTAAAATTGAAATATATTTATCTGTTGATACATCTACCGGTAATTCTGTTATTAAAACTTGTAATTTATTTTTAGATAAAGTAAAAATACCTTTTGAAATATATGTATTTCTTTCTGCGTCCCAATCTAAATCACCATTCCATTTATTATATGATGGATTAATTGCATATTTAATATCAGGTCGTGTTAATTTTTTTTGTATAACTTGAATCAATGCCATTGGATCATATTTAGGTACGTCTGTAGACCAACCTGTACCAATTCCAGATGTACCATTTACTAAAAGTGTAGGTATAATAGGTAAAAAATATTCAGGTTCTATACGATCAACATCTTCATATAAATAATTTAAAATTTGTTCATCTTCTTTTCTAAAAATTAAACTGGTAATTGGATTTAAATATGTGTAAATATATCTAGGACTTGCTGCAGATTTTGGATCACGTCTTGATCCAAAATTACCTTTTGGTATAAACATCGAAATATTGTTACTGAATACAAAATCCTGTGCCATATTAATAATAGTTCCATACATGTTAGATTCGCCATGAGCATAATGTGTTTGTTCTGCAACATAAGCACCAAATTGTGCAACTTTAGTTTCTGCTTTTAAATTACGTTTAAAAGCACCAAACATGATTTTTCTTTGAGACGGTTTGAACCCGTCAATTAAATGTGGTATAGATATAATATTATCATAATTACTAAATTGAATAAATTCAGTATCAATAAAATCATTTATATTGTTTGGTTTTCCAAATTTATCTGGTAAAATTTCACCTTTATAATTTGTCATCCATTCTTTACGTTCATTAGCTCTTGTTTTATTAAAAACCAAATCAATTTTATCACTATCACGTTTATCGATAAATTTAAATTTAATTAAATGTTTATCAATATTTTTAAACATTTCTTTAATTTCAGGTGCTGTAATTGTACCTAAACCTTTATAATATTTTATAGTAAACCCATTTAATTTATCATTAACTTTATCTCTTTTATATTTATCAATATCGTAATACTCTTTAATAACTTTACCTTTTGTAGCTTTTACAATAGGTGTTATAAATTCATAACAAAAACCTAATTCTAACAATTCAGGCCACATTTTATGTATAAAATTAATTAATAAACCTTTAATTGAAATACCAAAACAATTATGTGTTAACATATATCCAAGTTCATGTTTAATATGAAATGTGTGATCATTTTCAATAGTTAAATCTATGCATTTTGTTTCTTTGTTTATGTGTGAAATACTGTCTATTTTATGTATTTCATATTGACTCAAATCTATATTTATTTTTTCTATCATAAGTATATTATGTTTTTAATTATTTTTAATTGTTTTATTATGTCTATTAATATTTTTTCTTCTGGTACATTGTTTTCCCATAAAATAATAAGTGGTCCATTTGTTGATTCTATAATTTGTTTATTTCTAATTTCATCATCTTTCCAAATTTCGTATGCATATTTCTTTTTTAATTTATGATAATAGTCTTTTTTGTAATTTCTTGGGTCACAGTGCCAAAATTGCCCAAAAAATTCTAAACATATATTATAATCTACTAAATAAAAATCTACAATTTTTGGTCTTATTTTGTTTAAAATATGAATTGGATATTCTTCGATATATTTAATATTGTATAATTCTAATGTTTGTTTAATTTTTTGTGATACTTTACTTATTTTTGTTCCAGTTGTAACTTTTATTAATTTTGCTAAATATGATTCATATTTAGTTTTACCTATATCATATCCAAATTTATTTATATACCAATCTAAAGTATTAGATTTTCCTATTTTATCACATCTCTCTTTATATTTTATTGGTCCGTCAATTTCACCATATCTTATAATATAACCAGCTAAATTTGTACGCTGTGATATTGGTACATTATCACCAGATTTATTTCTGTTTGGTAATACTATATATTGTGCATCTTCTAATGTTATTTTTTTTATTATTGATAAATATTTTGGATTAGAACCAATGTGTTCATATGTTTTTTTATCATATGATGTACCCAATATTTTTAAACTTAAATCATTTTTACATTCAATACTATTACAAAAAAAACCACATTTATAGTATCTAGTAAATGTATAATTTTCATTATCTAATCTATAAATAAAAAAAGAGTTTTTATTACAATTTCCACATTTTTCTATAGGTTTATCCTCAACATAATATCTTTTAATGTAATCATCAAATATTATATTATGTTTTCTTTTAACATGACTAATTAAACCACTATTATTATTTACTATTTTATTACATATTTTACAAGTCATACACATACCAAATTGTTTATATTTATATATTAATTTTGGTATGTGTATCAATTTCTTTTTATTAATACTAAATCTGTGTATAGCAATGATTCTGCATAAATTACTATAGTTTCACCATTGCGTAATACAATTAATTTGTGTTGTTTACTACATAAATATTCAGTGCCTGAAACCATAAATGACACCATATCATTTTTTATAGATGCAATTATATTTATAACTTTTTTATATTCTCCGGTGTGTGTTAATACATAATCATCATATGTAATATTTTTTATTTTCTTTTCGCCATCTTTTGTTAAAACTATAGTATTTTCTTCTAAACAGTCAGCATCAGTAAAAAATACAATTTTACCATATCTTAATTCGTTTATATCTGTATATTTTTTACCCGGTACTAATCCAATAATTTTAATAATATTTGCTATTTCATCATTATTAATTATTTTAGATACCGGTACATCTCTTACATTTAATGGTCTTCCTTTTATTGGAAAAACACCCCAATAATCTCTACCAACAACACTCAACCCTGTTATAACTGTTCCTTTTGCACTATCACCTTCTGTAATACAAAGTGTTGATTTATAACCACTTGTAGTTCCAGCTTTATGTGCATCAACTAATTTTTCTACACGAATTGTTTTACCAGCAGATTTTTTATTCATTTTATTCAATGCTGCTTGTTCTTTCATTAAAACCCATTCTAAAATAGATTCTATGATTTCAGATTTCATTAATAATTTATATAATTTATCAGATAAATCAACATCATCTATAATTTTAGATATTAAATTTTCTTTTGTTTGTGCATCAAATTTAGGATTAGCTATTTTACATATTAAAAACATGTGAAATTTATTTTTAATATCGTTTGGTTTAATATTAATACCTTTTCTACCTTTAGTTAAATCTGTTATTAATCTTTTAATAACTTTACTCATTATAAAATCAACATGTGTTCCACCTTGCCATGTAGTATTACCGTTTATAATAGAACAGTGTTCAAATGTGTCTGTACTTGATTGTGTTAAACCAATATTCCATTTATCATTAATTTCTTCTTTAAATAATTCTGCATTTGGTTCTATATGTAATGACATCCAATCTGAAATATTATTAATTTTAATTAATTCATCATTAAAATAAACTTTAATATTTGGATTGTATGCAGCAATATCATATGCTCTTTTAATACATAATTTCATTGTATCATTACTATAATCAGCTATTGGTAGTCTTGTAATATCTGTATTATATGTTACACATGTATATGATTTTTTACATGGTTTTATAACGGGTTTTGTTTTATTTCTTGCATTATTTGATAATTCTTGATAATAAGATTTAGATCCATCACCACAATCAATAATAAATTTTGATGAAAATAATGCAACACAACCAGAACCAACACCATTTCTACCAGCACCATAACGTTCTTCGGTATCATTGTAATTCGACCCAGAATTTAAACGCCCTAAAACCATTTCAGGAACATACATATTATGTTCTTTATGAATTGTAACTGGAATACCTTCACCATCATTCCATACTTTAATAGTCCAATCGCTTTCTATATTAATTTTAATGGTTGTAACTTTTTTCCCCCTTTGTGCATGATCTGACGCATTTGTTATAATTTCATCATATAATTTCAAAAATCCGGGTATATATGTTAATGATTGTTTTCGAATATGATTATCTTCAAAACACCACATATCTTTAGTTTGTTCTTCAATAGAACCAATCATTGTATCAGGTCTAAGTAAAATTTGTTCTTCTTGACTTAATAATTTATATTCTTCTTCAACATTTATTTTTTTTACCATAATCTAATTAATCCTTTTATTCATTTAAATGTATTACTATACTTTTATTATACATTTAAACTTTTATTTGTTTATTAATTTATTCTTATATAGTATTTTTTATTTTAATACATAAAAATATTTTTTTATTAAATAAAAAATTAATATATTTGTAAAAAATAAAATTAATTATGAAATATATTAAATTATCAATTACAACATTTTTCTTGTTTATATCATTTTGGTTAACAACATTAATATTCGGAAAACAATTTTCTGTGAATAACTTAGAATATGCTATTGACAATCATACAGAAAACACATTAATGATTTTAATCATATCAACAGTGTTATCTGCAATCGGTATATTTTTGTTAGGTCTATTAGCTCTTTTTATACATTATGTTTTTGTAAAATTAACATTTCATAATGAAATTAGAAAAGATGCTTTTTTATTATTGAAATATAGACGTAATAAACAAAATAAATTAAAAACAAAATAAATATGAAAGAACAAATTAAATCATTTTTATTAAAAATTAAAATACAACTAAAATTAGTTAATTGGAATTCTATATCAGTGCGTTATAATTTATCAGAATCATTCATTAGAGAAAATAAAGATAGAGTTGATTGGTTTCGTATATCACAATATCAAAAGTTATCAGAAGCTTTTATAACAGAATTTAAAGATAAAGTTGATTGGAATAATATATCAGGTTATCAAAATTTATCTGAATCTTTTATCAGAGAATTTAAAGATTTAGTTGATTGGGGTTATATATCAATGTATCAAAATTTAACGGAAAATTTCATTAGAGAATTTAAAAATGAAGTTGATTGGTATTATATATCATGTAGTCAAAAGTTATCAGAATCATTCATTAGAGAAAATAAAGATGATGTTAATTGGGATTATATATCATGTTTTCAAAAATTATCAGAAGAATTTATAATAGAAAATAAAGATAGAGTTTATTGGGATTATATATCAAGTAATCAAAAGTTATCCGAATCATTCATATCAAAACATAAAAGATGATATTAATTGGACTAGTTGGTTGTTGAAGTTAGAATTCATAAAGATGATCTAACTGCATTGGTTCATGATGGTGGTAAAATTAGATGTCAAAAATTTACAATTTTAAATTAAAAGTATGAGAACATTAAAAGAAATTATAAAATTATTAGATATTAAAACTAAATCAAAAGATTTAAAAAAGGTTTTATATGATAAATTAATTAAAAACAAAATAAATATGAAAGAACAAATTAAATCATTTTTATTAAAAATTAAAATACAACTAAAATTAGTTAATTGGAATTCTATATCACAATATCAAAAATTGTCTGAAGATTTTATGAGAGAACATAAAGATTATGTTAATTGGCATTCTATATCATATTATCAAAAGTTATCAGAATCATTTATAACAGAACATAAAGATAAAGTTAATTGGGAACGTATATCAAGTAATCAAAAGTTATCTGAATCTTTTATTACAGAACATAAAGATAGTGTTGATTGGAATGCTATATCACAATTTCAAAATTTATCTGAATCTTTCATATCAGAACATAAAGATTATGTTTATTGGTATAATATATCTTGTTATCAAATGTTATCTGAATCTTTTATTACAGAACATAAAGATAAAGTTAATTGGGAACGTATATCTTGTTATCAAAACTTATCAGAAGAATTCATTACAGAACATAAAGATAAAGTTTCTTGGTATGATATATCACAATATAAAAAATTAACTGAATCATTCATTACAGAATTTAAAGATTATGTTGATTGGGAATGTATTTCACATTATAAAAAATTAACTGAATCATTCATTGAAAAACATAAAGATGAAGTTTTTTGGCCTTTTATATGTGAATATCAAAAGTTATCAGATTCATTTATAACTAAATTTCAAGATTATGTTGATTGGTATCGTATATCAAAATATCAAAATTTATCTGAAGAATTCATTACAGAACATAAAGATAAAGTTTCTTGGACATGTATTTCAAAATTTCAAAAATTATCGGAAGAATTTATAATTGAATATAAAGATTTAATTGATTGGTCTATTATATCAAAATTTCAAAAATTATCTGAATCATTCATATCAGAACATAAATTAGAATTGAATCCTAATAGTTGGTTATATAAGGATGGTGATTATAAATTGGAAGCTATTAGAAAGACTGGTTTATATACAACTGATGATAATTATGTTTATGGATTTAAAGGTATTAGACGGGATCGTTATAGTAAATTTAACTTTCAATTTCAATACTTAAAAGGTCAAGAATATGAATGTCATGCTGATTTCAATAATGATAATGAAAATTCATTTGGTTTGTCTGTTTGGACAAAAAAAGAAGCAACTGATTATTGTAAACAATTGGTTGTTGAAGTTAAAATACACAAAGATGATTTATCAGCATTAGTGCATAATGGTGGTAAAATTCGATGCCAAAAGTTTACAATTTTAAATTAATTATTAGTATGAATTTTCAATTATTTACAAAAACAAAAATAGAAAAAATTAAAAGTAATCATTCTTATGGTATACTTATTGAAGTTGGTGCTGGATGTCCGGTTTATAATGAATTATGTCAATATCAAAACACAGCTTCAAAAATTGTAATGTATGCAGAATCACCGAATTCTTGGATATATAATCAATTTAAATATAAAAATGAAAATGTAAGAGCAATATCAGCTGAAATTTGTCGTAATTTTATAGAACAAAAAAAGAATCATCATGGAATGTTAATTAATTTTGAATTAGTTAATACAATTCAAATTGCTAATGATGATAAAACACAAACACATGGATGGTTTGGTTTAAAATATTTAGATGAAATTAAGTATTACCATTTTACTATTTCAAATAAAACAACAGACAGAAAATATTTATGTGAAATTATTTCAAAAATTGGTTTAGATATTTTAGCATCACAAAACAATGTAGAATTGTTAGATAATGGTTATATAGATCAAATTTTAGATAATAATTTAAATCAATTAAAAGAAGAAACATTAACTGTTATTATTAATGGTAAATTAAATATTAATAATATCAATAATACAATAACTGTATTTACTCCAGATAATAATATAATTAGATTTAATGATTATTTACGGTCTATTCAAAATAGTTCATTAACTGTATTTAAGGGTAGTTTTAATCCAATACATAAACAACATATCAATTTAATAGAAAGTGCACGAAAAGAGCTTAAATGTGATAATACAGTACTTTGTATTTCTGTTTACAATAGAGATATAACTAAAAAAATATGTGCAGAAAATTTATTAAAGCGTATACAAATATTAAATGATTTAGGATATACTGTTTTAATAGATTGTTTAGGACAATATCATTATTCATATACGTCAATGTTAAACAATGTCAATTTTAAAAATATAGAATTAAATTACATTATGGGTTCTGATATTATAAAAAGATTTTTACTTGATGAAGATGTTTATATAAAAGAGAAATCAAATAAAAACATTACAGATTTTAATAATAAATGGGATAAATGTAATTTTCATTATGTATGTCGTGATGGTGTGTGTGATGTTAAAAAACATATTAATATAGATTTATTAAATGTTAAACATATGGATATTCATTATAACGAAATATCATCAACACAAATTAGACAATTACTATTGAATGAAGATTATGATACATTAAAAGAATTAGTTGGTGATGAAATATTAACATTATATAAAAAACATAAAATATGAAAGAACATATATTAAAACGATTTGGTACAAAAGAATTTGAATTTAAAAATGATGTTTTTTATACAGATGAATATTGTATAACAACATACAATTATACTGAAGGATTTGGAATTATGTTTCATCCAACACGTGATAATGGTAAAACATATCAATTACATAAAGGCACAAAAATTTATAAACGACCAAAAAAATCAGAAATTGTATTATGTGATACTATTTATAATACTATGATACAAAATGTATCACCATTTTTTAAATGTTTAGTAAGTGACGATTATACCAATTACGAAGAATATATACAAAAACCATAAAATAATTATATTATAATTGTAGTTTAATAATTAAAAATATTTATTATATTTGCAATAAAATGTATTACAATTAAAACAATTATATAAAATAACATATAAACTATAAGTAAAAATTAATTAATTAATAAATAAAAAATAAAATTATGAAACATTTTCAAAGCATGTGGAATATCATGCTCGCAACAGATAGCTATAAAGCTACACATCACGGTATGTTACCAAAAGGATTAACATATATGGAATCTTATGGTGAATCAAGAGGTGGAGACTATCCATTTACGTTATTTTTTGGTATGCAATATTATTTAAAATCGTATTTAGTTGGTCAACAAGTCACAGAACAAAAAATTCAAGATGCTGTTAAATTTTATAATGCACATTTTGGTGTAGATAATATGTTTAATGAAGATGGTTGGAGATATATTCTTGATAAATACGATGGAAATTTACCTTTAAAAATAGAATCAGTAAAAGAAGGATCTATTGTACCAACAAAAAATATGTTATATAAAATTTCATCTACAGATGAAAAATGTGCATGGTTAGTAAATTGGGTAGAAACATTATTAATGAAATTATGGTACCCAATTACAGTTGCTACAAATTCATTAGCTGGTATGGAAATTGTCAACATACATGCAGAAAAATCAGGAACTAAGTCAGGTAATGAATTTAAGTTAGTTGATTTTGGTTATAGAGGTGTTGCAAGTGAAGAACAAGCATGGCTTGGTGGTGCAGCAAATTTATTATCATTTAAAGCTACAGATACCGTTGCTGGTATTAGAATGTTGATGGAATATTATGATGCACCAATGTGCGGATATTCAATTCCTGCAACAGAACATATGGTTATGACAATTAGAGGTCGTGATTTTGAAAGAGAAACATATAAACAAATTTTATCTGATCCTAAATACCGTAGTGGTAAATTAGCATTAGTTTCTGATACATATGATATTTATGCAGTATGTCGAATGTTATCAGAAGATACTGAATTAAAAGAATTAATTTTAAGTAGAAATGGACAATTGATTATACGTCCTGATTCAGGTGATCCACAAGATGTTTTACTTAAATGTTTAGAAATTTTAGGTGATGGTTTTGGTTATACCGTAAATGAAAAAGGATATAAAGTATTAAATCCAAAAATTGGTTTATTACAAGGTGATGGTATTACAATATATACTATGCATGAAATAATGGAATATTTAGAAAGTGCAACAAATATGTGGTCATTTGATAATATAGCATTTGGTTCAGGTGGTGGATTATTGCAACACTTTAATAGAGATTCATTAAAATTTGCAATTAAAGCATGTTATGCAGTAACTGATGGTGTTGCTATTGATGTATATAAGGATCCAATTACAGGATCAGGTAAAACATCTAAGAAAGGACAATTATATACTGTATGGAATGATAAAACCGGATATGAAACAATTACAAAAGCAGAATTTGAAACTAATAATAGTACAAATATGTTACAAGCTGTATTTTTAAATGGTGTTTTATATAACGAACAAACATATCAAGATATTATTGATACAAAAAACAATGAAATAAAAAAATTAGAGAATTTAGAAGATGACAAATAAAACAAATTATGCAATTATATCAATAATTTATGAGGATAAAAAATATAAATCTATATTATTAGACATTGATGACGATTTAGATAACAGAGAATTAGTTACATTATTATCTGAATCAGGAACAACAAAATTATCAATGTTTAAAATGCCTACAAGTAAAACAAAATTTATAATATTTTCAAGAGAACAATTAGATAAAGCAGTATTTGAAATTGAGTTATTAACAAAAATAAATAAAACGATAACTACTTGGGATGAAAGTAATGAAAATGAAATGATAAAATCATAAAAAAAGAGACTTATTAATAAATAAGTCTTTTTTTATATATATATTATGAAAATCATACAACCTTTTGATTTAACAAAAACATCAATTGAATCATTATTAAATGATAAAAAAATTTTATTAGCTAAAGATAATAAATCTTGGAGCGCATCAATATTTCCATTATCTAAAAAATTAAATAATATTACAACATTTGATAAAGACCATATAATAACACAAATAGATGATAAATTATTTGATGATTTTTTAATAGCTGATAATGTTAATCAAACAATTTATAATATTACTAATACCAAAAGAGATTATATAAAATGTATTGAAATTGGTGATATTAATGATAGTATAAAAAGATATACACAATTAAATGTGTCTGTTGATTATAATACCGATGCACAAAAATTTTTAAATATACCAAATCAAGATTATTCACAAAATACAAATTTAAATATTTCTAATAGAAATATATATCAATCTGAAATTGATATATTAATGAGTAAAAATAAAAAAAATAATATTTTTGATAACAATATTAATCATCCACATATTAATCAATATAATCAATCTAATAATCTAACAAAAAATAATAATAAATCTATTATTATACAAATATTTAAGTGGGCAAAAGAAAAAGGTATTAAATATATTTATTGTATAAATGAAAATAGACCTAATGTAATAAACAATCAATATGTTTTACCATTTGTATACTATACTATTAAAGGAACATATGATAAACAAAATACATTATTTAATGGTAATTTTGGAACAGGTAGTCAATCAATAGAAATATATACAAATATTATAGATGAATTTAATAATGATATAATAGATGAAAATAATATTGAATTAATTTATTAAAATAAAAAATAAGCATACATATATGACACCACCAGCAAAAAAACAAATAAAAGATTTTGAAGAGACATTAACTATAAATAATTTATCGTTACATTTAATACAATTTTGGGATAGTTTAAATAATAAATATATTACCAAAACATTAAAACATTCAACATTAATAAATAGTATAAGTGGTGTAAATATACTGTTTAATGATTTTTTAGTGTTAATTACTAATGCACAATTAATACCACAAACAGTTTATAGAATAACAGATTATAAATCTTTTAATTATTTAAATGGATATAACAATTTCATTGATGGAATTCCATCAACAACAAATTTTGATACTACTGCAATTTATGAAAGTTTAGAAGAAGTTATTTTAGTAACAGCAATAACTAATAATAAAATAGCACCGTTTACATATAGTGAAACATATCCTAATGATATTATATATTATGATCCAACAATTACTGGTATCAATACTAAAGGTAGAATTTTTAGACGAATAGATACAAAATTTAACATTGATGTATGTTGTGATTGGAGAAATATAAAATATAGACGATTTAATGCATCAACTTTAAGTGGTATAACTGGATATATTACTATTGGTAATATGAATAGTGCATATATTGATACTATTAATTTAAACGATTTTAATGATTTTAATATATTTAACAATAGTCCAGCAGCAACAAATTGTTTTAATATAGTTATTAAAACAGTACACGATAATAATTTTATATCATTTGATAATAATATTATTGTAAGTGGTAATAATGTTAATATATCATGTTCAACATTTTTTAATAATTATATAGAACAAGCAACTAACTTAAAAATGATGGATGAAGATGTTAAGAATAATATATTTAATAATATATATTTATGTAATTTTGAGTCTAATTGTATATCAAATGATATTTTCTTTATAAGAGGATGTAATATTAAAAATATTTTTAGAGACAATATTATACGTGATAATTTTGCAAGTAATAATATTAATACACCTTTTACCAATAATATTATTGGTAAAACCTTCACAAATAATCAAATTAATGGTGAATTTACATACAATAATATCCAAAATGATTTTAAATTGAATATTATTAATAACACATTTAATAATAATATTGTGTTAACTAATTTTCAAGTTAATATATTTAACACTATTGTTGATCTAATTGATTTTTCAGCAGCAACACATGTTTATAATGATTATACCTGTACAACATTGATCGGTAGTAATGGTACTAATTATTTACAATATTTTGATGGTACAACAACACAAACAACTGGTCTAAATTTATAAACATTTAAATAAAATTTCATATAAATTATATGAAATTAATAATAGTTGGTGCATCTGGGAGTGGAAAAGATTACGCATTAAATACATTACGTAAAAACGGATTAAATTGTGCTGTTAAATATACAACACGACCTAATAGAAATTTTGAAGAAAATGGTATTGATTATCATTTTATAAAAAATGATCAATTTGAAAAAATGATCATTAATAATACTATGTGTGTATATCAATCATTTAATATAAATAATGATATATGGTATTATGGTTTTTCTTCAAATAGTTTTCAAGAAAATGATATTTTTATATTAACACCAAAAGAGTTATTACATTTAGCACTAGATATTAGACAAAATTGTATTGTTTTATATTTAAATATAGATAAAGAAACCAGATATAATAGATTAATTTCACGTAATGATAATAATGATGATATAAATCGTAGAATTTTATCAGATGAAAAAGATTTTGAAAATTTTAAAGAGTACGATATTCAAATTAGTAATTCAAATTTCCATATACAACAGATCTACATGGCATTAAATTTAATATATAATTATAAATAATTACAATAATAAAATGGAATTAGCATCATGGATAAAAAAAGATAATGATAAATTTCCAATATTAGGTTTAGAAAGTTTTAATACGTTTTTAAAAGTATGTGCAGAATTTTCTGAGTGGGCATTAGACGATATAGGACTATCAAATAGAAATAATTCATATAAAATTTGGGTTTGTAAAATTAAACCAGAACAAATAAATAAAGTAAAAGAGATATTAGAACGTTATACATCAATGGCATTAATATTACAATATTATAATATTAATATTGTTGAAAATAATGCCATTGCATTATATGTTAAATTAGATTGGGAAGAAAATAAATGGGTTATGAGTTATGGTATAACAAATAATAAAAAATTATTTAAAGGTGGTGAATTTGATTATACTTTTAATACTGAATTACCAGAAAATAAAATATTAAAATATATTATAGAAGATATAAATGATTTTAATCCACGAGAACATTTATTATTATTCATCATTAAAAAAAATATATTTTTATTTGATCCTGGTTATTGTCAAATTTCAGATCCTTTAATAGTTGATAAAGAAATTGTATTATCAACATATAATTTAGGTCAATGGATAGAACAAGATATAGCTTTAGGTGAAGCTGAAAAATATTTAAATGTATTTAAAAACTGGGTTAAAACACAAAAATGGTGGAACCAAGTTCATTTAATTGTTAGACCAAGAAAAAATAAATGGATGGATTTTGTAATTAAATTAAAATAATTTATATATTTGTATTAAACTTTTATTAATACACTAATATAATAAATATGAATAAAGAAATTAACATAGTTTATATGGATTTTGATGGTTGCATTGCAGATACCCCACATCATGATTTTGGTAAACAACAATGGTCTGATTATTACGGTATACCATATCCACATATTGGTTGGTGGGGCAGATTAGAATCAATGGATCCTGTTGCATTTAATATTAAAACACATCCAGAACAACATGCAGAATGGATTAAATATAATGCTTTAGGGTATAAATCATATATTCATACATCACGTCAACCGAAATTTGAACCATTAATTGCTGGTATTTTAAAAAATAACAATATAAATGTTGATGGTATTTTAACAGTTAAAGGAAACATTACTAAAGGTGAAAGAATTTTACTAGAAGTTAAATCGTTTATTGAAAATGGTTATGTTGTAAAAAATGTTGTTTTTTTCGATGATAGACAAAAAGAAATTGTTACAGTAGAAGCAGTTAAAGAAGAATTAAATCAACTAGGTGTATTAATCGATATTATTAAAGTAGAATCTGATGCATTAGATTAATTCAAAATGAAATAAAATAAAATTTATAACCTTGATAATATTATCAAGGTTTTTTTTAAACAAAAAATTAATAATTCATATAAATGTATGTTAAATGAAACAGAAAATTTATTAGCGCTTGTAAACAATGATGCTAAAGTAAAACAAATTAAAAGAGCAATAAGATTAAATAAATTTTTAAAAATTAAAAAAATTTTAAAAATTATTGTATTAATATTTTTAGGTGTTGTATTATTATTTTTTCCTGTTCAAACTGGTACAATTATTGGTACATGGATAAATGAATTTTTTGTAACAATTTATAAAAATATTATTAAATAAAAGAATGGAAAACGCAAAAGACATAGCTGAAGAGTTATATAGAAGTTTTAAATCTCAAGTACTTTGGAAAGAAGTTGATTTTAAACGTATTGAAAAATTCAAAAAGATTATATCTCGTAGGTTTATATTAGAATTAAATACAGAAGTTCAAAAATTATCTATTAGTAGTGAAGAAATTATAGAAATAAAAAAAGTTGCTGATACATTAGTTTTACCAACAGATAATTTAGTTCAAGTAGATCATCAAACACTATTACAAAGAATTGTTGAAGCACAAGATGAACAATTTAATATAAATGAAAATAATATAATTGAAAACGATTTTCCTACTCAAGGTATAGATGCAGCTAAAGTACTTATGTCTGAATTAAATAAAGCTGTAAATTTGTTAAAAGATAAAAGATATTTTATTACAATTGAATGTGATGGAATTATTAAAAAACCAAATTTTCAATTATTTAAAGATGCAGATATAATTGAAAAAAATTTTAGAACAGATCAAATAACACGACAAAGATCAATATTTAAAGGATATGTTGATACACATGATAGAGTAAATATATATGAAACAATAAAAGAATATTTTATAAATGCTGGTATATCTGATATAATCGAAGTTTCTATTGATGAAATACCTGTACGATATAAAGATATTTGGCAAAATAGAACAAAATTATAAATAATATAAAAAAATTCAACACATGTTGGATTTTTTTGTTTATATTTGTTTAATAAAAAAATAAAAAATATGCAAAAAAATGTTAGTGTTGTATTGATTAACGAGCACGGTAACGTGTTATGTGTTTCAAGAAAAGATAATCATTTAGATTTTGGAATGCCTGCTGGAAAAGTTGATGATACTGATTTAAATGAATTGGAAGCAGCTCATCGTGAAGTAAAAGAAGAAACCGGATTAGATATAAATAATTTAAGATTGATTTATGCTAATTGTGAAAATGAATCTATGGGATATACATATTTAGCAGATTATTCAGGTGTAATTGAGTTTAACGAACCACATGTTGTTAAATGGGGTTCATTTAAAGATTTAATTGCTGGAACTTTCAGTAAATGGAATGAAAATGTATACAATTCATTAATTGAAATGAAAATTAATGTAAATATTAAATAAAATATTTTTTATTCAAAAAGTTTAGTATATTTGTCGAGTATAAATTAAATAAATTAAAATATAATATGTCAAAATTTAACATTCATGCAAAATTAACAATAATTGAACAGGATTCAATTGATAAATATTTACAAGAATTGCGTTTAGATAAAACAACTACGCCGTTATCTCGAGCTGAACAAAATAGTTTATTTAGTCAATACAAAATGACAGGTGACAAACTAATTAAAGATCGTTTAATTAAATCAAATTTACGATGGGTTATATCTGTTGCAAAACAATATACTTATACAAAAGTTAAATTAGCAGATTTAATTAATGAAGGAAATATTGGTATGATTGAAGCAATAGATAAATTTGATGTTTCTCGAGAAACGTCATTTATTACATTTGCGACAAATTACATTAGATTAGCTATAACATCATATATTAATGACGTTGCTGTAGATATTCCACAACCAGCTAATCGTTTTAGAATTAATCGTTTAATTAAAAAAGCATTATTAGATTTAAAAATATGTGGAAACAATACACCATCAGATTATCAATTAGTTGAATATTATGCATCAATTAAAAAACAATGTGATCCAATTTTAAGTGTTTCATTATTGAATGAAGTAAGAAACAATTCTAAAGATTTTGTATCAATGCATACAAGTGTATCATCTAGTAGTGAAGATTATGAATTAATTGATACATTTAAATCTTCAAAAGAATGGAATGCAGATTTTGAAATGGAAAAAACTGAAAAAACAAATATTTTAAATGAATATTTAAAAAAACATTTAAATGAGCGTGAATTAGAAATTATAACAATGTCATTTGGTTTAATCACACAACTGTCAATGACAAATGAAGAAATTTCATTTCGAACAGGATATACTCGTGAAAGAGTTGGACAAATCATAAAAGAAGGTGTTAAAAAATTAAGTAAAAATAAAAACATTTTAAATGGTTTAAGTGAAACAAACTATAGCATTGTTTCTTAAAAAAATAAAATAATAAACCCCACACTTTTATGTGTGGGGTTTAATTTATATAATTGTTTAGATATTAAAAAAATATATGGAGAGTAATTATACTGATTGTTTACAATATATACCAGATTTAAAAAAATATGTTAAAAAATGTGTAGGCGGAAGTGAATGGGAAGATGTTGTACAAGATACATTGTTATATTTATTTTTAAAGTATGATAATATTAATGTTACAAATGTTAAAGGTTTATTAATAAATACATCACTATTTTTTATAAAAAAACATTTATCATATAATAGTAAAGTAAATACGTGTGAAATTAATGATACAAATATTATTATAGATTATAATAATGCAAATATTAAAATTGGAAAATATAATTCTATTTTAATAGATGATACATTATTTAATAATATTAATAGAGTATCAAAATCTTTATTTATACCATTCCAAATGCAATTAAATGGTAAATCTATAGAAAGTATAGCTAAAGTATTAAAAATAAATGAAAACACTATTAAAACACGAATAAGACGGTGTAAGTCTGTATTAAGAGAAAATATAATATTATGAATAATAAATTAAAATTAGATGATCGTATGAAACAATACGAACATATTAATAGAAACTATTTAATTCCTAACATGTATAATGTTATTCGTTTAGATGGTAAAGCTTTTCATACATATACAAAGCAATTTATTAAACCATTTGATGATGTATTTATTAATGCAATGAATGAAACTGCAAAATATATATGTGAAACAATGCAAGGTGCAAAATTTGCTTTTGTACAAAGTGATGAAATATCTATATATTTTACAGATACTGATAACCATGAACAACAATTATGGTTTGGTGGTAATATACAAAAAATAGTATCAGTAGCAGCATCTAAAGCAGCAGCAAAATTTAACCAAATTATATTTTTACATAATTCAAAATCTACAATAGAAGAATTACAACAACTACAATTAGCCGAATTTGATGCTCGCGTTTTTCAATTACCAAACAAACATGAATTATTAAATTGTTTTATTTGGAGACAAGAAGATTGTATTAGAAATAGTGTATCTACTGTAGCACAATATTTTTATTCTACAAAAGAATTACATAAAAAAACAGTAAAAGATATGAAAACTATGCTACTTGAAAGTGGTAGAGCATGGGAAAATTATAATTCAAAATATAAAAATGGTAGATTTATTTCTAAAGAAATTTATATAAATGATATTTTAGTTGGTGATAATGAAACAGAAATTCGGTACCAACCAGATAATGAAGGTATTTTTAAATCTAAATATGGTAGAGCATTACAATTAAACACGTCTGAAAATGATGAAATTGATTGGTGTGATATTAAAATTAAAAAAATGAGATCTTTTTGGAATATTTCTAATGCTAATATATTTTTAAACGTTAGAGAAACATTAATAAAAAAATATTTTCATAATGATAAATAATACAAATAAATTTATAATTATAAATGATAATCTAATTTCAATCAGTGATATTGTATTAATTAAACCTGCATTATATCATAATGGATATTCTGCATCATTTTCAATTATATTTAATAATAATAATATTGAATTGAATCAATATTATTATTATAATGAGTTTAGTAATAATTATGATAATTCTCCAACAGTCACTAAAAACATTATTAAAAACTCTATATTAGATTTTTTAAATGATGAAATATTAAAATTTAAATTTTTATTAATAAATAATGACATTAATAAAAATTTAAATTATTTACAAACAAGTGATTTAAAAGAAAAATATGAAAAATGTGAAATTTATGAAAATATGATAAATGATGTTAATAATTTATAAAATAAATATATGAAAATAATAATAGATAATGATGGTGATGCAATTTTCTTACATAAAGAAAATATTAAGAGTATTTCAAAAATAAAAAGTAATAGTTCTTATCTTTATTTTAATGTTAATTGGATAGATGGAGCAGAGAATTCATTTATTTTTGAATATTCAAATTATGATATGGATAAAGATATTTTATTAAATAAAATATCAAAAATACGTTTAGATATACTTAGTGATTTAAATGGTGGAATTAATCCTGAAATAATGTTTCCGGAAATTAATTTAAAAAAAGAAATTAAATTAACTACTCATCCAAATATATAAAATAAATATATAAAATAAATAAATAAATAAATAAATATGGACGTTTTCCTTGGTGGTACATGTAATAATTCTGAATGGAGAGATGAATTAATACCTTTATTAAATTGTGATTATTTTAATCCTGTTGTAGATGATTGGACAGAAGATGCACAAAAATTAGAATTACAAAAACGCATAGAATGTGATTTTGTGCTTTATGTAATAACACCAAAAATGACTGGTGTGTATTCATTAGTCGAAGCTACAGATGATTCAAATAAGAGACCACAAAGAACTATATTTTGTGTTCTTACAAATGATGATGGTAACGAATTTACAGAATCACAATTAAAGTCATTAGAAATGACAAAAAATTTAATTAGAAATAATAATGCTAGAGTTTTTGATACGTTACAAGATATTGCAAGTTTTTTAAATTATATGAATTTGGTACCAAATTAAACTTAATTGTTTTTATTCTGTATAATAATTCTAAATAACAAAAATAAAAAGAATTAAAATTATTATTATGGACAAGAATCAAATTTTTACAGAATTAGAAACATTATGGGAAGCATTTAAAGCAGAACATGAATCAACAAAGAAAATTGCAGGTGGTAGAGCTAGAAAAGCAATTGGTGAAATGAAAAAATTAGTTACACCTTACCGTCAAGCATCTGTTGAAGCAGGAAAATTATAAAAAATAAATAAAAATTTTTATATATCAAAATAAATTCTTATATTTGTTTTGTAAAAGTAAAAAGGGAAGAAAAAAAATTAATATATACAATTAAGAATGAAAAATTTATCAAACATATTAGTGGATCGTTATTATGATCGTGAACCGGAGAGATTACTTGGGACTAACAATGTTATGTGTAAATTTTAATTATTAAAAAGATATTAAATTTTTAAACAAATAACTGAAAAGTCCCTTAGCAATAAGGGACTTTTTTATTTTAAATCATATGCTCCTATCGTCTAACGGTCAGGACTCTACCTTTTCAAGGTAGCAATGAGAGTTCGATTCTCTCTGGGAGTACAAAAAATAAATTGTAGTGTACAATAGGTGAAATTTGTATATGAATGGTAAGACAGCTCGAGACTGTATTTATTTTTTTTAACTAGATGCTTGAGCAGTTGGTTGAACTCGCCTGTTTTGGGAACAGGAGCATTTGCGTAGGTTCGAATCCTACCATCTAGACATAAATTATTGATAACAAACAAGTTACAATAAAAAATATATTTACTAGTAATGTTTAGTAAATTAAAGATAATAGTTGGATAATGAAAATATGAGCTGTAACTTGTATAATAGTAATTATAAGCTAGAATATAGAAATGATATAATATTTAAGTATTATTACAGTAAGAAAGAATTAAATTGAATTGAAGTATTTTTTATGTGTGGTGTAATTGGATAGGCACGCTTGCGTTGAGTGAGTAGATTATTGGTTCGAATCCAATACATGAAACAAAAAATAAGGTCCATTGGTGAAATGGTATCATGACTCACTGTCTATGAGTTGTCGTCGGATCGTAACCGGCATGGACCGCTAAAGAAACAAAAATAATAAAATAAGGTCCTGTAGCACAATTGGTAGTGTAACTTGTTGTCTGCGAGATGGTTGACGGTTCGAATCCGTTCAGGACCGCAATAAACTGAGTTAGTGTACTACAAGTTCGAAACTTGTGATCTTGACAAAAAAAAATTAAAAAAGATGAAAAAAATAATAGTAAATAAAAATGTAATGATAAGTGTAAGAAATATTTCTTATTCATATTATTATAACTTATTGAAATCTCAATGAGACTGAAATTGTATTTTAACAAATTTTAAGTCCTATTGAGAAATCAGTAGGACTTTTTTTATAACCGACAGTATGCAAGTGGTTAAAGCAGGGGGATTGTAAATCCTGTTACAGTCAATTCGAATTTAATATATAAAGATAAAAAACTATATATGTGTGATTTGAAAAAATGTGAAAATTGTGATAACGATCATAATGGTGATTATGGAAGTGGAAGATTCTGTTCGAATAAATGTGCTAGAGGATTCTCAACCAAAAATAAACGAAAAGAAATAAATAAAAAAGTAAGTAATACATTACAGTTAAAATTAAATAATGGATTAACAACACAACAAGTAATACAAAAAAAATATGCAGCTAAACACGCTTCTTATATTAGAGAAACTGAAATAACTACATTATATGATTTAAGTACACGTACAATAAGTAAAATATTAAAAAGATTAAAATTACCATGTTCATTATGTAAATGGTATGTTGAAGATGTTGTTGGTGATTTACATCATATAATAGAAAGAAAAAATGGTGGTTCAAACAATCATGATAATTTAACATATGTATGTCCTAATTGTCATAGATTAATTCATTCTAATAAAATAGATAATAGTAAAATAATAAATCTTAAAGATTATATTGGTGACGAATGGAAAAAATATTATTATGTAATCAATAAAAAATTAATAAACAAATAATTTGTTCTCTTCGGAGTTCGTAAGTTCAAATCTTACCTGTCGGACCACAACAATTTTAAGTTGTACTTCTAATTTTATTAAATTAAAACATAAATATGTTGATGTATTTTTGTTTTAATTTTTTTGTTTATATAATTGTATTCATAACAATTTAAACAAAGTTAAACAATTCATATATAATACTATAGAAAATATAGTAAATATAGTAAAGCTATGGGAACAATAAAAGATTATATACAAGAAAGAATAACATTAAATCATTTACCTTTAAATATTAATGAATGTTTAGCTGTTATAGAAACATATGAAACAATATATTCTAATGTTTCAGAGAAAGAACGTTTTTTTTTATTTATCAAAAATAAAGTTGGAGAAATACTAACAAATATTGATGAAGATTTGTCTGAAATTTTAGGATGGTTACATGTACATAAAAGTAAACAAGATATAGTTTATTTTTTATTTGAAACCGAAGAAGATTATTATAATTGGTTAAGTGTTCGTAAAGATTTATATTTACAATTAAATGAAGATTACACAAGATTATTAAATTTTTTAGAATTATCGACTATGGATTTCATTTCTGATATAACTACTAATTGTAATTATATCTTAGAATTAAAAAATAAAAAAACAGATTTTAAAAAAGAAGGATATGGTGTTGATGTTGAATCAACAATATCATTCATTAAATACTTAGGTGCATCATTTAAAAAAGGATATAACTTTAAACCAACAAAAATATGAAAATAAAATTTTTGTTTTTCAATACTTTTGATAGTACCGAACCATGTGATATTAAAATACTTTCTGGTAATAGTTTAAAAGAAATACTTTCAGATAATTATACTATTAATGATACACATTATAACGATTATAATGATATAGAAAAAACATTATTAAATGGTGGTAAAGTTGTACTTGATGAATCATCTGATAAATCAGATGATCCACAATTTTGGCATGAAGACGATTGGATTATAAAAATAGAAATAATAGAAATATGAATACAATTAAAATAAGACAATACACACCACCACAATTATCAGTTTTTGATTTCAATGATCAATTTATTGGATTTATTAACCATTATGAAGAATTTAAATCGTTACAAAATGATATTTTTAATAATGCTATTACTGGTTATTACGCTACTTATGGTGAACATAAAATAATTTTTACAGAATTTGGTTATGTTGGTATAGATAATATTATATTTTTAAAATCACTTTATAATATAAAACATGAATATTAAAAATATTGATGTTAGTAAAATTTCAGATTTAATTTTATTAACAAAAGATTTAAGAAATTTCAAAAGTGAAATTGTATTAAAAGCAAAATTAGAAGCAATAAACAATTTTTTTAAAACACATAATTTAGATTCTTGTGTTTTAGGTTTATCTGGTGGTATAGATTCATCAGTTGTTTTAATGTTATTATTAGAAGCATCAAAATTATCAGAATCACCAATTAAAAAAGTGATTGGTGCATTTATGCCAATTTATTCTCAAGGTATTACTGGACAAGATGCTGCTAATGTATATGTAAATCAATTATTATTATTTCTTGCAGAAAGTTATAGTGTATTTAATTATAGAAAAATAGATTTAAGTATAGTTTCAAACGAATATAGTAAAACATTAAATATACGTGATAAACGAACAGTTGGACAAATTGATTCTATTATTAGAACACCTGCAATGTATGGTCTTGCTGCTGATTTACAATATAGAAATTTTAAATCTATTGTTGTAGGAACTACAAATAGAGATGAAGGTGCATATATCGGATTTTATGGTAAAGCAAGTGATGGAATGAATGATCTTCAACCAATTGCTGATTTACATAAATCAGAAGTTATTGAATTAGCAAAATTGTTAAACATTGATAAACATATTATAAATCGTCCACCAATGGGTGATGTTTGGGATGGATCATTAGATGAAGATACAATTGGTGCACCTTATTGGGCATTAGAAATGTATCAAATACTTATGGAATTTAATGCAACATACTTAATTAATAGAGTTACAAATTGTCCAGAATTAATCAAATATGTATTAAATATAGAATCAATTCATAATATAAATGCTCATAAATATATGGTTGGTTCTCCAAGTCATTATATCGATGTAATGAATAGAAAAATAAAATAATATATAAAAATATGAAAAAACTTTTAATAAGTATAATGTTCATAATTTCTGTATTTACAGTAATTGGGCAAATAATATATAGTTGGACACCTAATGTAAATCCAGGTTGGACATCAAGTAATCCATCAGTAAGTACGTTAGGTTGGCAATCTGTTGCTAATATTGTATCTACATCTGACCAAGTTGTAATAAATGGTGGGTGGTATACATATGATGATTCACAAATAACAACATATACTAGTCCATTAATTAATACAACCTGTTTATTATCTAGTGCTGTTGTAATAAATTTCACTTTAGATATAAATTTAGAAAACCGAAGGGATTGGTTATATTTTCAATATTCATCAGATGGTGGAACAACATGGTTAAATCCTGTAGTTACTAGTGGTTCTATTAATAATTCTTTTGTAAATTTATCACCATTTCTACCTTTAACAGCATGGGTTAATAATAATTCAAACAGAAATGGTTGGACTAATAATATAGGGGTTATAAATTTAAGTTATACAATACCATCGTCTATTAATTCAAGATTTAGATTTATTTTTGCTTCGAACTTCGCTGTTAATACATATGGGTCAAATTTTATATATTATGCTGATATTTCTGTTTTCCGTATATTATGTACAACACAGTTACCCATTGAGCTTATTGATTTTGTTGGATATAATGAAATTGATAATGTATTAGAATGGGAAACAGCTACCGAAAAAAATAATGATTATTTTACATTAGAACATTCAGAAAATGGTACTGATTGGAATATAATCGGTAGAGTTGATGGTAAAGGTGATTCACAATCAAAACAATCATATAATTTTAAACATCAAGATTTTAAATTTATAACAAATTATTATAAATTAAGTCAAACAGATTTTGATGGTGTTGTAAGAATATATAATAATCATGTAGCAATTAACAACACACAAGGCTTTAAACACATAGTTAGAGTTATTAATTTATTAGGTCAAACAGTTGATATAAATACAACAGGTGTAAAGATTGTTATATACAGTGATGGAACAATTAAAAAAATAATGTAAAAATATTTTTTTATTTAAATATTTTTTATATATTTGTTATATGAAAATATTAATAAATTATTTAAGTGTACTTTTAGATTTAAAATCATTGATGTTTTATTTTAAACGTTCTTGTGTGATGGTTGAGATTTATAAATCAAATATCTATCATAGATTTGTACCAGTATCTAATGTTTTAGTTGAATCAGATTATGCTATTAAATTTGGACTTGATTCAAGTCATACTAATCGCATAATTAAAGAAAAAGAAAAAACAAATTTACCCATACCTAGAGAATTATATGATAACCGTACAGGATATTATATTGATGGAACACCAATTGTAACTAGATTACATCCATTACATGATAAACAATTAGTTTGTAAAAAAACAGGTAAAAGATATGTAATTGATACTGTTCATTATACAAATTATTATGGGAAACATATAATGTTAGGTATGCGTCAAGAAGGATCTAAATCACATAAACATATTACTTGGACTAATATTTCATGCCGTGAACCAGATACAGTTAAATCTATTAAAGAAAATTCAAAAAAATATATAATAGAAGATAAAACATATTTTGAAGAATATTAATCAATAAAAAATACAACAATAAAAACATGAAAAAAATATTAATTTTTTTATTATTATTAATTAGTAATAATTTATTTACACAAATAGTAGTAAAAACATATTCAAATGATCATACACTTATATCAAAAATTGAAACCGAAACATCTATTGAAATTAATTTATATTTAAATAAAAAAGATATTGCAAAAATTATAAAATTTAATGTATATGATGGTGATGAAAAAATTGCTATGTCTAATTATGAAATTAAAAAAAATAAATTTTATGGTAATATATGGGATTGTAATTTAGTTGATAGTAATAACAATAAATTCAAAATGTTATTATTAATTTATGAAGATGAAGATGAAGATCAAATAAAAATGATTACATTCTTATATAAAGATAAATATATAATATTCACTGGTAATTTAACATATTAAAAATGATTAAAAGTATAACAGATATTAAAATAAGTAAACCATTATTATTAATAAGTGAAATACGTAAAGATTTTCCTAATAAACCATTTCATGAAATTAAAGAATTTGTTGTTTCATTAATTAAAAATAAAGAATTATTAGTAAGTGATAATTCTGAAAATCAAGAAATATATAGATTATTAATTTATTCTGATAATATTGTTGGTGTTTTTAAAAACATAGACGAAGATAATTATACAGAACCATCTAAGAACAATACAGAATTAATTAATAATGTATTAGAAAACAAATTAGGTTTAACTGATTCGGAAAGATGGTTTAATATACAAACTAAAGAAAATAAAGAATACGTTAAACAATTATCAATTATTTTTAACCCAAATTTAATAGCACACTAATGAAATTATTTATACCGGAAATTGGAACTGAATTTATACTAACTAAAGATTGGTTATTTAAATTAATTCTTGAAAAAAGAAATAATAAATTAATTAAAAGATTTTATCCAAATTATTATAATGAGTCATATTCATATTACAGTTATGTAATTGCTGATATTCTTGAATTTAAAGGTCAAGTATTACAATCAAATATATTACATGCACTTATAAATAATATACCATATAGAAGTGATATGACAAAAGATGGAAGAACACAATTTAAATTAGATTTATATAATTTATGGATGGATAATCCAACAGAATGGATAGCTGAAGAAAAATTAGATGCAATATGTTTACCAGTTGGAACAGTATTAAAAGTAGATCGTATTTATATTCGTAAAGGTAAAGATATGTCAAATTATTCATCTATATCATTTTATGCACAATTACCAGGTGATAAATCAAAAATTAGATTTTTTGCAAAACTTGATGATGTGAATACAATTGAATGTGAATTAAAATTATAATATTTTCACTATTGAAATTATATGTATATATTTGTATCAATAATATTATAATTAAAAAATGATTAAACTTAATGAATTAATTGAATTAGGATTTTATGTTAATATACATAATAATAATGAATATTTTCTATATGGTTGGGAATATTTATATGTAGTTAGTTCTTGTGATTTTTTTTGTATATATGATGGTTGTGGTGAAGAAGAGTTTATAGCAAAAATATATAATTTAGAACATTTAAAAGAAATTATAGAATTATTACCAGAAAATAATTAATATGGAAAAACATTTTGTATCATATGATATTGCATTAGTATTAAAAGAATTAGGTTTTGATGAAATGTGTTTTGGTTATTATTATAATCAAGGAGATCTTAAAATAACAAGTGGTATTTATAATTTGACTAAAACTTGTATATTGGCACCAATATATGATCAAGTATTTGATTATATTAGTACTATTTTTAAAATTGATTGTAATATTATATCTTTTGGAAATAAATTAAATTGTTGGGAATTTACTATTTGTAATATAGTTAATTCAAAAGATGATAATTTGGATTATGATTCATCATATAATGAATTATTATTTGATACACCAAAAGATGCAAAAGATGCATGTTTGAAGATGGTTATTGATATAATACAAAGAAAAAATGGATAAAATAGTACATAGGACAAAACCAAATAAAAAATCTTTACCAGGTTTTTTTGAACCAACTATAGAAATTAATTTACATCCACATCCTAGTATTCAAACAATACCTGGATTTTCTAGTGATGATGCAGTAATTTTAACAAATATATTATCTAAAGATGTGTGTAATAAATTAATCGATTATATGCACACATCAGATAACTTTGAAAGTGTTGGTGTTCAAGGAATGATAGATAACGAAGACAAAAAAATTGGGTCTCTTAGAACGAGTATATGGACACCAAATGTTGCAGAACAAATTTGGGATAAAATTAAAACATATTTGTCAATACAACATTGTGATAATAATAAAGCAACTGATTGGTGGCAAGGATTATGTCATAGTGTGATAACATATAATAATGTGACAACATATGTACCTGTTGCAGTTTCACCATTATTACGATTTATGAAATATGGTAAAAATGGTCAACATTATGCTCATTATGATGCATCATTTATTTATCCTGATAATGAATATCGATCATTAAAATCGATGATTATTTATTTAACATCAAATGATGGAGCAGCAACTAGATTTATTAATGATGGACAATCTGATATTGATATTTGGAACCGTAAACATGAAGATTGGAATAGACCAGTAACTGATGATGAAATTATTGGTAAATCTGAATGTATTCAGGGTAATGTATTAATTTTTGATCATAGAATTTGTCATGATGTTCAAAAATATATGGGTGATGATGTTAGAATTATTATCAGAGGTGATATAATTTATAAATTAAATATATGAAAAAAATAGAAGAATTAAAAAACGAATTACAACAATATCAAAAAGATTATATCAAAATTTCGGCAGAAAGAAGATTTTTAAAAAAAATTATTTTATCAACATTAAAAAATATTGATAATTTAGAACCAAAATCAGTATTTTTTAATATACATGCAAAATTAATTTACCGTGATGTAGATTTATGTGTAGATTTTATTAGAGAAAATTCTAGTGTAACATCAACACAACTAATTACATATTTAAATACGATATTAACAGATCTTGAAAAAAGATGGCCAGAAGATAAACCATTAGATGGAAATTATTTTATGGCACGTGTTGGTAATAAATTAAAATTGGATTCTCGTATACGATATGAAAAGAATGGTATTGGTATGGCTGGAAAAAAAACAACAATTTGGGAAATTAAAATATAATAATTATAACTATATTTACAACATGAAATTAAAATTTGAACCATATTATAATAAGTTGAGTGAAAATATTGCTATATCTACTGGATATTTTGAACCGACACATGATGAAATTAATTGGAATGAACATGTAAATTTACCATGTACACCAATTAATTTTTTAAGAGAATGTAATGATATTCATAAACCAGCAATATTAATATCTACTGGAGCACATTGTCCAATGCATAAAGGACACATTAGTATTATGACTAATGCCAAAAAATCTGTTGAACAAGCTGGATATACAGTGATTGGTGGTTATTTATCTCCAGGTCATGATGAATATATTAATCAAAAATTAGGTAATGATGCAATGAACATTTCAAAACGTATGCAATGGGCAAATAATTTACTTAATGAAAATAAAAATAATAATTGGTTAGCCATTGATCCATGGGAAGGAGTTTTTGCACCTGGTGCTGTAAATTTCACATCTGTTGTATATAGATTACAATTGTATATTAAAAAGTTTTACAAACATGCTGAAAATGTAAAAATATTTTTTGTATGTGGTGATGATAATGCGAGATTTATGGTACCATTTGAAAATACTGATATAGGTACTGTAATAGCAACACGTCCCAATTATGAAGAAATAAGATTACAATATAAAAATGTATCAACTACAAATAATGTAATTTTTGCTGATAGTGGTATAAATACATCTTCTACAGAAGTTCGTAAAAGTAAAGAATATACAGATTTCAAAAATACAAAAGATGTTCAAGCTATTGTTAGATTAAAATACGATAGTACAAATCATACAATTTTAAATATATTAAGAGAATATTATTCTAATGTTTGGCCACAATATATAGATAAACAAATTACATCTTTAAAATTCACAGATTTTAAATATCCAATTATTAATATGGATAGTGAAATTGATTTGGGTACAAAATTAGAAATTTCAAGATTGTATGATAATTTTGGACAAAAACAATTAGGTTATACAAATAGACCAGGTTCTAAAGATTTAGAAACACAATTTTATGATATTAATAGTCAAGATATAAAAGAATATTATTTATTCGATGATGATATTTTTACAGGATCTACAATGAAATATGTTGAAAAATGTTTATCTAATTTTAATATTTTAATTAAAGGCCGATTAAGTTTTATATCTGGAAATACTGAACACGAAGTTGTAGACATAAAAGATTTTTTAATGTATGATGGTGGTGGATTAGTTACTAAAATCGATAATGAATTAGTACGTATACCATACATTTATCCTTTTGTTGATCCATCAACTAGAGCAAGTATTAAAAATCCATTACAGTTCTCTATTGATATGTGGAAACAATCAGAAAATTATTATTATAATGTACTTACACCACCAATATTAATTGGTGAACATGAACATCTTAGATATTTAATACAATTGGGATTTAATGCTAATACATCAATGCAAGAAGTGTGTGCATATTATTATACATTTCTAACAAAAATAAAAAATTACGAATTATGAATTTAATAGAAAAATATAAAAAAGATCCTAATGTATTAAACATATATCAATTTGGTTCTTTCGTTTATGGTACAAATTCAATAAATTCTGATATAGATTTAATTTTAATAGTTAATGAATATTTTGATTCAGAAAATATTGATGTACACGTTTATACCGTTAAAGAATTTGAATTATCTTTACAATTGCATGATATTCAATCTATTGAATGTGTATCAGCAGACTATAATTTTTGTTATAAAAAATCAATTAATTTTGAAATACCTAAAATTGATTTACAACAATTACGTAAATCGATTTCAACTATTTGTAATAATAGTTATGTTAAGGGTAAAAAGAAATTGATTGTTGCTGGTGATTACGATATGTATATTGCAATTAAATCTGTTTTTCATTCATTACGTATTTATGATTATGGTTATCAAATTGCATTGTATGGACATATATACAATTTCGGTTCAGTTAATTATATTTGGGATGATTTATTAAAACTATCAGAAAAATATAAAAGAGTAGAATTATGGAATCAAATTGAATCTAAATACAAAAAAACATTTAATGAATTTGCAACTAAATTTAAAAAAGTTGCACCTAAAGATTTAGATGAAAACGATAAAAGAAAACAATTGGAAAATTTGTTGATAAATACATTTGGAGAATTAAATGATACATTAAAATATAGTATTTTATCTATATTTGAAAAATAAATAATATAATTGTAAATATGAATATATCATCAAACATTATTATCGGATTACAATATGCAAAATTTTGTAATTTTTATAATAACTTACGTACATATACATTAGAATTAAATAATGTATATCCAAATACTAATGACGAGTTATTAATCGCGTTGTGTATACATATAATTAAAGTAAATAATAAAGAATTACTAGAACATGTATACTTTACAAGTAATAAAAACGGTATTCGTAAATATACATATACTATAAATAAAGAAAATGATAATCCATTATGGGTTGATTGTGATTACGATTTAGAATTGAATGATATAAAAGAATATATTTCACTTCAACCAAATATTCACAATTTAGATTATTTTTATAAAAATGTGTAATAATGAAAGTTTTTGATTTACTTAAAAATGTTAAAACCACATTGGTTTGAAGATATAAATAAATTATGAATCAGATATTGATATGCCTTTTATTGCAGTTTGTGTTATTTATACCATTTTATTTTATTTGGAAAAACGACTGCAAAAAAATAGGTAAAGACAACTTAGCAGTAAGTTTGGCAGAAAGATTCTTTTATTGGTTACTTTTTTTCCCAATTTGGTTAACTGGGATGGTATCGTAACTATGGATGCTAAAAAATTATAAAGATTTGTGACCAAAAGTTTATATAAACTCAAGGTTATTGTCATGTTTCAAATAATTTATTAAAAAATATTCAATTACCAGTATAAATATCAAATATTATTATTATATTTGTGTAAATTAAATATAGAAAATGAATAGAACAAAATTAAATTGGTTGAAAGTATTACGTTTCTTCTTTGGTCCTAAATATAAACCATACAAACCATCATTATTAAAAATACAAAAAAGTGTTGATCCAAATGGTAATGATTTAGATGCTAATGATTTAATGTTTGCTAAAAACAAATTAAAAGGCATTAATGCACTTACAGTCGATAGAAATGTATGTCATTATGACTATGTTAAAAACACTTGTAGATGTGGTATAACATTACAAAAATTAAAAAAAGATGAAAATTGTCCATTAAAATAATAATAGTATGGAATTATTAAAATATATATTTTGGAAAAAACATGTTTGTGTTTTTTTTAACCCATTAGCATCAAGATATGTTTCTTTTAATTGTAGAGATATAGCTTATTCATGCACATGTGGTAAAAAAACTATAAAAAGAGTACATGCATATCAAGATCAAGCTTTTCCTATTGAAACTAATATGTTAATGAGTACAAAAGAACTTGAAAATATAGCTAAAAATTAATAGTATGCTGATTAAAAAAGAACACATAGAACAACATTTTATTATAAATAGAGATTGGAAAGCTTTATTTATTTCAAAATTTCCTAATTGGACAAATGAAACGTGGGAACGAGATGTTTTATCAATTTTTGAAGCAAATGGGTACCGTTATGATATTCAAATAATCCAAATTCTAAATTGTATACTGCTGTTAAATGTATTGATTTATATGGTCCAATAACAGAAGAAAATGATGATGGTTTTGTAATTGGTCTAGGTGATGTAAATATTTCTAGTGCAATACAACAATTATTAATAATGGTTATATGTGATTTTTTAGTTGATTTTAATACATTTAAATAATGAAAGAGTATAAAGATATAATAGTATTAGAAAATGATATTGAACATATTGGTTTGAATCGTTTTTTAGGAATGGTTTTAAAAAATGAAACCGTAAATGTTGACATGTTTTGGGATTTTTCATCTACATTTCATTATGAAAGAGAAAAATCCTTTGAAAGATTAAAAGCTATCAATTCAGATACATTAGTTTTAACTAATCCATCATTTGTTGGTTCTGATAATTCATTTAGTGGTTATCTTGGATTATTTCTTTTATTAAAACAAATGAATATTAAATTAGACGTTGCTATTATTTATTATGATGGTTTTTTTAAATATTTAATTGATTTTATGTATGGTGAATCAAATTATTTAAAAAATCAAAATAATCATAGAATGTTGCAAGAAGTTTTAGAATTTCATACAATTTATGAAATTGATTTTAATAATGTTAATTTAAATAATGGTACTATTAAAAATTCAAGTAAACTAATTACTTGGGATAATTTAAATAGTTATTATTTTGAAACACATCGTAAATTACCTAAAACGATGATGCGAGTTAAAGCAACAGGTGAAGTATATCATTTAATTTATATAAATAAACATGTAAATAATTTAGAAGATATGGAATTTGAATTACTTATAAGTGAAACACCATTTAAATCTGAAAAATACACATTAAATCAAATCGAAAAAATATAATTATGACAAATAAAGAAGCAGGACAAGACGCATACCACGAAGCAAGAGCTTTTGGTCACTCAAAAAGTGAAGCACAATCCATTAGAAACAATTGGAAATATTCAAAAAATGATACTCGTAGTAATTCAAATCATTGAGATGATTCAGACGATTATGTGAATGATTCAGAACCATATTCACAAGATTGTATTGATGATTAAATAAAACAAATATGAAACATGCATCAATTTCAAATATACCAAACAATCCTAAAGAAATTTTAGATTATGCATTAACTAAATGTTTCGATTCTTGGGTAGATGAAAAAGGAACTAAAGATAATCCGGGTATATTTCAACGAAAATTAAGTAAATTAACACACGATGAAGCGTTTGATATAATACAAAATAATAAACCACATTGGGTATTTATATTTAGAAATCTTTCAAGTATATCAAAATCCAAAAAAGATTATTGGGATATTGGTGGTTGTAATATTGGTAGTAATAATTATGGTGAAGTATTTATATGGATTCATGTTACTGTTGAAGATGCAGAATTATTATTTAAAAAATTTAATCTTAATATAAAAGAACATGGTTAAAAGTAAAAAAATAAATCAAAATAATTTTTTTATTGATTTATTATAGCTATATTTGTTAAGACAAAAAAATTATATATGGCAAATTCATTAGATTTAACAAAATTAACAACTGACGAGGGTTTATATCTTAGAGCAAAAGCAACATATGCTATTGGTCAACCTATTATTGATGATGTTGAATTTGATATTTTAGAAGAACATTTAAGACAACAAGATTCGTTTGTTGTTGATATTGTTGGAGCAATTAAAATCAAAGGAAATAAAGTATCAATTTCTAAAGGAAAGAAATTGTTTATTGCACATACAACACCAATGGGTTCATTGGCAAAAATTCAGTTCAAGCCTGGTTATGTTCCACATCCAGAATTTTCACATTGGTTAACATCAAATGTTTTATCTAATACTGATCCTGTTTTAGAATTTGGTCCTAAGTTAGATGGTAATGCAATTAATATTACGTATGATAATGGACAATTAAAATCTGTTACATCAAGAGGTGATGGTATTGAGGGACAAGATTACACAAAATGTTATCCATCAAATATACCTAAATACATTAAAGGTTTTACAGGCGAAATTAGAGGTGAAGCAGTTATGGATGTTTATGTGTTTGATAATACATATGGACCTGATTCAAATGCTGTAAAGAAATATGCAAATGCTCGTAATATTGTAGCAAGTGGTTTAACTAAAGGTGATCCATCAATGATTGCTGATATTGATTTTATTGCATTTCAAATTGTAGATTTTACTGGAGACACAAATACACAATTAATTAAATGGGGATTTGATACATTAAATTTCTTAAAAACATATGCTTCATCACAAATGAATTTATTTGTATTTGAAAAAATGTATGCTGAATTTAAATACTATCGAGAAAATTGTAAATACCAATTAGATGGTATTGTTTGTAAAATTGAAGAAGAATATAGAGATGCAATCGGTGGTAATTCACATCACCCATATTGGGCATTAGCAATTAAGTTTGAAACTAAAGAAGTTTATACAACTATTGTTAGTATTGAATGGTCATTAGGTAAACGTGGTCAATTAGCACCTGTTGCAATTTTAGCACCTGTTAATTTATTAGGTTCTGTTGTACAAAGAGCATCAGTATATAATGCGGATTGGATGTTGAAAAACAAATGTTATCCAGGTGCAACAGTTTCATTGATTAAATCAGGAGACATTATACCAAAAATTGTTGCTATTACAATAGAATCTACAGAAGTATTTGAATTACCTACTGTATGGAATGGTAATTCAGTTTCTTTTGATGGTGTTCAGTTGATGGTTGATGATTTTGAGCAAACGGATGCGTTTAAATCACTTCAATTACACAATTCAATTGTTGCACTAGGTATTGAAGGAATCGGTCCAGCAACAGCATCTAAATTGCAAGATGCTGGACAAACACTTATTTCTTTATTAAGTACTAATCCTGACGGATTGAGAATGGAATTATTGAAGTCTGATGTATTTAAAGATGGTCGGGACCTTGAAATTTTAGTTGAGAATGTATTTGCATTAACTAAAACAGAATTGTGGAAAGTTATTTATGCAATGAATTATAGAAATTGTGGTAAAACAATTTCAAAACAATTAGGAAATTGGATGGCTAAAATTCCTTTTGATTTTAAAGGTTTAGAAAAAGCTGTTGTTGAAGCATTCATTATGGATATTGATAAACAAGATGAGGTTAAACATTTAGTTGGTATTTTATTAGCAAATAATGTTAATATAATTAAACCAGAAGCACCTAAAGCAGGAATCATTACTTATTGTATGACTGGTTCTCCAAGTAGCGGTCATGCAACTAAAAAAGACTATTCAAGAGACGTTGAATCAAGTGGTAAATGTATTGAATCATCTTTGACAAAGGAAACACATTATTTAGTTGCTGAATCATTAGCTGGAATGACAACAAAAATGCAAAAAGCTGAAAAGAATGGTACAAAAATAATTTGTTATTCAGATTTTTTAGATTTAATTAAATCATTATAATTATGAAAATTAAAGCATCAAGATTCGATTTAATAGATATATTAACATATCCAATATTTTTTAATATATCTCTTATAATTATATTGCTATCGTTAGGAACATTTAATATATTATTTGGGTGGATGCATATAAAATGTGTAGGGAAATATACGGTTTTATACATAAATAAAAAAAAATATTTTGAAACATTACGAGATGTAATTTCTGCATGGTTATTATTATTTATAAATAGTTGGTATTGGAATATTAATTATTCACGGTTTCTTGTAGATTATTTAATGTTTGTATTGTGGCCATATTATGAAAAAGATTCTGATTTATATAATCGTGAACTTAATGATTTTTGTACAAGTATGATTAATAGAAAAAATATAAGAAAAAACAAATAAAATAAAATATTTGATAAACAAAAATCAGAATAATTCATATAATATTTATGAAATATTCTGATTTTTTACATTTAGAAGATAAATTGAAAGAACAAACTTTTAATACTTCTTATAAAACTATAAATACATTATTAACTGTATTTTCATATTTAGGAAATTTAATTTCCATATTTTTAGCATTTTTCTTTTTATTTAGTATTATATCTATTGGTATTTCTAATATTTATATTAGTGGTGGTGTAAGTATATTATTATTAATTGGTTTAGAATTATTTAAAAGAGATGTATTTAAAAAGTTTTCTTTTGCTATTTTAAGTAAGAAAAAAAATATACAAACATATGTATCATTATTAATTTTTAGTTTGTTATTAATATTTATGTCATTTTACTCATCATTAACTGGTGCTAAAATGTTTTCAAATAAAAATACACAAATAGAAAACACACAAGATAAATTAATTGAAAATTATCGAGATAGTATTTACACTAAGAATTTATCAAAGAATAACATAATAGAAAAAGAAATTAATTTTTATAAAGAAAAATTAATTATTAAAGACAATGAGCAGTTTGAGATTAATAAAAAATTACAAAGTAATGCAACATTATCAAGATCCGAAAAAGATCGTAATGTACAATTAACAAATGAAAAAACAGAAATTAATTCATTTATATTAAAAAACGAATTATTATTAAATAATAATTCAAAGTATCAAGATTCATTAATAACTAATTATACGGTACAAATTAAAGATAAATCAAAAACTGAAATATTAAAAAATTCAAATGATTCAATAATATTTATTTTATTATCAACAATTATTGAATTTGTTATTTTATTTGGTGTATTTTTTAATGTTTACTTTTTAAATAAATCATATACAGAATATAAAAAGAATATACAATATGATCCAATATTTCAAAAGTGGTATTTATATAATGAAGTATTAAATATTTTATATCCAAAAAATATAAAAATAAATCAAAGAATACAAACATTAAATAGTATTATTGATATGTGTAAAATAAACAATATTTATGCAGATAAAAAAGAGATTGAATCATTTTTGAAATTGTGTAATAATATTGGAATTATTACACAAAAAGGATCATACAGATATATCATGCAACAATATGATAGCGCTTATGAATTATTAAAAACACATTTTAACATTAAATAATTATGAAAAAAATACTAGCATATATACCACTTTGGAGCTTATACAGATTTGCTCAATTAATAAATTATATAAATAATATAATTGAAAAAACTTTTAAATTTATTGATTTATTAAATCCAATAGATAATTTTATGATGTATATATATTACATCATAATGTTACAATGTATACAACTACAAGAGTGGTCAAAATTAACTAAACCATATAATTTATAATATGTTATTAGAAATTGCTATAGGTGATGCTTACGGTCGTTCATTTGAGTTTAATTCAAATGAATTTATAAAAGAATTTAATATTGGATTAGATTATGTTTTAAGAAATGATGATGAAGAAATTAATTTATTTGGTACATATACCGATGATACACAAATGTCAATTGCTTTAGCTGAATTGTTAATAGATGATAATGCCGGATTTGATTTTAATACAATAGGTAAAAAGTTTGTAAAAACATATAAACGTGATCCACATGGTGGATATAGTAAACGGATTTTAGCTGCGTTTGCTGAAGCATCAAACCATTTACAATCAGGTAAAAAGTTTTTTAACGCATGCCAAACAGATGTATTAATACATAGTAATGGTAGTATTATGCGTTCTGTGCCATTAGGTATCTTACCAACTGAGGGACATGTAATTAGAGCAGCACAAATGCAATCATTGGTAACACATTGTTCACATGAAGCATCAATGGGTTCACAATTAATTGCAATAACATCTCATTATTTTTATTATAAAAAACATAAGGGAGATTTTAGTGTTAATGCATATTTAAAATATTTAGGAACACAAAACATGTTTGAATATTATATGATTTGTGAAAATGCTTTTTATAAACATTATAAGCAGTATAAAACAATACCGTGTGATGCAAATATTACAGTAGGTGCTGTAATAAATACATTATTTTCATGTAAAACAGCACAAGAAATATTAATTTATGCTATATCTTTTAGTGGTGATGTTGATAGTATTGCTGCAATTACATTAGGTATTGCATCGTTAAAAGATGATATTATTATGAATTTTTCTAAAAATTTAATAATTAATTTAGAAAATAAAAAATACGGAAAAAACTATTTAATTGATTTAGATAATATTATATTCAAAAAGTATAATAGAGATATTAATTATTAATATATATTATTATGAAAAAACATTTAACGATATTTCTTATTTTATTCTTTATTATGTATGCAATATTGTTTTGGTTCTTTTTATTAAATGGTATTTATTTAGATACATTATATGTAAAAATAGCAGTTGGTTTCACATCACATGTTGGTGTAATTTTATCTACTGTATGGTATTATTTAAATTTAAAAGGGAAATTGTTTATAGAACAATGGGATATTTTATTTAATAAAAATAAAACAAAAAATAATAAATGATAAGTGTTATTTTAGTAGTAGTTGGAATAATATTAGTAGGTTTAGCTGGTATTAGTGAAGCAATAATGGATAAATTGATTTTTCATTACGATAATAGTATTTTTAAATCATTTAATAATCAAAAATATTGGGATCCAGAGTTATCATGGGTTAATAAATATAAAAAAGATTTAGTAACAGAAAGATTTATGTTTTCAACAACAATATTAGTTTTTCTTACAGATGCTTGGCATTTTTTAAAATTTGTACGAACATTATTTATGTTTGTTGGCTTAGTTATAATAGGCGCAAATTCATTATCTATATTTCATATTATTATTTTCACTATAATTGCTAGAATTGTATTTGGTGTAATTTTCGAATATTTTTTTAAACATGTTTTTAACATATGAGTTTTTATAAAGGATTATTACATAATAGTAGAAAAGAATTAACATTTATGTTAACGCCAAAATATATATTACATATTAAAGAAAATGTAGATCAAACATTTGTACCAAGATTTTCTTTAAAAAATATAGATATTTTTGATGATTTTCCAACAAATACACCAACTAAATTTACACCAGAATTAATTTTAAAAGCAATTAATTGGGGTATGATTATTCAAATAGATTATAAAGGTGATGAAGATGATAATTTTTCAGGACATGAACGAGTAATTTATCCTGTAGCTTTTGGAAAATCAAAAGATGGTAAATATTTAATAAGAGGTTATCATTTAAAAGGTTGGTCAATTAGTCGTGGTGGTAATGTTCAAAAAGAATGGAGATTATTTAGAGCTGATAGAATATTAAATATGACTTTTAGTGGTGCATTTTTTAGATTGGCACCTGATGGATATAATGCCGACGGCGATAAAGGTATAACAAAATTAATGGCAAGAGCCGATTTTAATCAAATACGTAATAACCAACAATCATTATTAAATAAAAATGATATTGATACATTAGATAGAGTAATTTTAAATAAAATTACAGAAGTTGAAGTAAAAGATTTAAATTATAATTTTAAAATTTTTAGTCCATGGTCTAATAACATTATACCAAAAAAAGATGCTAAAAATATTAGAATAACTTTTGCTAAACCCTTAATTGGTAATGGTCAATGGATTGCAATTGTTGGTTCAAGCATTGAACCAAATAATATTTTTAAATTAAAATTAAACAATACAATTATTAGTTCATATAAATCTGTAAAGTGGATAATGGCTGACGAATTAGATAAAACAAAAAATATCGAATCGCAAGTAGAATTTAAACTTTATTTATTTTTAAAAGCAAAATAATGAAAGGTAAATCATTTAGTTTTTTTCGTTATAACAAATTCACATTTGGTGAACAAGTTGTATCACAATTTGTATTATTTGAATGTAAATTTTTATTTAGTATAATATTATTTTATTTTCATAAAACAAATGGAACACAAGACCGTTATCATACACACGCATTTAATTCTTTAAGCGTTAAATTGTGGGGTAATTATAACGAATATATTTTATTAACTAAAGATCCACAAAGTTTTAATATTAAAAAACGTACAAAAACTTTTAAATATTTTTCAAAAAACGTATATCATAAAATTGGTAAATCTAATGGGTGTTGTACAATATTATTTTCTGGTTCATGGGATAAAACATGGGAAGAATTTTTAAATGAAAAAACATATACATATAATTGGAATAGAAAATGAAAGCAAATATAAATATAGAAGAAATTGTTTATAATTATAAAACAGAACATATTTCTGGTTTTACATCAACAGAAGTTTTAAATATTAAAAAGTGTTTTAATTTTATAAATGAAAAAAAATTCAATGTTGCATTAATGGGAATCAGTTGTACTCGTATTAATAATGAATTAATAATATATCACCAAGATGTAATTACAGCATTAAAATGTGGTATAGATGGTAGAAATATGTACGAAAGTGAATTTGATTAATTGTGGAATTTAAATTTTATAAAAACTTTGAAAACAAATGGTATATTGATATACCTAATTGGACTGGATCTATAGATGATTTAGAAATGGTTTCTGGTGCTGATGTAATGTTAAATATTATGACACAAGGTGATAATGAAATATATTTAACAATTTCTGATAAACCTTTTGAATTAATACCATTGGTTAAAAACTTAGATAATTCACATGTTGATATAAGTAAATATAAACATCCAAAAAATACAATATTAACAAAAATTAAAAACACTCCTGATATTGGTGGTGCTGAATATAATTTTGATCAATGGTGTGGAATTGATTACAACATCACTATTTGGTTGTGTGGTGTCACTGAACACGTTTTTAGCTATCTACCTGATAGAATATATATAATATAGAAAAGGACGCATTTAATGCGTCCTTTTCACTTTATAATTATTTAATTAATTGTGCATATTTATATGTTAATGCTTTACGATCATCTAAACCATTTGTTCCACCATTTATACGTTTAGATATTTTTAAAATTGTTGCATCATTAATACCACCTTTACACATATCCCATATTTTATTTTTATCAAAGAAATATATTGCACTTTCAAAAGCATATATATCTGCAACAATATCTGGTGTAGACATAATTTCTGTTTTTTTTATAGAATTTGCAAAAGCTTGATAATTTGCACGTCCTGTTAATTGTATTGCACCACGGCCTCTAAATTTCCAACCATCACCAGATGCTTCATTTCCATTACCATTTTGATTCGCATATACGAAATTTGCTATTGGTTCAGGTTTGCGTGATAAAGTATTAGCTTTTATTTTTTCATTTGCTTCAATAATTCTATTTTTATTAATATCAAAATCAGATTTGAATGTTATTAATAATCCACTAGCTGAATAATTTAAATTTTCACTAAAAGCTTTAAACTTTCCGGTTTCATGGCCACATTGAGCAAAAAAATGTACCATATGATCTAAAGGCTTATTAAAAAAAATTGCAGCTTTTGTTATTGTTTCTTTACCAAAACTACCATCAGGTTTAGCTCCTATTTTTTGTTGTAATTTTATTAAACTCATTTTATTTTATTTCATTTTGTTTTTATTTATAAATAATATTTACATTATTTACACCAAGATCTATATTTATTATTCCAATATCTTGTACAGTACCAGATAATATATAAACGTTTATAATATAATCATTTGTAGATAATTCTGGGATATGTTCTTCAAATTGTTCTTTAATACTATCTTGTATAGTTGTTGCTGGGAAACTTGTTTTCCATAAATATTTTGGTATATCAGCACCAAAATCTGGATTGCCTAAAACATCACCTTTATTTGTCATTAAAATAACATACATTTTAGAAATAACTGTATCTAAAAATGTAGTTGTTTCAATTTGTGTTTCGTTATAAAATGGATCAGTTGTTCCTTTTATATAAATATCTGATATATCCGTTGCCATACGTTATATATTAATTTATACTGTTATCTTATAAGTATTATTTTTATTATAAAAGTTTTTATGAAACATACAAGTGATAACTTTAAATGTAATTACATCAGTTTTTTTATTTGATAACAATGAACCAACAACATTTAAATCATTAGTTGAATTATGAATTAAAACTGGATCATTTATATTTAAAGTGTTATCAATTAATAAATCAATTATTTGTTCTGTTGCATTATCTACAGTTTGTTTAATATCACCATTCTTAATATATTCACTAGATCTACCTTGTCTTTCCATTGAATGCATTGAATGTTTTAAATCTAATTCAATTGTAATAGTTTTTGTAATTTTACCAATGTTTGCAACTGTATCAAAAGCATAATCTTCATTCATATCTACACTAATATATGATTTAGCAATATCTATAAAATTTGTAACTTCATTTGATTTATATGTATCTAAAGATGCAATAACATCTTGTTGTACATTATCATCTTCATCATCATATCTACGAATTAAATCATAACTAATTTCCCATGTTGTTGTACTATCAGATTCTACAATAAAATAACCATCAGATAAATCACCAGAAATATTCCATGCATGAATTCCGGCCCAATCTGTACTTGTAACAGATTCTTTTGTGAATGTATTATTTAATGTTTGTACAAAAGTTTTTTTAAATCTTTTAATTTCAATTTCTTCATGAGATATATCACCCATAGACTCATTTATGTATTGTTTGAATTCTTTTATATTTGTTATCATAATATTTATTTATATTTTTAATTAGTTTTATTGAAAAAGAATGATGCTCTTGTAATACCTTTAATATATTCTTTTGTTTCTATAACAAGTTTGTCACCACGATCATAAATACGATCTGTGCTTATTTTTGAGTTACCTGCTAATTCCATGTCAACAAAAGACAAGTGTGTTGCATAATCCATCATTGCCATACCTGTAACATATTTAATAAACCATGGATCAGCGAATAAAAATTGTTCAGGTATAGATGCATAAACTTCTAATATTAAATTATTACGTAATGATGTTTGAACTTCAAATCTTTTACTATTTGGATCAAATGCAAACTTAACGGTAGTTTTAACAAACATAGAAATTGCATCTTGTAATGTTTGCATTACACCTACAGATTGTGCAAATTCAGAAACATTAATAGCTGCAACATATGGTGTTGATGTCATTCCTAAAGCAACGCTGTTATTAGGCATTAAATATCCTAAATTACGCATATTACTAAAATTAACATTATAAATCCATCTGATAGCTTGTATTTCTTTAGGTAATGTTATAAACTTTACACCATTTGAATTGTTTTTAAATAATGATTGTAAATCAACGTAATAATATGTTCGTTGTGTTGCATATTTGTATTCACGATAAAACCAAGGTAATGCATCATATTGAATAACTCTTTCAATATTTTCATTACCTAATGTATACGGAAGTTTACAATTGAATGTAATATTTTGTCGAATTATATCAATAAATTCATCTAGGCCATATTCATTTTCCATTATTTATTTTAAATCTTTTTTCTTTTTATCAATTGGATTTACTCTCCAAAAAGTATCTTTATTTGCCATTTTAACACTCATATCAATATCTGCATCAGATCCAACAGTTCCAGATCTAAATACACCGTTTTTCATTATACAATTTAATGTACCACCATCAAATAAACAGTTATTTAATTCAGTCCATTCTAAACCATTACAATTAGATAATCTAGTATTTGTTATTTCAGATTCATATATATTTGAATTATAAATATGTCCATTTTCAATAGTTGTACCAATAATATCACAGTTAAAAATTGTACAATTTTTAATTTGACAATCAATAAAATCAACATGTTTAATATAATGTATATTATTTAATAAACCATTTAATAATTCTAATCTATTTGTAGTACTATTATAATTAATTGTTAAATCGTTAATACTATCACATGAACGAATCACTTCAAATAATTTATTTTTAAATTTATCCCATGACATTTTAATCATTTTATATGATGCGTTTTTATCTACTTGAACATTAACCCCTGATATATTAGCTAAAAAGTCATCATATGTTTTATATTGTTTCATCCAATTAATATTATCTTCTAAATATGATAATAATTTAATTTGATCTTCATCGTTTAAATCATTAGTTATTGCCAAACGTGTTTGTAATATAAAATAATCCATTGCTGATAATATTTCATCAGTTTTTTCTTCATATTTTTCTCCACCAATATATCTAAATTCTAAATAACCATTAATTTTTTTTTGAAAGTTTATACCATAATATTTAGTATTATCTGGTATTTTTAATGTTTGTAAAATTGAATCTAAAGCTGATTGTGAATTACACCAATCTTCAAATGGTACGATCCATTTAATAGATCTCGCATAAATATTATTACGTCTAGTAGGAAATAAATCATAAACAAAATCTTCATTGAAATTTAAAATTAATTTAATAGGATTTAAATCCATCATTTTAATATCTGTAAATGAAATATTTATATGTATTGAACAATGATCATCAGTATATCCATGTTTTTTAATAAATTCTAACATTTTAATAATAATAACTCTTGCATCAATCCAAGACATTTGTCCTGTAATTAATTCAACCATTTCTGATCCACCAGAATAATCGGGTTCTATTTTAAAATGTTTATCATCAACTTTAAATGCAGAATGATAAACATTAAAACCCCATATCTCTATTGGCTGAAATTCTAAATTTAATAATTCCATTGTTTTAATATAAGAATAGTTTGAAAAAAATTCAAACTCCAATCCAATAACCGCAGTTTGTAAGTCTTTCCAATTATTAATAAATTTGTTATTAAATGAATTCATATGTTTTATATATTAAAAAAGTCCATCATTAATGATAGACTTTTTATGTAATTTGTTTTTATTTATTTTGATTTAATATCATTAAGTAATGATATTTTATCTCGAATGCTATCTTTTAAACATTCTTCTAATTGATCTGTTTCAAATTGAATATTTTCAATTGTTAATTTACGGTATACACGATTATAAATGAATTTATAATTATCTTCATCAATATTTAAAAAATTCATTAAATGTATCGGTTTTATACCTTCACTAATATAATCATTTAATACATCATTAATATAAAAGTAAATCTTATTTATAATCATAGTTTATCTATTAAAATATTGTTCTAATTTAGCTTTTAATACCAATTTATGGTAATCTGTTTCAATAGAATTTTTTTTAGTTTCATACATTGCAATAATATTATTATATGCAATATTCATTTCTTCTTCTTCGGTATTATTTAATTGTGCTGATTCTTTAACTGTTTCAACTACATTTAATGAATTCATTTCATAATCAACAACATTATCAATTGAATCTATTACACTATCAACTAATTCACCTGCATTACTTTCAGAATTTGCTACAACTGTACCTTCTATTTTAACAGTTGCCATATACTTATATGTTTTAGTTTCATCTTGTTCTTTTATTAATTCTGTTAAGTTTCTCATTTTGTTTTTTATTTGTTTTTTATTTTATAAAATTTCATTCATTAACTCGTTTATTAATGATATTGATTTTGTATTTATTTCTTCGTTATTCATATCACTAATAGATACAAAATCAATATCATTACCATTATCATCAATAAAGTATTTAGAATAATTAATTGATTTAATATTTATATCATAATTATCATCTGAATATTCAGCTGGTTGTAATTGTGTTTCTCCCGTTTCTAATTTACCGCCATTATTTATTACAGTATATTCAAAATCTAACTGTTCATCAAAATCCACTTCTTCATTTCTTATAGAAACTTCAGCATTGAACATTTCACCTGGATTTTCATATCCATTATTACTTGTTATAACGAATTTACCAACTTTCAAATCTGTATGAATTTTACGTTTAAAATCATATTTATAATTAGTAATTATAAAATCAATTATTTCGATGGTTCTATTTTTTGAAAAATCTCTATCAGATTTGAATTCTTCAAATAATTTAATTATAATTTTCTTTTCCATTTTAATTGTGTGCTAATATTTTTTGCATTACATTGTTGTAATAATTTCATAATAGTATTTCTGTTTTTATCATTCAATTTATCAATTGAATTTATAAAAAATATATTATTTTCATATAACGATTTAAAATCATTTTTAGTTATTTGTGTATTTAATATCTTAGTTAATTTTTCAATCTTTAAATTTTCTTTTACATACATTACACATTCAAACGGAAATTCATTTTCAGTCATATCTGTTGTAAATGTTAATGGATTTTCTGGATATTCATCATCTGGAATATTATCTAAAATTTCTACAATTTCACCCATATTATTTTGTACAAATGCAACAGATATATCATCTGGTGCTTGTGTAGGATCAACAAATATTTTTTGTACCATTCCAATTGTGTCTGGTTTAGACATATCAAAATCTTTAGCATACATTGCAATATCTAAACATTGTTTAGACACAACACTATTTATTGTTTTATCTGCTGGAAAATTAATATCATCTGAATTTGAAACAGCAATTTCGTTGATTTGTTTATTTTTAAACTCACAAACAGCTATAGCAATTAGAGTTTGTTTCTTTTTCCACTCATTTAAAGATATAATCATATTTAAAATTGTATTTATTTGTATTATATATATTTATTTAAAAATTGAATTCATCATAATTTTCATCGTCTACATCTTGTTTAAATGCACCAACCGTATAAGAAATTATTTCTTCTTCCTGTGTATTAACATACATATCATAATGATATAATTTCCAGCCTTGTGTTTTACCGTATTTGGGCGCAATAGATGTATTAATTCGTTTATCTAATGTTGATTTAGATATATTGTATTTTTTACAAAAATCTATTATATCATTACCTTTTACATTATATACACCATTTAATGATGATGTAAATATATAATTTAATGCACGTTTACTTTTTTTCCCTTTATTGGCTTTCCCTATTTTATTTCTTATTTCTTGTGTAACTTCAACACCATATCTAGCATTACCTTTACCACTCTGTAATTTCGATAATAATTTTAATGTTTCTGTTGTATGTTTTTTTCCTTTAAAATATCCACCTGCATCTTTTTGTAATTTGTTTCTTAATTTTCTTTGTATTTTAGCTTTTTCAACACCATATATTTCTTCATATGTTTTACCGGCATGATTAGGAGGTCGATTATCAATACAAAAATTACATAAAGTTCCACGTTTAATAGTTTCACCATCAATTGTTCCTATTTCTTTAATTAAAATAGATTCTAAATCATATACAATACTTTCATTTGTATTTTGATTTATTTCTATAATAAATGGATTTAAATTCAATTTAAATATTTTATCTAATTTATTATATAAAATTGAATTTATTCTACTTTTACGGTTTGTTTTATAATATGTTATATGATTATTTTTTCTCTTGTTTTTACCTTTTCCAACATAAATTGGTTCATATAAAAAACAAATATCATTATATTCATATTTTCCTGGTTTTCTTGGGTCTAAATATATGTAATTATAAAAAATATCCATTAGTATTAATCGTTGTATTTATTGTTTCTATTTTGTATTCAGAATATAATATTTGTTTAAAAATATTTATATTTTTTCCATAAACAAACAATTTTTTATCATAAATACGACATGGTGTAATATCTAAAACGTTTTTTGTTTTTTTGTTAATAACAACAGAATGTAAAATACATAATAATGTTGTGTTTTCTTTATTAATTAATACATAAAAACCTAATAATTTATCATATGTTTTATTTTTTTTAATGAATATATTAACATTATTATGACAATTATTTTCACCATATATACTAAAATTTGTATTTGTAGATAATAATTCAATTGAATCATTATTAATAAAAACTTCTAATTTTTTAAATATTTTAGAAGTTTTTATTGGTAAATACCACTTATGTATTATATCCGATTTAAAAATTGAATTCATCATAATTTTCATCGTCTACATCTTGTTTAAATGCACCAACCGTATAAGAAATTATTTGTTCTTCCTGTGGTGCTTCCTGAACAGTATTACCACCAATCCAATTACCAATCCATGAAATTGGGTTTTTAACTTTATCAAAAATTGGATCTAATTTTATCATTTTTAATCGATTATTAGTTAACCATTGCATATATTCAATTAATATATCTGAATTTAACCCAATAATAGATCCATCTTTAAATAAATATTTAGCCCATTCAATTTCTTCATCTGCTGCATCTTTATACATTTGAATAACCGTTTCTTTACAATCTTCTGCAATTTGTAGAAAACCTTCACTTTCATCTTCACCCATGCGTTTTAAAACAAATGAACTAAAACCCATATGTAAATTTTCATCTCTTGCAATTAACGATATAATTTTAGCATTACCTGTCATTTTTTTATTTTGTGCAAAAGCAAAAGAACATGCAAATGATACATAAAATCTAATACCTTCTAAAATGTTAATAGAAACTAAAGTTAAATATAATTTCTTCTTTCTATCATATTCAGATTCATCTGGTATTTTATTAATCAATGCATCGTAATATTTTGTAACCGAACTTGCTCTTTTAATAATTTCTTCATCTTCTAAAATATTATCCAATACTTCTGTAGGATTTGTATAAATTTGTTTAATAATATATGTGTACGAATATGAATGTATTGTTTCAGAAAACTCCCATGCTTTAGCAAATGCCTCTATTTCAGAATTTGTACAATTTTCTAATAAATTAGAAATACCTCGTGATTGAATACTGTCTAGTAATATTTGGTACCCAAGATTTTTTGTAAATATAAATTTCTCATGTTCAGATAAATTATTAAAATCACTTTTATCTTTACTTACATTAATTTCTTCTGGTCTCCAAAAGTATGATAATTGTTGTTTAAACATATTAAACAATTTTTCATATTTTGGTTGATCATATCGTTGTATTCCCATTCCTTCTTTACCGAAAAAAATTGGTTGTAACGAATTTTTTTTTTGATTTGTATTTATTATTGATTTCATATTATTTATTTGTTTATTTTATATAAATAATAAAGAAAAATGTTTATATAATACATAAACATTTTTCTTTATTTATTTTATGTTTTATATTGTTTTATAAAGAACAACCACCACTATCACAGCCACTATCACTACCCATATCATCAACATTGTCTGATTTTTTATCATCTGTATTTGCATAATATAAAGTTTTTAATCCCATTTTATATGAATATAAAATATCTTTAATTACACCACCTAATGATATACCCTCACTTGAATATTGATAATAATGGTTAGCACTTATAGATTGATCCATCCATTTTTGTATAACTGCTACAATGTTTGTATAACCATCATTTGTTTTCATATCATATGCCATTTGATATTTATTTTTCAATTTTCTCATTTCAGGTAATACTTGTTTAACTAAACCTGATTTTGATCGTTTAGATGTTATTAAACCTCTAGGTGGTTCAATTCCGTTTGTAGCATTTTGTATTACAGATGAACTTTCAGCTGGAAATTCAGCAGATAGTACAGAATTTCTTAACCCGTGTAATTTTATATCTTTTCTTAATTTTTCCCAATCACACGAATGTTCTCTAGTTACAATTGTATCAACATTTTTATTATATCTATCAATCGGTAAAACACCTTTACTATATGTTGTTTTATCGAACCATTCACATGCACCAAATTCTTGTGCTAATTTATTAGATGCTAATAATAATGAATACTGGAAGTGTTCAAATAATTCATCAACTTTTTCTAAACTTTCACTATCAGTATATTTTAAATTCTGTTTAGCTAACCAATATGCAAAATTAGTAACACCAACACCAATTGAACGTCTTTTTAACATTTTACGAGATGCATTAATTGGATAATCTTGATGTGTAATAACAAAATCTAAAATTCGAACCATATATTCAGAACATTTATACAATTCTTCATTGTTTTTTATATTACCTAAATTATGTCCAGCTAAAACACATAAAGCAATTTCACCCTCAGATAAATGTTCTGTTGCAGGATTCCAATCAATATCATAAATACTTTTTAATGGTGAAACCGGTAATAAAATTTCTTGACATAAATTGCTCATTGTCAAATGATCAGTGAATGGTGAATTTTCATTTACATTATCTATAAACATTGCATATATTCTACCAGTACCGATTCTTTCTTGTGCAAAAGCATTCATTAAATCACGAGCATTTACAGTTTTACGTTTGATTTTTTTATTTGATTCATATTTGATATACAATTCGTCAAATTTATCATTATAACCAAAAACGTCATATAAACCTGGAACATCATTTGTAGAAAATAATGATATAGTTTTGTTTTCAATAAATCTTTGGAAAAATAATTTAGAAAATTGAATTGAATAATCAACATGTCTTACTCTATTATCGTCTGTACCTTTATTGTTTTTTAATACTAAAATATCTTCAATTTCTTGTGTCCACCATGGAAAATGTATTGTTGCGCCAGCTTTTCTAATACCACCTTGTGAACATGAATGTACTGATGCTTGTGCTTGTTTTAAAAATGGAACAATTCCTGTATGAATAACTTCACCACCACGAATCTCTGCACCTTCTCCTCTAATACGACCCATATTTAAACCTATTCCAGCTCGTTTAGCAACATATTTTGTAATTGCTGTATTCATACTTGTTATTGTATCTAAATCATCAGCAGAATCGATTAAAACACAACTACTATATTGTCTATTAGGTGTTCTTACTCCAGCCATTATTGGTGTAGGTAATGATATTTTTTGTGTTGATATTAAATCATAAGCTTCTTTAATATGATTAATTCTTGTATCAATTGGATAATTCATAAAAGATGTCATAGCAATTAGCATAAATGCATATTGTGGTGTTTCATAAATTGTTTTGCTTTTTCTATGTTGAACTAAATATTTGTCCATCAATTGCTGTAATCCAGCATATGTAAAATCATAATCTCTTTTATGTTTTAATACTAAATCTAATATAGATATTTCTTCAGATGTGTATTTTTCTAATATGATTTTATCATATACTTCTCGTGAAACATTATCTGTTATTACTTTCCATAAATGCGGCATTTCTGTTTTTACTTCAAATACCTCTTTACGTAATAAGTAATTTAATAAATTACCCGCAACTATTTGATAATTTGGATTTTCTTCCGTAATTAAATCTACAGCCGATTGAATCAATACATTATGTATTTGACTAGTTTTCATATTAGCAAAAAACTGTATCTCTGCATTCATTGCTATATCACTTGCAGATACTCCATTTATTCCATCACACGCCCATAATAATACTTTATTTATTTTCTCTGCATCAAAGATCGTTTTTTCACCAGTTCTTTTTGTTACATTTAATTCCATATGTAATTTTAATTTTTTTTTGAATTTTTTGTATAATTATATATTGTTAAGAAACCTAAAAGTTTTATTTATTATCACTGTATTATGTGTCCCGTTTTTTTATATATTTTTAAATCACTATTTAAATTTCATAAAATAAAAATATATTTTAAATTAAAAAACGACATAATATCATAGTATTATGTCGTTTTTTATATTTTTAATTGATAGTATTATTAATTCAATATGTGTAAAAAATGTATAACATTATTATATTGTATTAAATAATAATGTTTATTTTTAATGAAAAATAAAGTGGACACATATGATATATAAGTAAAAATAATTAAAATATTATACTTGGTTTTAAATATTTAAATATTTTTACACCTGAATTTGGTATAACTAAAATTTCATTTTTAGTAATTTTTTCTTTTATTTCATTATGTTTCATTGGTTGTCTATGTTTAATAATATTTTCTTTTACCCAATAGTTCATTATACCACCTTTTGAATAACCAATAAATTCAAAATTTAAATTTGATAAACTGTTTCCTAAATTATGATCATAATCAGAATAAAATTTTATTTCTTTTACATTAATTAGTTTTTTACCTATTTGTATAGTTTTATAATTTTGTAGAAAATGATTAAATAATTTAGAACTACCACCAGTAACCGAATGATATTTTAAAGTACCAACTCTTATTACTTCAATAACACCGTCTTTTTTTGCAAAGAAATTATGTCCAAACGTATATAACATAATTAAAGAACCTGCTTTTAAATCACATTTATCTTTTTTTAAAATTAATCCTAAATTTAAAGATGCTCCACGTTTACCATAAAAACAGTTTTCTTTTTCAAATGATCTAGCTGTTTTATTATCAATAATCTTAACTATACAATCACGAGCATAAATTTTATTGATAGTTTTATTTGCTGCATGTAATATATAAGATTTTAAAATATCTTTTTGATTTAAATTATCCCATTCAAAATCTTTAATCCAACATTTAAAAGAATTGTTTTTTTCGGCTTCAACTGATAATGAATAAAAATATTTTTTATCTATATCATTTAATGAATAATTAAAACTATCAATATAACATATTTCATATTTCATATTATTTTTTGTATAAAAACAATAATTATTATGTTCCATAAAATAATCAATATTATTATGTTCTAAAAATAATTTCATTTCATTATTATACAATATATGTTTATCTTGTAATGAATAAATAGTCGAACCAGAATCATATATTTTATGATAATTAAAATTTATAATCTCAATATCATTATGATTATATTTTGTTTCAATATTGTCTTTAATATAAAGTTTTATATTTTGTTTATCATTAAAATTTACATATTTATAATCTGGTAATTTATATTTAATAAAACAAAATTTAGTAGTATCTAAAAATATATTGTTATTATCATGTACATAATAATGATTAATTAAATTTAACTCTTTTATAAAAATATCAAATACAATATTATTATTATAATTACTATCACAATTGAAATCAATAATGTAATTATTATCAAATTCGATTGACGCAATTATATTATTATTGATTATTAATTCATTATTAATTATTTTATAATTTTGTATTGGTGAATAATTATTTTGAATATAATTTTTTAATTTTAATTTAATATCATTTTTATCATTTAACCAATCAGTTTCATAAATGTGATATAATTTAATATTTTTATTTATACAATTAATAGATTTATTAAAGTGAAAATCATTATCTTTATATTTATTACAATGCCAATAAACACCATTATACTCAATAGCTAAATTTATATCTTTACAATAAATATCTAAATGTTTACCATCTAATATAGTTTTATTTGTTTGTTCACATATTGTATAATCAGATACATAGTTAAATATGTCTTGCTCAGCCCACGATATTTTATTATTAATAGGATTACATAAAATACAAGGACAAACATTGTATAACTTAGTTCTTTGATATAATAATTTATAAGTTGTTATGTAATCTTTATTACATATATTACATTTTATTTGTAATTTATTATCTGTAATTATTTTAAAATTAAAAATATTATAATCTGTAGTTAATTTATTAGTATAAAAATCAATCCATTTTTTTTGTATTTTATTTTTAAAATAAATAGATTGATTAAAACTATCAGAACCGTATTTTTTATTATTAGTTGCTATTGTTTTTAATTTTATATCTGGATGTGCTAATGGCGATTTATTTCCATACCTTTCTAAATTTGTTATTAATTTCTTTTCTTGCACTTCAGGAACTAATAATGTATTTTTTACACCGTACCGATTCAAACATGTTTTTTTGTATTTATCTTTACCCTCTTGTGTTTCCATATAATTGTTACTACCATATAATTCATTACATGTTAAATTTGCTTTAACTCTTGAACATTTTTTACAACTATAAAAATTATACCTATTATAATTTTGAACATACTTATAATACATCAATTGCCTTTCATCTTTACATAAATCACAAACAGCTGTAATTTTATCATGTGAATTAATTGATATATCTTCAATCAATACAACAGTTAATTCATCATCGTTTTTTACATAATTCTTATCTTCATAATATTTTTTATTGCGATTTGTAATATTAATTAATATTTCTTTTTCTTTTATCATAATGCACCATATATACTATTTGTATATGTATATATTAATTAATATTAAATTGTTTAAACAACATAATAATAATTTTATATAATAATCATGAATACAATCGATTATAATATATTTGAACTAAATAGAAATAAAGAAGAATTATCTGAAACTGAAATTGAATATCTTAATACTTTGGATATTAAACAAATAGAATCATATATTACATATTGTAATAGTAATTATAATTATTATAATGCTATTCAAACAGGATTAAAATTAATTCTTAATAGTATTTATGGTGCGTTTGGAAATGAATATTTTGTATGTTCTACAAAGGATATTGCTGGAGCAATTACAGCAATGGGTAGAGATGTTGTAAAATACATGGATAATATTAATGAAAAATATTGGTATGATTTTTGGCATTTAGATGAAGAATTACATGCGCATTTAGGAATAGATACGGCAAATGTGAAAGCTATTGATAATAGTTGGATCCATAGAGAATCAAAAACACCACATTATGAAGAAGTGACGCAAACAGATATAGTTGATGGTGAATATCAGAGATTAGTACCAGTGTCTAATTATGTTGATACTGATTCATTGTTTGTTGGATTTCAGCCGGCAATGAATAGTTGTAATTGGACTGAAGATGAGCAAGATTTTGTATGGAAAATATGTAAATTTAGATTAGAAAAAATATTTAAAGCAAAATTAATTGGTTATGCTAAAAAATACAAGGTTGAAAATTTACAAGAGTTTGAATTAGAGAATATAAATGAATCTGTATTGTTTGTTACAAAGAAAAATTATATTAAACATGTTATATGGGAAGATGGTATGCAATATAATAGATTGACTAATATAACACCAAAAGGTGTTTCATTGATTAAAAAAGGAACACCAAATTTTGCACGGACTAAAGTGATGGATATTATTAATTATATTTTTGATAATTCAAAAACATATAATATAAAGGATTTATTAAAATTTGTAAGAGATCTTAAGAAAGAATTTGAATTAACAAGTATTGATGAGATTGCACCGACGGGAAACATTAATAATTATTGGTCTAGTAAATTATTTATAGATGGACAAACTATAGATGGACCTGGTATTGTTGAAGATAGAGAAGATTTAATTATGGGAAAACTTACATATTTTGTAATTAAATCTGCTGGTTTATATAATCATTTATTATACAAACATGCTGAATTAATTAATGATTATGAAGTAATTCGACCGGGAACAAAAGTTAGAATTTATCCATGTATACATGAATTAAATGATAAATTTTGTTACATACCTGGTGCTTGTCCAATAGAGTTTGCACCACCAATAGATTATGATACATTATTTGAAACATCTGTATCAAATCAAGTTAATTATTATTTAAAAGCTTTGAATTTACCAATATTAAATAAAAGATTAAAAATAGTTATTTCATTATTTGATTAAATGAAATGAAATAATAATAATACATAAAATATATAAAAAGACAATAAATAATATGAACAAAAGAATAACATTTGAACCAGAATTTACAGATATTACATTATATCAGATTTTAGAAAAAGTACCAATGCATTCAGAATTAAATATTGTACAAGAATTAGATTTAAATAAATTTGAAACATTAATTAAAAAATATTTATCAAATACAACAGAATTAAATAAAACACAATTCACACAATTTACAGATGAACCTGGTAGTTTAAACCCATTTTATACATTTAAAACTGTTTTAGGTGATAACATTGCAATATCATATGATTATACAGAATTAAAAAATCAAGAAGAAGATGAAGATTTAGATGAAGAATTGATGATTGATGAAATAATAAAACCAATAGTGAAAATTGAATCTAAAGCAGAAACATGTAATGAAATTACTATTTATTATAATGAATCAACATCTAGTATTGTTAAATCAATAATGGGTGAAATTAATGATTGTATTCATAATAATATTGAAACAAATTTATTTTATACTATTGGTCTTACTTCTTATGGTTTTAATTTAGTAAAACAAGAAGTTAATCTTGTTGATATAGATGTTGAGTTAAATTATGGTTCTAGTTTTGTACCAGTATATGATGATATTATAAATAATTTAAAAACTAAGTTCCATGGGTTAATTTTATTACATGGTGCACCAGGAACGGGGAAAACAACAATAATTAGAAAAATTATAAGTGAATTATGTAATACTAAAAAAATTATTTATATTCCGGCATATATGATTGAACAAATAGCGAATCCAGAATTTATTACATTTATTCAAAAATATAAAGAATCTGTATTGGTATTAGAAGATGCAGAATTTGCATTACAATCACGTTCAGAAGAATATGGTGCACAAGCTGTATCTAATCTATTAAATATAACAAATGGTTTATTAAACGATGCGGTTAAGATACAAGTTATTGCAACATTTAATATGAATAAAAAAGATATTGATTCTGCATTATTACGTCCAGGTCGTTTATTAAATGATTGGAAATTTAATAAATTGACAATTGAAGAATCAAAAAAATTAGCTGATTCTTTAAAGAAAAAAATAGAAATTTCTGAACCAATGACAATTGCAGAAATTTATGCAGAAAAAACTGCGGTTAAAAATGTAAATACAGACAAAAAAAGAAAAATAGGATTTTAATCTATGGTTTATACATTAGATGATATACAACGATTAGATAAATTTAATGATTTATCACAAAGAGAATTGATTGAATTGATCGAAATATTACGTAATGAATTAAAATTTCAAATGTATAAACGTGATAATTCTCAATTTAGTGTACAAAATAATATAAATGTTTTAGAAAACAAATTAAATGAATGTGTTTCTTTAAATGAAAAATATAAAAAATCTATTCAACATTACTTTAAAATGTATGATCGTAAATTAACATTTAAAGAAAGATTATTTGGTAAAATTTATAATATTGTACGAGTAGACGACATCAAATAAAATATATAAAAAAAGAAAATAAAAAACACTATTTAAAATGGCTAAAAAAAAATATTCTATTAATGATTTTGCTGCACAATTAATGCGTACAAATCAAAACAGTATTGAATTATTAACAAAATTAGATCAATCGTTAAATAGTAATGAATCATACATTACAGCAAAAAGTGTTGATGCTTCTGGTAAAGAAGTAAACACACAAATACCAACAGTCGGATTTTTTAAACAAAAGTTAGAACAATTAACTAAAATGGTTAAAACTATGTCTGGTTTAGAAGGTGTTACATCATCTATACAAATTGATGATAATTCATTTAAGCGTATAATTACGGCAGATATTAATAAAGAGCCGAGTCAAATATCACAATTATCACCATTATCAGTTTTTAAAACATCACCTAATTGGATTTTCGATTCATTTTTAAATCCATTAATTAGTGTTGAATTAGATTTAACAGGTCGTATTGAAGATAATACTAAAACAATTTTATCAAAAAGATTTATAGTTAAATTTGATAGAATTGTTTCTTTTGATGAAAACAATAATGAAATTGTTGAGTTATCAACTAATGCTAAATTACGTTTAATAGAATTTGAACAAAAATATAAAGGTAAAAGTGATATTAATATTGTTGAGTTTGTTACATGGTTAGATAGTCCTGGATTAGTTAATAGTGTTGATGATACATTATTAGATCAAGATGAATTTAAAATTGAACCTAGTAGATTACAATATAAAGGTGATTTTACAGTTAAAAATACAGAACTTGATACAATAAATAAAAAATTATGGTATGTATTAGATACATTAACATATTATGATGTTACTGATTTATCTACAACACCAAATCCAACTGATTTAAAAATTGGTGATTTAATTAAAATAAATCCAGCTGTTTTAGGCGCATCATCAGCAACAGTTTATAGAGTTGTAGAAATATCTACAATAACATCAGAATATAGAGTAAGATTTGAACAAGTGTTTGGACAAGAACCAATACCAGTTCGTAATAATGCTATTTCAATATATTCTGATATAATTCCAACAAAAAATGTAAAAGTTAGTGTTGGTTTTGACGAATACTGCGTTTTATTTGTAAAACAATTAGATGATTTTAATAATATCGTTGGTTTAGATTGGTCTCCAGGTATTGGATTCCATACAAATGAATTACGATTAGATAATGAAACAGGTGAATTATTTTCTGACTATTATATTAATACTGTATATGATTATGGTATTGTATTACAAGATCTTGTTGCAAAAAAAGTTCCTAATTATTATGGAATTAAACCAAATGCACCAGTATTAGATGATACAAATTTTAAAGTTGTACAAATTAATGCACACTTAACACAAACAGTTGAAGCTGAAAAAATAAGAGATTTACATAATCAAAAAAATAATTTAATTTCTCAAATTTCTCAAATACAAACAACAGTAGAAAAACAAAATCGATTAATATCAACTACAGATTTTACATCTAATGCAGATAAAAAAAGAGCAGATGATCAATTAGTTACTTTACTATCTAAATTAGATGCAAGAAATAAATCAAAAACTACACTAATTACAGATATTTTAGCATCTAAAAAAGATTTAAATAAAATTGCTCCAATATTTCATATTAGAGGTTTTTATCCAATGCCAGAAGCAATACAAAACACAAAAACAAAACCACAAGAAATTGTACAGTTTGAAGTATGGTATAGAAAATTATCTAAATCTGGTGATGAAAATCCAATATTAACAATTACAGATATTAATAATATCGCAGCTCAAACTGCAAGTGTAAAAAATACAACAGCAAGCACAATTAAAAAACCTAAAGTTGTTAATGGTACATTCTCAAACTGGGTAAAATATAAATCAGACGCTCGTAAAAGAGTACAAGACCCAATTACTGGTGCATGGTTATGGGAACTTGAAGATGTAACAGATGCAAATACACCAAATATTAATCAAATAGATATACCTCTATTACCAGGTGAAAGAATCGAAATTAAAATTAAATCTCTATCAGAAGTCGGATGGCCCGAAACACCAATCGAATCAGATTTTTCTAATACTCTTGCAATAAATTTTCCTGATGATTTAAATAAAGTTTTAAATGAAGATGAATTCATTCTTAAAGAAGCACAAGCAGATGATATGAAAGTGTCTTTTGATCGTGATTTAGAAGCACGTGGTTTAAACTTACACTTATCTACAGCTTTACGTGACTCAGATATTTATTACGCCCACAAAGCCGATGCAATTGCCTCTGGATTTAAAGATAATAACGGAAAAATAATTAATCTATACGATCAATTATTAGCAATGATGTCACAAATTAATACATTACAAGAAAATATAAATAGATCAAAAGGTATTCTTGAAGTGTATTTATTAAATAAAGGAAATCAAACTAAAATATTTAGTGGTAATAATCTATCATTCAATATAAACTTAGAAGACTATATGATACCAACAAAAATTGGTTTAACATCAGCTCCAGTAGATTCAATCGCTCGTACATATAAAAATGAATTAATACTAATTAATGACTTTCAACTAATTATTAAAAATGCAGCTCAAACAGCAGATCTTGGTATTCTTTCTTATAGAGGATATGGTCAACCAACAGGAAAACAACCATCAACTTTTGCGTATAATCATAACGGTTTAGCATCTAGAGTTCCTCAAGCATTATGGATCCAACCAGATTCAACAATGCTTTTAAACCAAATTACAGCAAATGCTACAAGTGTAGTTGTTACACAAGCACCTGTATTTGCAACACAACAAGATAATCAATGGATATGGTTACAAACTGGTGATTTATCAGGTAATGATATTTATTTTAGAGATACAACACAACCAGATAATACATATTTTGGTGATACAGGTTTAGCAAATGGTGCATCAGGTGTTCATAAGTCATTAACAGAGAAAAAACATAATTTAGGATTTACAACTGGTCCAAATCAAATATTAGGTTCAAATCCAGGTAATGATATTACATCAATAACTAATCCTTTAAATTGGGAAATAAATGAAGATCCATCAACAGTTGGTGGTGTCATTGGTAGCATGGGATCAACAATTCATCCAGTTATTAATGGATTTTCTGATATTATTGAAACATCTTCACAATTAATAAAATTTATTAAACCAGGTGATACTAATAGTATTAATATACCAATCTATATTTATGCTAAACCATATACAGGTACAGGTTGTCATGTTACCGGTTCACCAAATACCGAATTTAATGATGCTCTTACAATTCCTAGTATTGGTGGAAATATGCCATCAGTTCTTGCACTTGGTAATCTATCTAAAGATCCATCAACAAATAGATTAAGAATAAGTTTAACAGTAGGTTCAGGTAATATTATTAAAACAAATGATAAAATTATATTATCTGGCGTTACTGGATTATTATCTGATGTTAATGGTAAAATATTAACTGTAACAAATTCAGCATCTAATATTATAACAGTTAATTACGATGCTAGTATTTTAGCATCAGGACAAATTGACGGTGGTAATATATTAATAGATCAATTACATAAAAGATATAATAATACAACTGAGGGTACACAATTATTTAATTATAATGTATTAGGGAAAGTTGGTTCTGACAATAGATATGTTACTAATTATGTAGAGATTGTTAATACTGGAACACCTACTGAAATAACACATAATAAAAAAATGCGTTTATTTTTAGAAGATGAAAATAATATTAGACCTTTTGAATTTCAATTAAATTGGAATATTAAACAATATAAACCAACATTAATATTAGGTGCAAATATTTTACAAGCACAGAATAGAAATTAATTTTAATTATTTTTGATAAAAGTTTTTTTTATTAAAAAAGATTTACTATATTTGTAATGTATTAACAAATTAAAAAATATAAAATATGAAAAAGTTATTAAGTTTAGTAGTTGTAATGTTTGTAACATTAAATTCATTTGGACAACAACCATTAAGTATTACATATACGTTGCCAAATAATATAACAATAACAGATACTATTAATGCACTACAAGATGCTGGAAATGTTAATTTTAATACTTTGACAATACCAAAAAATACAACCATTAATTTTATTAAAAATGAACTGGGACATGATTTAGATATGGAGTCTGTAATTGAGGACCCATTTTCAGTTTATCCTTTAGTAATACCTAATACATATTATTCAGAAGAATCTTTTCTTATTCGTGTTACAAATAGTTTTAATTATATTATAATTATTGTATATGATCCAACACAAACATCATTAGGGACAGATGAGTTTAAGTTTGATAGAGAGATGATGAAAGTATTTCCGTCGCCTGCGATTGATAAAGCAACTGTAAGTTTTATTGCAAGTGATATGAATGTACCTTTAGTTATTTATTCAATGAATGGTTCTATAGTATTTACAGATAATGAAAAAAGAAACGTTGGTGCATTGAATGAGATACAATTAGATTTGTCTAGATTTGATTCAGGTGTTTATATTGCAAGAGCGGGTAAAGATTCTTTTAGATTTATCAAACAGTAATATAAATAAATAAATAAATAAATTTAAAAGTCTTATCTTAATTGATAGGACTTTTTTAATATATAATAAAAAAAATACAGATTAAAATTATGATTACAAGTATTAATGATTATAAAAAAATTAATGAATCATTATCTAAGGAAAGAGAACGTGCTGCAAAATTGGAGACTTTAATTAAATTGGGTAGAGAAATGATTGATGCATATAAGAAAGTTGATGAGATTAAGGAATTAAAGAAAGTTAAAGATGATAATATTCAGGAATTATTAACAAAATTGAATGAAACATCTATTATAGCAAAAGGTACATTGATTGAGGTTATTAAACCATTTAAGCAAAATAGATTATCTAGTTCTGCATATTTTAGTTTTGTTGAAAATTCTGTAAATGTAATTTCAGCTGATTTTAAGAGTATTTCTGATGAGATTAAGATGGCAGCGAATAAGATGTCAACAGCAAGTACTACATTACGTAAAACAAACAATGCTAAGAATAAGGTAACAGGTGAAATGACAGCAGAAGGATTGAAAGATGTTTGGGCTGGAGTTGTTAAAGTATTGAGTGGTTGGATGAGTAAATTTGGATCATTATTAAATAAGACACAAAAGCATTTAGAAAGTATTAATACTAAAGCTGCAAAATTTTTAACTGTTACAGAATCATTAACTGTTACAGAGGGATTTGTAGATAATATTTTTATTGCTGATTTATATGATGATGATCAAGAAATAATTATGCGTCAAATTATTCAAAAATTAGAATTAAAATTTGATACTATTAATATGCAAGAAGTATTTCAAACAATTGCATCTTTATCTTTTGATTTAATAACATTAAATATTAACATTGATGATAATTTTTACAAATTTGTTGAAATGACAAATTTAAATAGTGCTGTAGTTAAAGATAATATTGATATTGTTATTAAAAATAATACGTCAATGTTTTTACGTGATGAATCAATTTTAAACGAAGAATTAACGGAAGATGATAGATTAGCTAGAAATAAATATTCAAGAGAGTACAAGCAGCGACAACGCAATATTGTAAGTGTATTAGAACAAGCAAAAGAAACGATAGTATTAGCGGAAGAATCTGAGTATTATACACAATTAGCAAAGACAAATGAAAAGATGATTATAAATTTATTAAAAGAATTTAAGTCAAAATCTATTGCTATTGACGATAAAATCATATCTTTGGTAAATACAGCAGCATCTGATAAATTTGATTTTTCTATATATCAAGAAAAAATAACAAATGCTGAAGAGGTTGGAGATGCTGTTGCATTGATGGCTAAAGCATTATTAGATGTACACAGAAATGTTGTAGAAATGTCTGGATCTGTACGACAATATAAAGATGATACTGCATCACAAGATGGTACGATGGGTGCATCATTTGATTACGTAAATAAAACTGTTAAATTACCAGAAGGTAAAACAAATGAAGGTAAAGAATTTAATTATATGTTATTAAGTAGATTACAAAGTGATTGTGAATATTTTTTAGGATATGGAAATAGACGTGAAAATGCATTACATCAAGGTGGTGTAGAAGGTCAAATATCTAAAATGAAAGAGTTATGGAATGGTTTTCCTGTAGATGAAAAACCGGAATGGTTAACAATGGAACAAATTGAAGAATACGAAACTAAAATGTTACAAGAAAATACAAATGAAGGTATTGGATCTTGGATGAAAATTTGGAGTAAAGTAAAAGCATTCTTTAGTAATTTTAAAACAGCATCACAACAAGTTGATGTTGCGTTGAATAATATTTAACATACATAAATGAAAAAAAAATACATATTAACAAAAGAACAAGTGATTCAAACCGTCAATGAACGATGGTTTGAATCAATTGTTAATAAATATAAAAACGAATTTAAATTATTTTTTATAAATTTAAAAAAACAATTTAAATTTAATGCAAATGCTCGTCGTATCATATTAACATATATGAAAACAAAAAAAATATCTAATGATGATCAAATAATTTTAAAAATTATTATTACTGATTCATTAAAAATGGTTGGTTTAGGGGGTATTGTTATTCCAATACCAGGAGGTGTAGTTTTAGTAACATTATTAATATCTATGTCTAAAAAATTTAATATAGATATTTTACCATCACAATTTGAAAAAGAAAAAATAATTTAATACATAATTTTTTATTTATTGCTTTTTATTTATATTCTTGTAATGTAAATAAATTAAAAGTATGAGAACAATAGAAGAAATTATTAAATTATTAAATATTAAAACCAAATCGAAAGATTTAAAGAAAGTTTTATATGATAAATTAATTAAAAAAAATATTGATTATGACATTTTAATTCAATATCCAGAATTAATTTTATTATTTAAAAATTCAAATAAAATTGACTTAAATAAATTATATTGGTATCATATATCAATTAATCAAAAATTATCTGAATCATTTATCAGAGAATTTAAAGATAAAGTTTATTGGTCTAGTATATCAGAATATCAAAATTTATCTGAATCTTTTATTACAGAACATAAAGATAAAGTTTGGTGGGATCGTATATCATGTTTTCAAAAATTATCTGAATCTTTCATATCAGAACATAAAGATAAAGTTTCTTGGTATGATATATCACAATATCAGAAATTATCAGAATCATTCATATCAGAACATAAAGATAAAGTTAAATGGTATCATATATCTGAATTTCAAAAATTATCTGAATCATTCATATCAGAACATAAAGATAATTTTAATTGGTATTATATATCAGAATATCAAAAATTATCTGAATCATTTATCAGAGAATTTAAAGATAAAGTTTCTTGGTATTATATATCAGAATATCAAAAATTATCTGAATCATTTATCAGAGAATTTAAAGATAAAGTTTCTTGGTATAATATATCAAAATATCAAAAATTAACAGAATCATTCATTACAGAACACAAAGATAAATTAAAATTGAATGATGATAGTTGGTTATATAAGGATGGTGATTTTAAATTGGAAGCAATTAAAAAGACGGGTTTATATACAACTGATGATAATTATGTTTATGGTTTTAAAGGTATTAGAAGTAATAGATATTCAAGATACAATTATCAATATCAATATTTAAAAGGTAAAACTTATGAATGTCATGCTGATTTTAATAATGATAATCGAAATTCATTTGGTTTGTCTGTTTGGACGAAAGAAGAAGCAACAAATTATTGTAATGAATTAGTCGTTGAAGTTAAGATACACAAGGATGATTTATCAGCATTAGTGCATAAAGGAGGAAAAATTAGATGTCAAAAATTCACAATTTTATCATAATAAATAGTATTATATTTATATTTACAAAAAATTAAAAGCATGAGAACATTACAAGAAATTATAAAATTATTGGATATTAAAACTAAATCAAAAGATTTAAAAAAAGTTTTATATGATAAATTAATTCGTAAAAATATTGATTATGACATTTTAATTCAATATCCAGAATTAATTTTATTATTTAAAAATTCAAATAAAATTGACTTAAATAATGTTGAGTGGTCTTATATATCAGAATATCAAAATTTATCTGAATCTTTTATTATTGAATTTAAAGATAAAGTTAATTGGGATTCTATATCATGTTTTCAAAAATTATCTGAATCTTTCATATCAGAACATAAAGATAAAGTTTCTTGGTATGATATATCACAATATCAAAAATTATCAGAATCTTTTATCAGAGAATTTAAAGATAAAGTTAAATGGTATCATATATCTGAATTTCAAAAATTATCTGAATCATTCATATCAGAACATAAAGATAAT